ACTTCTATGCGCTAATTGTCATAGAGAAGTACATAACCCTCACTTGGGAATGGACGAAGTTGAAGATTTAGTTAATACTGAAGATAAAACGTCTTTTGAATATATGACTGGGTCTGTATGCGGCAAAAGATTTCCTAAATCTAAGGGTAAGATATACTGTTCTAAGGAATGCTGATAAACATTACCCCTCTCTAGAAGAAGTAAATGAGCAGTATGAAATACTTAAGAATTGGGAGAAAGTTGCGCAACATTTTGGATTAACTCGTAGAATTATTCAAGGAATAAGAAAGAAAGACTCATAATCAGGAGGTTCAAAGCCCACATCTGTTTATCGGAAGATAGATAGTATAGATTGGTATAGCCTAGGACAATGTATTAATCTATGGGAGTTAGAGCAGTGGTCAGCTCGCTGGGTGCATAGCCCAGAGGTCGTCAGTTCGAATCTGGCACTCCCAACAAATATTTAAATTTTTGAGTATGAATTATCAGTATTTTGGATTGTTCTTAGATGAACCAACTAGAAACAAACTTATGCAAGTTATCATTGGAAATCCCATCATTTGCAATCTGGTGTTCCAAAGAGGAAGTACTATTTATTTAGATCATTGCACTCCATAAAAATCAACATGAAGAAAAGATGGCTAATGACCTACAATATCGTATAGATGGTAATTTTCGATTAATTGTAAACAAAATAGGGATTTCTGAGAAAGCAATAGCTTTTGGAGTAGAATTGGGAGACCAATATCTGCCTTGTGCAAATGCTAAACCTCATATCACTATTTGTACAATCAACAAGGGTAAACCAGTAGATAGCAATGGTATTGCAACTTGGATTCCAATTCCAGAATTTAGTATTTATTGCCATCTTAAAGTAGTATAATATGTGGGGAAGAAAGAGTCCTATAGAAGAATATCTGGATAAGCATCCAGACAGCACTCTAAGAGAGTATAATGAATATGTTAAGGAAGAAGAACTGAAGAGACACCAAGAGAAGGTAGACAATAGACATAAAGCACTACTTAAAAGCTATATAGGAAAGTGTTTCAAGATAAACTTTAATGGTATGTCAACAATGTTTTTCAGACTTACATCCGACCCAACAGATCCACGAAGTAGTAGAATCGAAGAGGATGCCTATTCAGTTTATATTGATTCATCTAAGGTACATATGGAATTAGAAAAGAAGAGATATATTAATATAACGTGGCTTCCTGGTCAAGAAGAGTGGTATGGAAACTCTCACAAAGTTTTTCAAATATCTGAGGAAGACTTCAATAAGGTAGTAGAGAAATATAACGAAATGGTTAAGGTTGCTAAAGAAATAAAAGCAACCTAACAGTTGGGGTAGTGGCGGAATTGGTAGACGCGCTAGACTTAGGATCTAGTGCCGTGAGGGTTCGAGTCCCTCCTACCCTACAACTTTTATTTATTAAATAATATGAAAGAGTTAAGTGAAATTATTCAGGAAATGGTAGACAATTCCATGGGTCAAATGGACCTAAAAACTGCCATAGTGTTTGTTACAGAGGCTTACGAATCTGGTATGGAAAAGGCTCGTTCTCTCATAACTAATGACCGTAGAAGAATTAGAAGGTAAGCTGACTAGTATCTACCATGAATTTGCTGAAACAATCTCTGAAAATGAGACTGATGAGCAAATAGTTGCCCGTTCTAAAGAGTGGTTTGTAAAAAGACTCTCAGAGGAAACTGATAACAAAGAAGCTATAGCTAATCAATTAGTAGGATGTCTCAAACAGGCATCTGTTTTAAGTAACTTAGAAAAAGAAAAAATGAACAAAGTTTGGATGTGTTCTGGGTCTACATATACCCAGGTAAGCTCAGGCTATAGCGTTGAGCAGTCTCTCCCAGTTGGAATCTACAGTATTTGTCTGACAATGACAGGTTATCACCTAGACAGATATGCGGATAAGTTTGTATTCCCGTACAAAATGTATGGTTTGCAGAACGAGTTTATTGACCATGTAATTAAGACGTATCACGCTACAGAAGGCAATCTCGGAATTATGCTTACTGGTACAAAGGGCACTGGAAAGACTGTTACTGCTAAGGAACTGGCTAACAAGCTAAATCTGCCCATCATTATCGTAAAGGATATGGGAGACCATAATCAATCTATGATTGAGTTCCTTTCTGGTATTGAAGGAGATTGCATTCTGTTCTTGGATGAATTTGAAAAGAATTTCAGTGAATCGGATTCTACTATCTTGCAAATCATGGACGGTGTTTACAACTCTAAGTATCGCAGGGTTTTCCTGCTTACTACTAATGCTATGACCATCAATGAGAATATGGTAGGACGTCCGTCTAGAATCCGCTACGTCAAGAAGTTTGAAAATCTTGATTTGAAGGTTGTAAACGAATATCTAGACGATGCCCTGGAGGTTCCAGAAGCACGTCAAGATTTACTTGACTTCATTGATTCTTTGACTATATCAACTATTGATATTCTCAAAACTATAGTTAATGAAGTTAACATTCATGGAATTGAAGGTTTGAAAAAGGCTAAGAGTTTCTTCAACGTAGTAACTAATGAGTATGAGTATTCTTGTATCGGAGGTTACGCTTACACTGGAGAAATTGAACAAGACAAGAATAAGTTCTCTATTGAAAACTTCTCCAAGGCTGTTGAGAGATTTAATAATCCTATACCTAAGCCTATTGTTGATGACGAGGATAACTGTACTATAGAGGAAAGAAAAGCCCTCAACGAATACTATGAGTATCGTCGTCATAACTTCCACAGCCTGTCGTATAACTTTATCTATTCTTCTACCAAGTTCAGCAATCTTAAGGTAGGAGACGACTTCTACAATGACGAGATTATCGCTATTGACAAGAAGTTGAATGTTATTGTTACTAAGGACGGTGGCGAAATTAACTACTGGTGGATTAAAGATCCTAACAGTAAACCATCTCTGTATCGTACAGGAAGATACGATTCTTTGGTACTTTAAAAACTGGGGAGCTAGTCTCCCCTTTATGTCTGGATGCCTGAGTGGTCTAAGGGAACGGTCTGCAAAACCGTGTTTCGTGGGTTCGAATCCCACTCCAGATTCTACACTAATTTATTTGCCTATGGACAGAAAATTAAGAAGAGAGCTTTCTAAAAGAAAGTGGATTTCTAGAGCTAAAAAAGTTTATAACTCTTGCGGGAAGTTCTATATCCCGGTAAACGGAATTAAAGCCAGTGTTCAGTATAATGTTCCTATTTTCAGAAATAGAGCACTGAGAATTTGTGAATCAATTACGGATTTTCTTAATGATTCCAAGTATGCCAAAATGCTTAAGAATTGCACTTCTCCCTACAGAAGTAAGATGATGCAGTACGAATATAAGAAAGAGAATAGAAAAGATAGATATAAGGCTAAGAAAGATATCCAGGAAGGTATTCAGGAATATGAGTCCAGGGACAATCTTTCATGCTCATCATGTATATTCTATGATGGAGGTCTATGCGAGAAAGGATTATTAACGACAGATGATTGTCCAGAATATTGGGATTAATTATGGATAAATATATTAATGGAAATTTAATAAAGAGGATACTAGTTTTTAAAACTAGAAAACATCCAGAATGGAAGCATAGAATAGCGGATACCAAATTTTTATTCTGGAAAAGGCATATTGATTATTGGTATCTTCTAGACCCATGCTTTGGGACTTACTCTGAGAAAGGGATGCTCGAATCAATTAGTAAGAGAACGTCCTTCTACAAGGATGGAATAGTATACCAGAAGCCGCATATTATTCTAGAGTTCTCTGAGAGACATGATGAGTCTATCTATTTTGATAGTGATGAGGAAGGCTGGTTTAAGTCTTTCAGGCAAGAATTTGGAAAACCATTTATTTATATAGAATAATACCTTTATCCCAGTTTAGAGCTTAGCTCAAGTAGTGAAGAACAGTAGCTATTGGTTAAAACGAGGTGGAGTGCCAGACGAAAGACTGGAATTAACATAGTTTAACTTTGAATCTCCGACTATGCGGAGTATCATTATGGCAGAATTGATTTTCTTACCTAATGGAAAATGCGATTTGAAATTTCATGCTAACATCAAAAACTTTAAAAGAGTTGAGATTGTGAAGCATAAGAAGAACTTCTTCAGGGTCTATGTAGACCGCAACGATAGCGTTTATGACGTGAAACGGTGCGAAGTCATCACTTGGAAGACCATAGAGAGAGGGAAAAGAAAGGTGAATGTTCCTGACAAGGTTGACGAGGTACGTGATGTACATCTGTTTGACAAGACTAAGGGAAATCCGTTCAAGATTGCGGTTACTAAAATAATCGGCGAGATTGAGGCACAGGAATTACTATCTTAAGATAGCGTTTAGGAGAGTATCGTATAACTCTCCTTATGCAGATGTGGTGTTAATGGTTTGAGCACGTCAGACTTCCAATCTGAAGGGGAGAGTCTCTCTATCTGCACATTTGTAGGTATAGCACAACGGTTAGTGCATCGGCTTGCCATGCCGAGGATGTGAGTTCGATTCTCATTACCTACTCAAAATTTAAGTTTTATGAAAATAAAGTGTACAGTATGTAATAAAGAATTTTATTATGGAGACCATAACTCTCCAATGTTTATTGATGAGGTTTGGAACAAGATAATAAATTACTTTAAGCTAACCAATTTTGAAAAAGAAGCTGCAAAGAAATTCTCCTCTTATTACAAAGGGGGAGGTAAAGATTATTATCCAGACCACCATGTGTTTATCTGTAGCGAATGTGCGGAGAAGGCTCTAGGTAGGGAAATAACTGATAAGGATATTAATGATTCATTATTTAATATCCCATTTAGAGAGAAGTACTTTAAATCTTAATATCCGTGTGGGTGAATGGTTTAGCCATCAGTCTGCAAAACTGAAAAGAGAAATCTTTAATGAGGGTTCGAATCCCTCCACGGATTCTAATTTTAAATTTAAAAATATGGCATATATTTATTGCATTACAAATTTAATTAATAGCAAGCGATACGTAGGAAAAACTACTACTTCTATAGAAGAGCGCTGGAAGGAACATTGTTATGACTTTTAGAAAGAAAGATGCAACAAAAGACCTTTATATGATGCCATGAATAAGTATGGTGTTGAGAACTTTATGATAGAGGAATTGGAATATGTAGATAGTAACTCTGAATTATCTGAAAGAGAAATCTATTGGATAAAAGAGCTAGGAACTTATGGTTCTAATGGGTACAATGCCTCTAAAGGAGGAGATGGCACTATTCTATACAATCATAGTGAAATTGTAGAATTAGCTAGATTGGGATATACTAGTTCTTAGATACAAGAAAAAATAGGGTGCTGTAAAGACACTATTTACAAAGTTTTGAAGGCAAATAATATAAAAATTAGAAAAAGTAACGCAAAGTTAATTGCTTAGTATGACTTAGCAGGTAATTTTATACAGGTATTCTTTGGTTCCAGAGAAGCTTAGGAATGGTTAATTAATAACGGAATTACTGACAATAAATCTGCATAGAGTCATATTATAGGATGCTGTAAGAATAAAACCAAATCATAGTATGGCTACATTTGGAAATATCTTCCAGAGCCTATTTAATCTTTAAATCACTGTTTCGACATTTTCAGTCTAAATGCCGTGTCTGGAGACGTTACCAACCAGTCGTGCTATACGGTTAGAATAGTCCGTGCCTCACTGGTGATAGAGGCATCCCTGGGTAGCGGATGTAAAGTAGCTGCCAATATCGTGGAGTAGAGAAGTGGTCATCTCGCTAGGCTCATAACCTAGAAATCGTCATAAACGGTTCGAATCCTACCTCCGCAACGAAACTCCTTTTGTGGCTCTGAATTAGATTAATTATTAACAATTTTAAACTTTGATGTTATGAAGAAAGTAATTAATGTTGTGAAGAAAGCTGCTAAGTGGTATTTTGAACAGAGTTCTAAGAGCTATACATGGTTAGTTTCTGGAACTATTCCGCCTCCTTATAGAGGTCTAGAGTAAAGATACTACTAAAAGGTAAGTACCAAAGGGGTACTTATCTACACCCGTGGAGAAAATTAACTATTGGGGTATAGTTCAAAGGTCAGAACTTTTGACTGTTAATCAAAGAATCATGGTTCGAGTCCATGTGCCCCAGCTATTGACCTTATATTAGATTATGCATCAGTGTGATTATTGTTGTTGGTACTACAGTGGAAATTGTGATTGTCCATATGTAATGAAGAAACAAGCGTGTGAAAATGCTTTGAAAACTAAAGAGAGAAATGAAAGACCTATTAGAAAAGTACAAAATGTTTCAAACTCCAAAACTAGCTAATGAGATTTCATGGAAAGACATGAAGGAATTTAACTCTTATATGAAAGAAGTAGTTCGTGATTATAAGATTAAACAGGCTAAATCAATTCAGAGTGCTAGAAACGTAATAATATCCTGGCAAGGTAAAAATCCATTCGGGGTTGAAGCCAGTCCCTGCGGAATCATAAAGACCTTTTCTGATACGATAGTCGATGAACTGAGAGAGTAGTATGGTTGCGGACTTATGCTACTAGAACATGATTCAAACAAAAAAAAACTTATCTGGTGTTGTGGAATCTTAACAGTGGAAATTTATGGGTATGTCACCAATTAAAAAGAAAATCCCAAAAATGGGCCGTTAGCTCAAATGGCTAGAGCGCTGGTTTTGCACACCGGAAGATAGGGTTCGAGTCCACAAACTTTATTTAAAAAATTATGAAAGTATATGTAGTTGTAGTAAATTATCACCCAGCTAATGCTCCTCAAAATTATGAAACTGATTGCCAAATCTTCTTAGACAAGAAACAGGCAGAGAAGTATAAAGAGGCTAAGGAAAAAGAGTTTCCTATTAGATGGGGAGGAGAGTATAATCATTGTAAACTAATTAAAAAGCATTTGTAATATCGCGGGATGATAGCAGAGGTAGCTAGTCAGGCTCATAACCTGAAGGTCGTCGGTTCGAATCCCGTTACTAAGTTATTTTTAACAATTAAAATTAGATTATGGATTTCAAGAATCTTACAAAGGAATCTCTTCCGAAAGAATTTCAGGAGAGAATCGAACGTTTCAATCGTTTGTTCGTTGAAGCTGGTGATGGTACATTTGAAGAAAATGACCTATTTGGTTATGAAATGGCTTGTATAAAGCAAGCCCTATCATTCTCTGAGTTTTTCAAAGAAATGAGTCTAGAGGAATGTAAAGCCTTCTATGAGAAATATCCTAGCTTACTTGAGCTGATTGAGGCTATCAAAGACAAACTTCCGTACTTTGATAATGGTCATAGTGGAAACTCTATGAGCATGAGTTGGATGCTATACAGGTGTTATAAGGAGAAACCTGAACTTGTTCCTTATATGCACGGTTGTTTAGCCCAACTTGTTGGGGACGAGGGCTATCATGATAACCGTTCTGATGTTCCAAAACTATGAGTGTAATACAACAAGTTTATTTAGCTGAAGCTGGTTATTCTATTTACATAAAGGGAATTAAACCAGATAAGGATAATGAATGTTCTGGTGAGATTACTATAAATGGTAATCCCACTAGATTAGAGAGAAAAGAACGCTATCATATTGATGGCAGTATGCTTGTAACTGACAATTACCACATTCCTATGGACTTTATAATTAATTTTCTACAGGCCAATGGTTGTATAGAACAGAAGGATGGTAAGATGTATGTTGTATTAAAGGAAGTAGAATTTAAACCTAATTACTAATGTTATCTATATTATTCTCAGAATTTAAGGAATGGGGTTGTCCTAATTGTGGATGTGACCAGTGGTTGTTTCTCTTGCGGAGGAGTTACCTCTGCAGACATTGTAAACTAACATTCGAAATAAGAAGTGATAACGGAAAAGGCATAGTGCAATATGGCTCTCATCCAGAGAATCCTTCTGATCCAAATTCGGAATCCGTAATGGAGTATGCTCATCGTATTGCTCATCCTAGGTCCGGTGTTTCTGCCTGGCATTGGGAACCAAAAGACATTCGTCCAGAGGAAGGAGAATACTGGAGTTCTAGAGGTGTTGGATATGATTTATCTGGATTCGTAAAAACTAAAGCTGCTGGTGAACGTATATTAGCTATGGTGCATGAGGTTTTGGGAACTGATAAGTGTGAGACTTATTTAGACTATAGACCTAGTGAACCAACTTGGATTCAATTTAAGTTCCAGTCTAGCGAGTTTGACTTAGAAAAGTTGGATAAGCTATCTAGAGAAGCTGATAGAGTAGTTACTAAGGAAATATTAAAACAGTGTTTACATGGCAAAAGTAATTAATAAGACAATCACAACACATCTTACAAATATGAAAGATGGAGATGTAGCTGAGATTGTAAATTGGTTCTGTGACGAGGAAATGGAGCCTGGAACTATAGTTCAGAGGTACGGAGATGCTTTAATTATCATTGGTGGGCGTAGCGGTCTATGCTATCCTAAGCTGTTTACTGTTGAGGATACGCGTCGTTTGCTTACTTGTAAGGTCACAATTTTGCCTCCTGGCTCAACTATAATGCTATAATTTCTTTTCTCCAGTTTTCTAATCAGAGATAAACTGGAACATGGGCCTACTTGGATTTGACAGGCGATTACGAATTATAAGGACGTGTAGAGCGCAATCTCTTTAAACGAAGAAAACAAATAACTGCAGAAATTGCACCTGTAAGAATGGCAGCCTAAGCTGCTGACTTATTAATAGACAATATTAATCAAGTCGGGTTAATGGGGAGACCTAGAAACAGAAGAGGTTTGTATCTAAGTGTTATAACGAGACCTTCAGGGAAGAATCATAGTACCTACAGGTTACAGTGAAGCTTAGATGCATTAACTTGAAAGCCAAAGGTTAGTAGAGCTGAAATCTCCACTGCCTATCTATGGGCTACAAATAGACGTTCTCCAACGTAAATGGAGTGGTGGAAGAATGACTTCTAGTCAGCCCCCCCCCCAGTTTGGTAGTTTGTAAATTAGTTAGTAGGAGGACTGCTGGTTCACCTCTACTGTAAAGAATCCAGCTCTTCTAATAAAACTATCTAAATGCTAGAACTCACTAGCTGATGTAATAAAAATGAGACGCACGTTATCCTTGTAATAAGGGTTGTTTGGACACGGGTTCGACTCCCGTTGGCGTTACTATGTACCCCAGCAGCGAAAGTTGTTGGGGTATTTTTTGTTTAATTTAATTTGTGTTTAATGCGAAAAACATTTGAGTTTGTAAAGGTTGGAGGAGTCTGGTTCTATTGGTGGCCAGATTACGACGGAACACCAGAGGAACTAGCAATGGTTGGTGGTGCAGATGAACTTCTTGATTCTCTAGATAATAAGTTTGTTAGATTGCAGATGGTTGACCCAGCTGCAGCTAAGATAACGTTGTCTAAAATTGAGGAGGATGAATGTGGAGCAACTTACTTATGCAAAAGTAAGAATTACAATGACAGGGTATGGATTTGTGCTGTAACTCTATCAGTATTCGGGGAATATCCTCAAAATATTTACCTAAAAGATACGTAAAAAATGAAAACGTTAAATGAGATTTTAGACAATTACAAAGACTATGCCGTAGTTCTCGATGACCGTTTCGGTTCTAGATTAGCAAAGTTTTTAACAGAAGAGCAGTTAGAAAAAATAGGCTTCAAGTACGATGGTGATGAGCCTTATCCAGAGCCTAAGGAATGGACTAGAGAGAATATCCTAGAGCAACTTAAGTCTGACGTGGAGTTTGGTTTTGAGAAGGCTCTAGACCAGAGAGGCATTTCAGCTAGCCTAATGTTCTACGTGGTACTAAGGTGGAATCAAGTTCTAGAAGAGGGCTTAGAGAATTATCCTGAAGAGAATTATGCTATGTATGGGTTGCCTTTGTTTAAGGCTACTGCTGTAAAGTATGGATGGGAGAATCCTATAGGCGACGATAATGGGGACGAAGAGTTCTACAATGAGTAGCGCTATGAAGGAATCTTCTATACTTAAAGCAATTTCTGACGCTATTGAAGAATACGAGGAAAATCAACAAAGACGAATAGACCTGTTAGAGAGTAAAATTCTGCTATTTGAGAGAGAAAGGGAGGCTTTTATTCGGCATTTGAGAGAAGGAAACATTCAATTATTAAAGGATTATCTAGGAATTAAAGATGAGTAAGTACTATTTAATTAAGGAATGTAATAATATTCCTTTTATCTTAGGACAGTTCGATAGTATTGAAGAGGCTGAGGCCGCTCTTCCTTCTACAAATAAGAAGGGAGCTAAGCACTTTGTCGTTTGTTCTACAGAGCAATTAAAGTCAGCAAGGGCGGCTATATCCTACTTACAAGAAGAACTTAGAAAGAGTCGAGAGGAGGTACGGCAATGGAGGGATTTAGAACTTAAAACAAGGCTAGATTTCTCAAACCAAATCTGTGAATTATCGAAGATAGCTAATCTAACTGTAGAGGACCTAACTAAAGTATTGTTATGATAGTAAGTTCTCCTTTTGATAAAGATTTGCTTGGACATGAGATAAGGGGTTACATCTTACTACGGACTTTCTGCATTGCAGGCTGTAATAAATCATGACGGAATCCGTCAAGATATTGCAAAATATATGTATAGAGACTGCATTGTAGATGGAGGACGAAAAGGAGTAATCATAGGATTTGAGGATAATAATCAATTCTTTGATTACTACTATATAGTCTATGTGCCAGAGCTAAATACTACTGTATATCAATTAGCTAATGATGCGAGATTTATTAATTCAATTGAGATATGAAAGTATATTATATTTCAATTCCCACGGCAATATGGCGGGCAAGTCCCTATAAACTATGAGAAGATCTCTCCTCTTTTTTCTAGAGAAGAAAGACGCTATAGAATGGGCGGTAACTCAAAATTACTGGGATATTAGATTAATAGAAGAAGAAGTTTTTATGAAAAAGAAAGTTTTAATTATCCTCATGATTAGTATTGTATCCGGATTTGCAACTGGTTATTCTTTGCATCATCTGATACATTTCAATCAGAAACAGGAGGAAATGGTATTGCTGCCAGAGCATCCATTCTACTTATTGGATGAAGTAAACGAAGAAGTATTGTACAATACTTTGAAGCATTACGATTTTCCAAATCCAGCAATTATAACAGCTCAGGCTGTTCTGGAATCTGGCAATTTTAAATCGAAACTTTGTAAGGACAATAACAATCTGTTCGGGTTGTATAACTCCAGAACAATGTCTTACTTCAAGTTCGATAGTTGGATAAGCTGTGTGTTCGCTTATAAGCAATTTATCCTTAGTAAGTATAACCCAGAAGAGGATTATTACAAATTCCTAGACAGAATTGGCTACGCTGAGGATTCCTTGTATGAAAGTAAAGTTAAGGAATTGGAATTAGATATACTTAATAAATATGGAAGCTCAAATTGAAGAAGCTATCAAATTTAGAAAGAAAGCTAATTTCAAGATATTAACTAGATTGAGTCAAATCATTGACCAATATCCTTATCTAAGATTTCACCAAATTCTTATGATATATAAGATTAGTGAGCTGGGAGTGGATAAGTTCAATGAGGAGAGTGTAGAAACTTTGAAGAAGCTAGAGCATGAAATGGTGGAAAAAGGAATTAGTAAGATTACTAGTAATAGTTCTGATGGGAACAATACTATTAGTAACTAGGGAAGTAATGGGTTTTGAGACCGCAGTTATGACTGGTCTAACTATTATATTATGCAATCAAATATTTAACGAATAAAGATTATGAATTTTAAAAATTTCAAGAAAGATGTAGAGTCTGCTTTCAATGCTATGATTGCAGATAATTTATTTGTAGTTAATGTAGACAAAGACCTTTTGTGGATGAGTTATCTCCTCTCCTTTGAGGACGAAACAATTCGACAAGATCACAATTGTAATGCTTGTAAGTCTTTCATACGTCACTATGGTAAGGTAGTCGCTATAGACCCTCAAACCTACAAGGTGAAAACCTTCTGGGATGATGTTCACACTCCTGGCTATGAAAAGACCGCATCGGATTTGGCTAAACTCGTTAAGGAAGCCGGAATAGGAGATATATTCATTCAGGATGTTAATGAGTTTCACGGTTGTGACCATAATGTGCAACTTCTTCCTGATGGAACTACTAGAACTTGGACTCACTTGTACGTGACTATTCCTAACAAGTTTAAATTCAACAAGAGAGTACATCATTTCGATTCTGCCGCAGGTTATCGCGGAGATGTTAGAGCTAGAGCTGGTGTCTTTGAACGCTCTCTTTCCGAGCTTAAACTAAGTGCGGTAGAAACCGTAATTGAGTTGATAGAGGATAATAATCTCTATCGCGGAGAGGAGTTCCTAAAGACTCTGCAAGAGTTCAGAAGAACTATGCTTGAGGCCGATAATCTCTCACCAGAGGTTCGCACTAACTATTGTTGGTTTAACTTCAAATCTCCAATAGCTAAGATTAGAAATACAGCTATGGGAACTCTACTGATTGACTTAAGTAATGGTGTGGACCTGGAAAGAGCTGTTAAGTCTTATGAGAACATTATGGCTCCATCTAACTATAAGAGACCTACTGCTCTTATTACTAAGAAACAAATTGAGGCTGCTCAGAAGAAGGTTGAAGAACTTGGGTTAACTGATGCCCTTCCTCGCCGTCATGCTCGTGTAGAAGATATTTCTGTGAATGATGTTCTATTCGTAAATAGAGATACTAGAGCAAAGATGAAGGGAGGAATGTTTGATATGCTCTCCGAAACTTCTACAGTAAACCCAAAAGAGTTTACCAAAGCCCAAGAGGTTTCTGCTGATGCCTTTGTCAAGAATATACTTCCGGGAGCTAAGGAGGTTTCTATCTTGGTAGAGAACAGACACATTCCCAACTTTGTTACTCTGACTGCTCCTGAAAATCCGGATGCTGGACAGTTGTTTAAGTGGAATAACAACTTTGCTTGGGTTTATAATGGTTCTGTAGCCGATTCCTTCAAGGAGAAGGTAAAGGCTGCTGGTGGAAATGTAGACGGTTTCATGAGATGCTCTCTTCACTGGTTTAACTATGATGACCTTGACCTTCATGTAACCGAACCTGGTGGAAGAGAAATCTATTATGGAAGCACAACTGGTTATACTGGAGGAACTCTTGATGTTGACATGAATGCAGGTTCCGGAAAAACTAGAGATGCTGTTGAGAACATCATATGGACAGACCCTAGCAGACTAAGACCGGGAGATTATGTGGTAAGAGTGCATAACTTCTATAAGAGGGAAAGTATTGATTTTGGTTTCGAAATGGAAATCGAGATTAATGGAGAACCTCACAAATTCCAGTATGGAAAAGTAGTTCCGAGCAAGGAATACATTGAAGTTGCTCGTATCCATGTTGATGGACAAAGAAACATTTCCATGACTCCTACTATTAAAGAGGGTTCTACATCGTTCAAATCTACTAACGAGTGGGGAATTGATACAATGAAATTCCAGAAGGTTTCTTGTATTATGTTCTCTCCTAATCATTGGGAAGGCAACGCTATAGGAAACAAGCATCTGTTCTTTATGATAGATGGATGCAAGAATCCAGACCCTGTTAGAGGTTTCTTTAATGAATATCTGAGAGCTGACCTTGAAAAGGAGCATAGAAGAGTATTTGAAGCTCTTGGTTCTAGAGCAAAAGCTGAGTACAGTGATGACCAGTTGAGTGGATTGGGATTTTCTAGCACATCACACAATGATGTTGTTGTAAAAGTTGATAATAAATCATTTAAAATCATTTTCTAATTATGTACAAACAAGCGTCTAAAATGAAGTTGCGCTTTGCAACTAGTAAAGGTAATTTGAGTGTGGAAGATTTGTGGGACTTAAGTCTGCCTGCATTGAACAGACTGGCAGTGTCCTATGACGAAGAATTAGCCAAGAGTCCTAGAAAATCTTTCATAACTAATGATACTCCTAGCAATAGCGAACTGGAGTTAAAGTTCAACATTGTGAAAGATGTTATCACTGATAAGCTGAAAGACAAGGCCGCTAGAGAAGCAGCTAAAGATAAGGCAGCTGAGAAGGCACGCCTGACTGAACTGCTGGCTAAGAAACAGTCCGAGAAAATGGAAAGTATGTCCGAAGATGAAATCAGACAACGACTTGCAGAACTCGGATAATTGTGTCGTATTGAAAACAGTTAGTCCACAAATCTTAGATAAGCTAAGAGAAAGTGGATTGACTGTTTGTACGTGTTGTGAATTTCCTGGTACAGCCTGGTTAGTATTCAGACCAAATATGCCTACATCGGATATTCACGGTGAGGGGTATGACTTCGAAGAGATAGGACTTTTTGGAACAGAGGCCGTTCTCAAATACTTCGAAGCTAACACTCCGAATTATGTAGATTGCGGAACTGATGTCGATAAATTTATTAACATTTGTTTGCAGTTTAAATAAGTTAACGGTTTTAACTTTGAATTTAACACTTGTACTGTTATTATAGTAAGTTGATTAGCGGTACGTGAGTATAGCTAATTACTATGCCCGAATGGTGGAATTGGTAGACACGTCAGATTTAGAAAAAGAAATGTTCTTTCTTATTAATCTATTTTAACAGAAATCTTATAGGAAGTCACAAATTTTTATTATATCTTTGTGTGTATAAAGATATACATAATGAGTAAAAGAAAATGGACTGATTGAGGCTGTTAAAACTAGTTTATCTTATGCAGAAGTAATGAGAAAATTAGGACTTAAAGCAGCTGGCAGTAACTATGATACTGTTAAGAAAAAGATTAAAGAATATAATTTAGATACTTCACATATGACTGGTAAAGTTTGGAATCAAGGAGAACGATACAAGCCAGTTAAAACTTCCAGACCTTTAGAAGAAGTTTTAGTAGAAAACTCTACATGGGTAAATACTAATAATTTACGTAAAAGACTTCTTAAGGAAGGTATCAAGGAATATAAATGTGAGTGTTGTGGCAGGACTGAGTGGTTAGGAAAACGGCATAGAAATCCCCGAACAACCTGAGTATCCGGAATCTCTGCGGAGAGCAGAAGAGAAGGAAGTTATAGATTCTTGGGACGGCAATAAGCGAAACAAGTATCTAAGACTTGAAGCGTTTGCTTCTACTTATGGTAAATATATCCATCCTAAAGGGGCTTTCAGTAAGGCTAGAAAGGATGTCCATGCCGCTGAGAATTGTCCTATTTATAAGGAAGGATCTGGTAGAGATTTAATTCTCTATTACCAAGACCCTACTATTAGTGTAAGTAAGGTAGATGATATGTCTCTCCAAGACATATACCGTTCCTACGAGAAAGAATTAAACGCTCTTAAAGCTGAACTTAAAGAGACTGTAAATAAGATTGATATGACTAGAGAAGAGGAATATCAGGAAAGACTTGCAGAATTTAAGGCTGATTATGAGAGATATAATTCTAAGATACAAGAATTAAGAAGCCGCTTTAATAATTGGAAGACCTCCGAAAAGGAGCGGATTTCACAGTTAAAAATTACCTTGCCAAAGAATCTCCTAGGAATCTTCGAAGAGATTAAGAAACAAGGCGATCCTTCTTCTAAGTAATTTAGAAGATTTTCTGTAGGAAGCTAACAATTTATACTTAACAGGAATATAAATAATTGCTATTAGAAATCACTGGATTTCTGACAACTCATTCGCTGACTGTGCAAAATTAAAAAAAAATTACTCTTATAATATATAAGAGTCTTTGCCTTAGTCTTTGTTAGTACGGTCAGGTCTTAGACTTTGCTTTTATCTTTGCCTGCGCGTTAGCTTCCTACTAAAATAGCTCGCCAACCACGTTGTTGGAGGAGTTACGAAGTCCTTAACGGGATTTCAGCTTTGCTTCAGTTACAAGTAATCTTTAAACTTGGTGACTATTATCCCAAATTCTCAACAAGATGAAAAGGGAGGTTGGCCAACCTAATAACGGTACAAGCTCTTCGGAGTATTGGGAGTGGGGAAAATATCTGGTGAAGCACAGATATTGGAACCACTCTTTTTTTTGATAGATAAGTTATTAATTTTAAAAACTAATGGAAATGAAGAAAGTACTATTGCTTTTCGGAATGATTGCATTGATGTCTGCTTGTGCAGGAAACACTAAGACCTCAGAGAATGACTCTATTGTAGTCATTGAGAAAGTTGTGGACACATTAAGTGTAGATACTGTAGGCGTTGATAGCCTCGTAATCAATCAGTAATATGGATTTCATCGCAACCAGAGTCAATGAACTCTTAAGTAGGATTTCGCCTATTAAGCGATGGCTTATTTCTGATGTTGCGAATGAATATTATCGTAAAGGTTATGAAGATGGTCAGAAGTTAGTCTACAGAAATGTTTTAAAGGGAAACGCTTTGAAAGACTTCATAGATGTCTTAAGTCATTGCGGAATTAAACTAAGTTATAATTTGCGGAAGGGAGGGTTAATTGTCAGTGTAAAACCTGACAGACTCTCAAATCTGCAACGTCTTATTGAATGTTACAAAAATGAAAGTGAAGAGAACAAACAACTACAGTGATTCCCCTCCTCTAAATGTTCAGTACGAGAACATAATGAGGAACTTTGATTTCGACAGAGTTCGCGAATTTATGAATTGGGAAAAGAGCAAAAGAAGCTATGACGATGAGGGGAATTGTATAGATAAGTCCTCCTGGAAAATGTTTGTAGCACCTAGTATATATAAAATACCTGACATAAGTGAACTTAGAGACTGTGCTAGCAGGTTACTTAAGGGTGTTATGAAAGTTAAGGAAACTAGCAAAGCTCCTGTGATTTTTATGGCTACTGGACCATTTAAGGCTATATACAGATACGGTATACTAGAGTTAGACTGCATTATAGGATCTTGGAGCGATGATTGAGTTTAACGAAGTATTTTGCCCAGACTTAAGAGACGATTTTGAGGAAATGGGCAGACATGAGAGAAACTTTGAGTTAGACGAGTTTATTCAAAGAGATTTGAGTAGAGCTTTTGCTTTTGGATATTGTCATTTAGATTGGATAGGGGAGAAAATGTGGTTTCCAGTTCCTATTAGGAAAGCTCTTAGACACTTATCCGATGGGTTAGAGGATTTCAATCCTCAAATTAAATGGTTAAATGACAAATACGGAGCTATAGGTAAGAGAGTTAAGATTAAGGATTACGCAAACTATATTCTAGAAAATATAATTTGTGATAATTATGATGATTTGATAAAGATTGCAATATTACTAGGAACTAACATGAGAGTAAATTCTCGTGATGGAGAAATCCAATAAGGTTCTAGAAGTCTTCACTGATGGAGCTTTTAGTTCGTCTAGAAACACTGGAGGGGTAGGAGTCGTATTTGTAATTGATGGAGAAAAAGTCTATGAATTTAGCAAAATGATTCCTAATACTACTAATAACAAATGTGAGTTGTTAGCAGTAATATATGCCCTTAATGCAGTAAGCAGTCAACTTAAATCTCTTACTATCTATTCAGATTCTCAGTACGTTATAGGATGTGCTACTAAAGGATGGAAAAGGAAAAAGAATGTGGAACTATGGAATTTGTATGACAAGGTTTTAGAAAAGGCAGAAAAATTCTGTCCTAGTATAAACTTTTGTTGGGTAAAAGGACATACCTCCAATTCTGATTTCTTTTCTCAGATGAATAATCTCGCAGATAAATTAGCAGTTGAAGCAAGTCAAGAATATGAAACTAAGAAAGAGTAAGAACAAGAAGCTCATTAAAGAGGCTATGAAGTTCTATCCGTTTGATTATAGTTTCGTGCTCTCACTAGAGAAGCAAGCCTTAATCAGGATGTATGAATATTTCAAAGTATCCAGAATTGCTGAAGGTAATGAATTTGTTGAAAGGGATCTAAAACTAGCACTAGGACTCTTGGACATTGTGTTAGAGATAGATTCTGCCTACCACTGTGATTTCAGACCTAGGTCTAAAGGATTTGTAGATAGGCACATAAACATTAAGAATTGGAAACGATTCCGTCCTAAAGCTGCTGATCTCGATTGGAGCGAACCTATTCTCCAAGATTCTTTGAGAAGAGAAAAAGCCTGGTACTTGTACAACAAACTTAAGTTTGAGCGTATGAGAACTTGGTGGGATTAAATTTTAATTAATGTAATTATGAAGAAAATTTTTAGTATTATTTGTTTGTGTTTAATGTGTGCGTTTGCAAGTGCGCAAGTTGTAGAAACCGGAAGTTTGAAAGACAATTGGTATATTTCCGGTAATGTTGGAACTACAGTCTGGGACAATCAGAGAAGTTGGACTGAACCTAATGATATTCTGGTGAATATTGCTGTAGGTAAAGAAATTACACCCATCTTTGGCCTAGAATTAGACATGGTAGCGGGTATGAATCAGGGAAATAAGACATTCTTTGATTCACACAACCTTACGGCTAATGTTACTACCAATCTTAGTAATCTGGTATGTGGCTATGAAGGTAATAGACGTCTGTTTGAACCCGTATTGATTATAGGAGCCGGTTGGTATCATACCTATGGGTACGTCTATAACAATGTATCTGCGCGTGGTGCAGTAAGATGTAATTTCAACATTACTGATACGTGGGCGTTAAATATAACCCCAGAATATATGCTACTTCCTAAAACTACTCCATTAAACCAAGAAGTCAATGTTTATGTAGGAGCTACTTACAGATTTAAGTCGAGCAAAGGGAATTTCCCAGTTATGAAACTTTATAACGATTCGGAAATAGAAAGCTTAAATGCGTCTATTAATGAATTGAGAGAGAAGAATAATGAACTTATGGCTCGCAAACCTGTTGAGGTAGTTAAGGTAGATACCATAGAAATTACTAAGGTAGAATTACTTACTCCTAAAATCCAATTCTTACAAAACTCCTCTGAAATATCCGCTACTTCTAATGTTGCTGTGTCTGAATTAGCAGCTTACATAGCAAATAGTGGCAAGTCATATGTTATAGAGGGATATGCTTCTGAAGAGGGACCTATCGACTTCAACAACAAATTAGCTAATGCTAGAGCGGAATCTATGAAGAAGGCTCTGGTTAACTATGGTGCTCCAGAGGACAAACTTACAGTAAAGGGGTGTGGAGTTACTACTGATTTTGGAGATAATGAATTTAACAGAATTGTAATAGTTTCTGAGCAATGAAGTACAAGAAAAGAGTAGCTTGGTTGAAATCAAAGCAAGCATGGTGGGATAAGCAAGGGAAGGATTTTCAAGCTGCTACCACTAGACCAGGTTCTGTAAAAACTCGGTGATTTATGATTGCGTTTATAATTATATGCTTACTATTCATTGCATATATCTACTATGATCCTTATGTAGATATTGCGGAGGATAGTGTACTACTGTGGTATAATAAGAAAAGCAATAGAGAATATATTATTTTATGGTCGAGAAAAACCTAATTAAGGCATTTATTGCCATAGTATTAGTTTTTGTAGCCTATAATATGGGACTGTGGTTATTATCTCAGTCCCTATGGGTTGCAAACCTTGGAGGATTATTGTTATTATTTATAGCAATTCCTAGTCTAGTCTATAGGACTATTAAACATTTCAAAAAACATTTTAAAAATAAAAAAGATGAAGACAATAATTAAGTTTCTGTGTGTATTAACTCTAGTATTTGGTTTGTCAAGTTGCGGCTACGAGCGGGTAGACGCTGGACATGAAGGAATCAAGGTAAATCTTTACGGTGATGGTAAAGGAGTAGATGACATCTCATTGGTCACGGGGGCTGTTTGGTATAATCCAATTACCACAGCTGTATATGAGTATCCAACCTATGTGCTTACTGTGGACTATGAGGCTTTTTCTATTAATGCTAAGGACGGTTCGTCATTTACTGTTGACCCTACTATATCTCTTAAGATAGTTGATGGAAAGTCACCTGAGGTATTTAAGAAATACAGAAAAGACAATATACTTGATGTCGTAAATACTACATTATATAACTATGTTAAAAACGCATTCCGTATACAACTCAATAATTATACTACTGATGAATTAGTTAGCAAAAGAGAAGAGTTTGAGAAATCTATAGAAGATAGATTAAGCAAAGAATTACTTGCCGAAAACTTCCAACTTGAGCAGCTAACTTCTGGTCTTCAATATCCTAAGACATTAGTAGATGCTATTGATGCTAAAAATAAAGCGGTGCAGGATGCTCTTAAGATAGAAAATGAGGTTAAATCTGTAGAAGCTAATGCTAAAAAGGCTGTAGCCCAAGCAGAGGGAGCAGCTCAGGCTCTGAAAATTAAGGGAGACGCAGAAGCTGAGTATAACAGAAAGATTGCAGCTTCCTTATCTGCATTGATTGTACAACAGAATTTTGTGGAGAAGTGGGATGGAAAACTGCCTACTTATGGTACTGTTCCTACCTTATTTAAGGATGTAGCTGGAAAATAACTATGATGTACTTAATAATATGCACTGTGATGATAATCGTCACGGTGCTTATCTTAAAAGATACTCATGTTACGGTTTATTGGACTGGGTATAGTAGCAACTATGCTAACATAGACGAAGAGTATGACATTAAAGTTCCAATCTGGGCAGTATTACTAATCATAGTTCTGGGATTTGTCCCTGTCTTGAATACAGTATTATATATGGTAGGCTATATACACTATGCAATCCATGCTCTGTGGAATCCTAACAGAAATGACGGATATACTCACAAGTATACGTTAAGAGGTAGAAATTTTCTGACTAAAATTATAAAGAAGATATGGAAGATCTTAAATTTGTGTATTTAATATGCGATGGCATAGGGCTTATACTTTATGCACTTCTATATTACTGTCTGTACTACACCTACCAGGTAAATTGGTTAACTTCTAAAGTTACAAGAATAAAAATCCCTAGATGGACTATTATTATTGTTGTAGCTAGTTTGATTATCCCTCCGCTTGGTTTAGGTGCCTCACTAGCATCGTGGGTAGTATACGCATTTGCAGTGTGCTGTGAAGACTATACAGTAGATGTCCCTATTCTTAACTTCCTAGGAGATTCGTTATATGATTCGGATATTAAAGCATTTAAGAAGGATACTAAGGCATAAGTTCTGGGTTGCATACTATTGCTTCCAATTAGGACTATACAGGCAGGGCATTTTGCACGATTTATCTAAGTTCGGATGGTATGAATTTTCTCGCTCTGTTAAATTTTACGATGATAACACATCTCCATTAAATAAGGAGAAAGAAATTCTGGGCTATTCTAGGTCCTATTTACATCATAGAGGAAGAAATCCACATCATTATGAATATTGGGTAACTCAATTAGATTCTGGTGGAGTCCCAGTGAAAATCCCTAGAGAATATGCATTAGAGTTAGTGTGTGATTATTTAGCCGCTGGTAAGGTATATAATGGAAATAGTTTCCAAGGAGAGTACAACTGGTGGATTAAATATATTAGCGCTCCTAGAGCGATTCATCCAGAGACAAAAGAGTTTATTACTCAATGTTTTAAGAACTTAGCTGTCGGTAAAAACATGAAGAGTTTATTAACAATCAGTTATTAAAATAATTTTTAGAATGGAAATAATTAATGCAACAGATGGTTACAAATTAGGCCATCACAGGATGTACCCAGAAGGTACTGAACAAGTTTATAGTAACTGGACTCCGAGAAGTAACAAGTACTTTCCAGAAGCTACCGAAGGTTCTGTAGTATTCGGAATCCAATATTTAATTAAAAAGTATTTGATCGACGAATTTAATAAGAATTTCTTTGTATTGCCTAAAGAGAAAGCTATAGAAATGTTTTATCGGAGAGTCAACAACTTCGTTGGAATTGAGTCCGTGGGATATAGACATATTGAGGCTTTGTATGATTTAGGATATCTCCCTATTCGTATTAAAGCGTTGCCAGAAGGTTCAGTATGTCCTATTAGAGTTCCTATGATGACTATTACTAATACGAAACCAGAGTTCTTTTGGTTAACTAATTATCTAGAGACTTTGATTAGTTGTACTTTGTGGATGCCTTGTACCTCTGCCACTAGAGCAAGACTCTATAAGAAAGAACTCAAAAGACACTCAGTACACACTGGATTTCCGGAGGATGTAAACCTGGATTTCTTGTGTCATGACTTCTCTATGAGAGGAATGGCTGGTTTGGAAGCAGCTGTTATTTCTGGTATGGCTCATATGACTTCATTTGTAGGAAGTGAAACTATTCCTGCTATTGCAGCTCTTGAAGAGTATTATGGAGCTAATTCGGATAGTGAATTAATTGCTGCTACTGTTCCGGCTACTGAACATTCGGTAATGTGTGCAGGAGGAGAAGAGGACGAGTTAGGAACATATAAACGTCTTATTAATGAGTTATATCCTACTGGGTTTATTTCTATAGTGTCCGATACTTGGGATTTCTGGAATGTTGTTGAAAACTTCCTTCCTAAGTTGAAGAAAGACATTATGGCTCGTGACGGTCGTGTAGTTATTCGTCCCGATAGTGGAGACCCGGTAGATATTATTTGTGGTTTGAGAACTAATCCTCATTTCAATACAAGAATAAAGGAAGGTAAATACTACTGCTGTTATGCTCCGTTTAATGACGATGCAGAATACGTAGAAGTATCAGAAGGTCAATATTACGGAGCATACTATATGCTTGGTAAGATATTCGGCTGGAATACTACTTCCAAGGACTATCGTTATCCGAGTACTAAGATAGGCTTGTTATATGGCGATTCTATTACTTTAGAGCGTCAGAAACAAATCTACATGAGACTTGAAAATGCTCATATGGCAGCTTGTAATCTTGTTCTTGGTGTTGGTTCATTCTCATATCAGTATGCAAGTAGAGATAGTCTTGGGTTTGCTATTAAGGCTACTGCTTGCGTAATAAATGGCGAATTGAAAGAAATCTTCAAACATCCTAAAACTGATGATGGTACTAAGAACTCTTTGAAAGGTTTGATTGCTGTCTATAAATGTCTGGATGGGAAGTATACTGCTACCGACCAGGTCTCAATCGAGGAGGAAAAAGAGGGATGCTTAGAGACTGTCTTTGAAGATGGTATCTTGAAGAAAGAATATTCTCTTGAAGAAATCAGACAAAGAATTGACCATGGACTTTAATCATCCTTTTGGGAAAGAAGCTTGCAAGAAACGACTATTAGAAGAGTATCATAAATACGGAAAGCTAATAGTCGCTTTCGATTTTGATAATACTATTTTCGATTACCATAATACTGGCGGAGATTATAGTTGCGTTATAGAACTACTTAAAGAATGCTCACTTCTAGGTTTTGAAATGATTTTATTCACCACTGATGAAGATGATTATAAAATTATGGCAAAGCAGACAATTTGTATGCGATTAGGAATAGCAAATATTACTTCTAATACTTTATCTGCTCCAAACATTAGTAGTTCTATATTCTCTAAATCTAAGAAACCTTATTACAATATCCTCCTAGATGATAGGTCTGGAAGAAAGTTATGAAATCTTAAAATATGTAGTAGATGAAATTAAACTTAATCAACAAGGAAATCAGTGAAATTAAGTACGATGTTACTAGATTTCCTGATGGAGAGCCTCAGTTTTTCCTTACTGAGGAATTAAACAGAAAGGAATCTATTGATGTCATTTGTAGAATATCTAATACTGAGGATTTATTCCTCTTAATGCAAGTAGGAGATATTTTAGATAGACAAGAAGTAGAATGGGATTTACATATTACTTATTTAATGTCTATGCGTATGGATAGAGTAATGAGTTTTAATCGTCCATTCTCCTTGAAAGTAGTATGTAATATGTTAAATAGCTTAGGCTATAGAAACATATATGTTCTTGAGGCACATTCTAGTAGAACTTTTCATCTTCTTGGTGACAGATGTTTACCTTGGGAATTTGGGCACCACTCTTGGATTCCAGCCCAAAGTAATATCGTGTTCCCAGACCATGGGGCGAAGGACAGATATGGAAGTAACTATTCTCACTATGGTTATTTAGTCTTCAAAAAGGAAAGAAATCTAGAGACTGGAAGAATTGAGTCCTTTGAAATAGAGGAGTCTAAGAATTGCTACTATTCTACATTTGTGTTCATTGATGACTTGTGTGATGCCGGAGGAACTTTCCTAGGAGAGCTTAAGGTTCTCAAAGAGAGATATCCAAATAGCAAGTTTATCATAATCGTATGTCACGCAGTTAATGATAAAGGTCTGATTAATATGTGTAATAATTTTGACCAGGTTATTGTATCTAATTCTCATAGGGATATTAATTATCGTCCCAGCAACGAGAACTTAACTGTAATAGACGTTTGTAAATAACAAAATAAAAATGGTAATTGAAGGTCCTTTTTACAGACTTACTCCCATTAGTGAATCTTCTCCGAGGTTTGACTTGGAATTGTTGTATGATATTGGTGGGAAAAATCCGAGAAAAGAATTTAAAGTGGAAGGCTATGGCTATCCCCTAGAAGCTGCTATAGAGCGATGTCGCCATTATGCAGTAAGAAAAAAGTTCGGAAAAGATGAAGTTATAACTTTAGGTAGGTACTTAGATGAGTTTAAAAAGGCAAAGGAGGAAATTAAACTCGAAGTCTCAGGAGATTCAGGAGATTCTAGCGGAGAGGCTGAATAAGCTTTGTAGATTCTTAGATGAGGAATATGACGTTAATTGTGGAGGGTGTTGCTATATAGCATACTGTCTAGCTAGGCTACTAAGTAGAGATAAATTCAAGTTCAAAGTCATTATTTACGAGGATTATGAACTAGAAGAAAAGTTTAGCGAAGTAGCGAGAAGTCATTATCATTATGCGATTTCTATTGGAAAGTACACCATAAACGCAGCAGATTGTGATGATGACGATAGCTTTTGCAGAAATGTGTATACTGGCGTAAAAGCTTCCGAACTACTATCTCACTATCAGAAATGTAGCTGGAATGACTGTTATAATACTCAAAAGAATCAATTCATTTTCAAGACTATAAAGGTGTTTTATGACGACCTCACGGAGGACTTACGAGAAGGATAAACAAATTGTGCATACGCACGATAAGTTTATCTACTGTAGTTCAGTATATCAAATATGGAGCTGGGGAGCTGCTCTAATGGAAGAAAAATACTACTCTTCTAATAAACCTATTGTATTGAAAAAGAATCAACTATGTTGTAAGAGGAAGAAGTACTCTTTGCATAGATTCTTTGAATTACAATTTGCTCCCGAAGAATATTTAATTAATAACGGTTTTAAAATTGTAGAAAATGAAACAGGATGTGATTGAGTACATGGTAGACTCATTTGTAGACTTTAAGGGTGAAGAACGTAAAATTGTAGCTTGTGCTTTAAGTCAGGCTGCTGAAGTAAGTGAGGATGATTGTGTCTTAGCAGTAGGTTGGGTAGCTCCCGATGAATACATATGCACAAATGATCCGGACTATGCTAGAATCTGTAGAGTAGTAACCGTTGGTATTGCAGTATGTAATCCTAGTGATACCTTCGATTTGGCTAAGGGACAGAAGAAGGCTTACGATAAGGCTCTTCATGATCCAAAGTGTCCAGCTATTTATACTACATCTAGAGGTGTAGCAGGTAAAGTGCTGGTAAAAGCATTCTTGGAACAGGAGCTTACTTTCTTGAAAGAAAATCCAGAGCGTATCATTAAGGGGTATAACCAAATGAAAGCTCGATTCGAAAGAAAAGAAGCCCTCAAGAACGAAATCAAAAATCTCTCTGATAAAGAGAAGCAAGCTTTGAATCTAGCTAAAGAAGGTATAGATGTAGTTAAATGCGCTGAACTGGTAACTAAAGCCAAGGCAATAGGCGTTGAGCTAAATGAACAGGACTAAGTTTTGCTATATCTTAATAGCCTTGATGGGATTGCTAATTATTTATTTGCTAATACCTAAGAAGGAAACCGCAGTTTCTCCGCCTAATGTGCAGGAAATAGTAAGGGATTCTATAATTAGAGATAGCATCTATATAGTTAACGATTCCATCGTGGAGAAAATTAAGTATATAGACAAAGAGTATGATGAGAAAGTATCTACTATTATGTCTAGTTCTGATAGCATCAATTTGTGCTTTTTCTCAGAATACATCGACCGTTACAATAACCAGCGAGCAACTAAAAACAACTAATCTGATATTTGCCGAGCATCAGAAGTTGTCTGAAACTGTTCCGTTATTGAATAAGCGAATAACTAATCTAGAACTAATAAATAAGAGTTGGGAAAAAACGGATTCTCTTCGTAGAGTTCAGTTACTGTATTATGGAAACATAATTGAAGATAAAAATAGATCTATTGAAGGTCTTAATAAGTCTTTAAAAAAGAAGCAGAATGTCATTAAATATGGCGCTGCTGGTTCATGTGTATTAATATTATTATGCCTATTACTGAAGTAATGTTTAAGGACAAAGATGGTTTTCACTACAAACATCCTGAACGTAGCTGCACTAGGTGTAAGAATTACCCTTGCTTGCCTAACATGGATAAGCTGCAAGGAGACTTCGCTTCTTATGGTTGTAGGAAGTTCGAGGATATTAATACATTTGAAGTGTGGAAACCAAAGAAGTAACTTACCATGTCAAATTTGTTGCTGAATGTGAGGACGGGATGGGATACGCTAATTATGTCTTTGAAAGGCTAGAATATGATAATCTAGATTACAAGGATATAATGTGTGTTCGATTCCCGAATTGGAACCAGTGTTCTATGAAATTAGGAGATGTCGGCTATGTTTCACTAAGATACGTAGAAGAAGGCATCGATAGATGGTACGATGGTAAAGATTTTGTTCCATACAAGGATAGTAATATAATTTTCTTGAAATTTATTCATGAAAAGCCTATCATTGAAGATGGACAAATATTATTAGATTAACATTAAAAAGGAGATAAACTATGAAGTATTTTTAAAGAATAATTTATGACTGTATTAGGAGATAAGCTGAGAGAGGCTTTGAGCGATAAAGCAAACGACGTTAATAGCTATGTATGGAAAGGACCTAAGGTAAATGGGGTCCAGGAGGAAATTAAATTGATAGACGCAGGTTATGACCAGCTGAGACGATTCTACAATCATTGTGAACAAATGTTGTACAACTCTGATACCAAGAATCCGGGTCGTGTAACATTACTCGGAATTGTGTCCGACCAAATACAAAGATGTCGTGCAGAGCTTCTTATTAGATGGCTTAGAGCTGAAAAGCAATACACAAACACACGTTGTTTGGAAGACTTGAAAGCTGTTATCAAAAACAATAAGGAAGTGTTAACTAATGAGGCTATTAAGGTCTATCCAATTGGAGAGATTCTTAATGGAATCCCTGTAGAGTTTAGAGAAGTACCAGTAAGTTTAGTTATGGATGCTTGTTTAGATTCCTTGGGATTGTTTGACAACTCTCATTTGACGCTTAACTTCATTGTAAAAATGGGACTGTGGTTTACACAGCAAGAAATGCAGAAAGACTTGTATCGTAAAGACCCAGTGACAGGTAAAGCTGTTAACAGACTGTTAGTAGTAAGTAAGGAACTTCGTTTGAATCCTTCTATAGCTCTGAAAATCTGTGATACTGGATTAAGTTATGCTGAGTTTAGATCTATGTGTAGATTGAAACGAGATAAATATGCTAACTTAACTAGTGATCAGCTCAGACTGCTATCAAACAAAGTTCTTTATCGCTTCCAAAATCAATGCGAGAACCAGGCTAAACAATGGAAGGATAAGATGGAAGAAATCAAGAAAGTTGCAGAACTTAAAGGATGGGACATCACTAGGAATATAGATTGATGAAAGACCTCTTTACTCCTGTTACTCGTGATGAGCGACAGGAGCAATGTAAGAGAGCCTGGTTATTACATAAAGGAAGAGGCACCATAGAAGCCTGTACAGGCTTTGGTAAAACACGATGTGCTATTAATTGTTTAAAGGCTGTTCTATCTAAATATCCTACTATTAGAGCATTGGTAGTAGTCCCCACGGAACTTTTAAAGAATCAGTGGATAGATATATTAGATAAGGAAGGTCTAGGGTTAAATACAGAGGTGCAAGTTGTAAATACTACAGCAAAGAATGGATACGAATGTGACTTTTTAATCATTGATGAAATCCATAGAACTGCTGCTGAGACTTTACAATTTGTATTTAGTAAGGTTAAATACAAGTTAATTCTTGGACTAACTGCTACTCTGGAAAGACTTGACGGTAGACATACTATAGTCGAGAAATATTGCCCTGTAGTTGATAGTGTAACTATTGAAGTAGCCAAAGCCAATGGTTGGGTATCTGATTTTACTGAATATCAAGTAATTATCACAGCAGAAGACATCGAAAGCTATCGAGAGCAAAATAGGGAATTTATAAGACATTTTGAATTCTTTAACTTTGATTTTGGACTCGCAATGAGTATGGTTGGTAAAGACGGCCTCAGAAATAGGCTTAATTACAGAAACCAGATTTGCAGTAGTTCGGATAAAGCTGAGCTGTCTAATGCTTTGAAGCAGATTACCTTTCATTCTACAGCTTTTATGAGAGCTTTACAAGCTAGAAAAAAGTTTATCCATAATCATCCGGCTAAATTAGAAGTGGCTAGGGAGATTATTGCTCACAGAGCAGACAAGAAAATTATTACATTCTCTGCTAACACTGCAATGGCAGAGAAGATAGGAGTAGGATATGTTTACACTGGCAAAGAAAGTAAAAAACAAAACAGAATTACACTTGAGGAGTTCGCCCTACTAGACAAGGGTGTGATTAATAGCTGTAAATTGGCTATTGAAGGTTTTGATTGTCCCGGTCTATCAGTCGGGATAATGCTTGGAGTTGACTCTAGTAGCACAAAAAGCACTCAAGCTGCTGGTAGAGTCATTAGAAAAGAAGGTTCTAAATACTCTGAAATATTCACATTAGTGCTAGAAGATACCGTTGAACAAGAATGGTTTAAGAAGTCTCATCAAAAGAGCGAGTATGTTACTATTGATGTAGATAACTTACGAAAGTTACTTAATGGAGAGCCTTGGGAACCTTACAAGAAAAAATTGCAGAATTTTACCTATCGTTTTTAATTATGGAAACTTATTACACTAAAAAAGAGTTTAATGAGATGAAGTCTGCTTTGACTAAGAAGTGCAAAGCATTGGAAACTAAAGTTAGTAAGCTTACCGCTGAATTGAAGGAATTAAAGAAGGACTATGCAGTACTTCTTGAAACTGCCAGCGAAAAAGTTGAGGACTAAAGTTTATCACGTAACCAAGTTTTAACGCTTTAACAAGTAAACTAGACTTGGTGTATAGATTAGTAGAAAATCTATTAATTTGTACACGTGAAAAATCTTGAACTGAAACAGCAACTTTTGTTTTGTGAAAAATATAGCATAAACCCAAGTGAGCTGTTGTTGTTAGAAATTCTTCTTATCGCCCAAGAGGGTGATGAACCCGAAATTGTCCACGAGTATTTCTCTTCTAGAGTATGCGCTCGTGGTTTTACAATAGAACTATTAACTGGACTTCGCGATGCTGGAGTTATTCATAAATCCTATAAGATTCCTGAGAAAGGGTCTGTATTTAACCCACTAGATGTTCCTCTAAATAAGTTAGTTGTGAAAGACTTTTATAAGTGTTCATTCGACTTAGGTAAGGAATTGTGGGATACTTATCCATTATTTGGAATAGTTAATAATACACAAGTGGGTCTGAAAAGCGTATCTAAGAAATTTGATACAATTGAAGACTTCTATAGGTTTTATGGTAAAACTATCAGATGGAAGCCAGAAACTCATAACCATATTATAGAGTTAGTTAAGTGGGCTAATGAACACAATATATTGTGTACCACAATAGCTAATTTTGTAATAGACCATAAGTGGGAAGAACTAGAGGCATTAAAGAATGAAGGCGGAGTTAATTATGATTCTATGAGATTACTATGATTTCTGATAAACTTCTCAATGAAATTGATAGAGGTAGACAGGGACTAAATCATGGTATTTCTATGAAACTTCCTAAGCTAGAGAGTATTATTGATGGAGTTACTAGGGAAACCTATACTTTAATTCTATCAAACTCTGGTGCAGGTAAGACTTCGTTTGCCTTATATGCTTATGTATATCGACCACTAATGGAACATCTTGATGATGATGATTTTAAGGTATTGTATTTCAGTCTTGAAATGGGAGAAGTAGCTTTGTATATTAAGCTGTTATCCATATATATATTTGAGACCTATGGAATCCAACTATCTTTTAAGAAGATATTGTCAAGAGAAAAAGAACATATTTTATCTGATGAGCATTATGACTTAGTTAAGCAATGTATGCCTTGGATAGATAAGATTAGTAAGAAGTTAGAAATCTATGACAAGAAGGTAACTCCGAAGAAGGTATATGCCATCTTGAAAACTAGGTTGGAGGAAATGGGAACCTTTTCTGAAAGTGAAACCCGCCTCGTCTATACTCCAAATAATCCTAATCTTATTTATAATGTAGTCGTAGACCATATTGGTCTTGTTGGTACAAAGCCTGATATTGATTTGTTGTCTAGCTATCTTCTTTTTCTTAGAGATAAGTGTTTTATTAGTCCTGTAGTAATACAGCAAGCTAATAGAGAGCAAGGAAATATTGAGAGGTTTAAACAAGGCAAAAGTGCGTTTACTATTCACGATGCTAAGGATTCAGGTAATACTGTGCAAGATTGTAATATCATGATTGCATTGTATAATCCTCACAGAGATGGATTGAAGACTTATAAACATTACAATATTGAGTATCTAGGCTCTTATTATAGGAGTATTATGGTACTTAAGAACCGATATGGGGATTGCGATGTTGAGGTTGGAGTAAACTTCTTTGGATGGATTAATATGTTCTACGAGCTGCCGAAGCCCGATGAAATTTATGATTATGAGAGATATACAAGTCCAAACTATATATTAGAAGATAATAGTTCTATTGTAGAACAGGAGCTAGATGATATTACAGAATTAGATAATTCAAATTCGAATTTTAATTTTGCATTAGAATAATGGCTGCTGAAACAATTGCTATCGTAGGTGAATCAGGTACTGGAAAAAGTACAAGTTTAAGAAATCTTAATCCCGAAACTACTTTTATTATAAGTACTACGGGTAAACCCCTTCCCTTCCGTGCATGGAAGAAGAAGTATATTCCCATCAAAATCGAAGGAAAGAACGTGAGTGGTAACTACTATGTAAGTTCAAAGTGGGACCAAATACTGAAAATTCTTCAAATTATTGATAAGATGATGCCACACATCAAGCAGGTAATCATTGATGACTTCCAATATGTTCTCTCTTATGAGTTCGTTGATAGAGCAACTGAAGTTGGTTATACTAAGTTTAGTGAATTAGCTCAACACGCTATGGAAATTCTGAGATATTCAGAAAAGATGAGAGAGGATTGCAAAATGATCTTCTTGACTCACTCAGAAAATGTTGGAGACAACGTTAATCCTAAGTATGTTATCAAGACTGTTGGTAAGTTGCTGTCTGAAAAAGTAACCTTGGAAGGTTTGTTTACATATATCTTCTTTACTAAAGTAAACGAAGGAGACTCCGGTAGAATGGAGTATAAGCTTATCACTAACAATGATGGTAGCTGTGTAGCAAAGACTTCTTTGGGAATGTTTGAAGACTTAGAAATTGGTAATGATTTGGATGAGATTATTAAAGTTATTGACGCTTATAACGAAGGGGAATAATGAAATTAGACATACTGTTTCACTATGATGTGAATGAGCAAACGGGTGAAATCACCTATATTGGTAAAGAAGAAATCCATGTTGACACCGTAGCTACTAAGAAAGCTGCAAGTAGTAAATCTTCATCTGCTAAGGTAGATGAAAATCCTGAACCTATTATTACGCTTGATTCTAACAAGTTGATTTTGGCCCAAGGGGCAGTAGACTTGTTACAAGTCTGTGCAGATTGTCGTGTAGACATCAAGTATAAGAAAAAGGATAAGAAGGCAGTTCCTATTATTGGAACCGATGCTGCTTTCGGTACTAAGGCTGGAAACAAGCTGACTAAAAGTAATACTGTAAGTTATAGAGGAGCTGCTAACGAAAAGCTTTCTGCTTACGGTACTGTCTTTAAGTTGGAACCTACAGAGGATAAAGGAATTTATTATCTGATAGGAGATAAGGTACAGGAGTCAAATCCTGTGCCGGAAGAGATAATTGATATCGAAAAAGAACTCGATATAGAAGCATTAGATAATTTAAACATAGACGAAGATGACAAAAACTTAGAAAAATTTGATTTTAATTTGAATTAATTATGGCATTTAATTTTGGTATATCAGCAGACTCAGCAGTAAGAAACACACGTCGTCCTTTAACCCCTTGGAATATCCATGATGTAAAATTCATGGGTTGCGAAATCAAGGAATTTGATGGGAAGAAGGACCCAACAGCCCACTATAAAGTTTTGTCTATCAATTTTGAGAACGAAGATGGTTACTTCTCAGTAACTCAATTCTTCCCGAAAGCTGGTGATGATGAGAGACGAGAATTTGATAGTAAGAATGGTGGAAAGGTAGTGATGCCTTCCAACTTCGAAACTTTGATGGCTGTAGTTAAACAGACTGCGCAGGTTCTTAACCCTGCAGGATTCGAAAAGATGCAAGCAGCTAGCTCTAAGTTTAAGAGCTTCGACGATGTAGCTAAGGCTTTGATTACAATCACTGAGAAGGTGAAGGGAACAGAGACTAAGTTGAAGTTGATTGGTAGAAACCGTGACGGTAAGGTAGTTGCTGATATACCGCGTATTGTTGGTATTAACAAACAGGGTGAGTCGTTCATTTCTGATAACTATATTGGCGATAAGCTGTTCTTCTCTGACTATGAGGAAGGAGAACGTCAGAAATATCTGAAGGCTAAGCCTACTGAAATGAAGTCAGAAGATCCAATTGCAGATGTAGCAGGAGTAGACCAAGCTCCAGCAGATGATTTGGACATCACTGACTTACTCTAATGATTTGTTAGTAGAGTAATTCATAAATTCCTTAGTGACCATGTTTGATTATACTTTTGAACCAAAAATTACTAAGGAATTTCTTCTATCTAAAAACAATGAGGAGACTTACATGACTTATTATCTGGGCATCCCAGTTAAGAAAGGATTGTTTAAGTCTCCTTTGCGTAGTGACAGTCATGTCACTTGCAGTTTCTTTAGAGGAAAATCTGGAAACTTGTATTTTAAAGACTTTGCTTCTGGAAAATGTCTCACATTCGAAGGAGTAGTTATGGAAAAGTATAATTGTAACTACCACACTGCTTTAAGGATTATAGCTAAAGACTTTGGATATACGAAAGATTCTTCCGTAAAGAAAGTTGCAGTGAAAATCCAGCCTAAGTTTGAAGAAGAGAAACAAACTTTTATTCAGATAGAGGCTAAGGATTTTTCAGAACCTGAGTTGAAGTGGTGGGGAAGCTTTGGTATAACTAAAGACATCCTATATAAGTTCAAAGTATACAGTTGTAGTACTGTATTTTTGAATGGGAACATATACGCACAATCTGCCCAGCATAGTCCTATATATGGCTATTATTTTGGAAAGAAAGAGAACATCGAGCAATGGCGAATTTATATGCCAAAACGAAAGGAGTTTAGATTCATAGGAAATGTTTCAACCAAGACTATTCAAGGCTATAAGCAATTAGCTAAGAGTGGAAAACTAGTTGTTATAACTAAATCTATGAAAGATGTAATGTGTTTATATTCTTTAGGAATACCAGCTATAGCTCCCAACTCTGAAACTCAGTTTGTTTCTGATAAGATTTTAGAAGAATTAAAGCAGAGATTCAAATACGTTGTGTTGCTATATGATAATGATTTGACTGGAGTACGTTTTACTAATAAGATTAGGAAAGAGCATCCAGAACTAATTGTATCAATGATTCCCAGAAGCACAGGAGCTAAGGATATAAGTGATTATTACCATATGTATGGAAGAAAAGGTACACAAGAATTTATTACTAATTACATAAAGAAACTTAAGAAGAATGAAAAAGTAGACTAATACAAGTGTTACAGCCATCTTTAAGGACGGTAGTAGGAAAACTTTTGAATCTGTTGAATTAGCCTCCGAAGGAACTGGTTTGGAGATAAACTCAATCAAAGCTAGAGCTAATAAGCCTGGCTCTGGAGCAAAATCAAAAGACGGAATTACCTTTGAATGGGCAGACCCCGCAGTTAGAAGAAGTAAGCAGGCAAAGAAGAGTAAACAAAAAGGCTCTCAGTATGAATTAGAAATAATTCACAAACTTAGAGATATAGGATACGAAGGATGTGTGTCTAGCAGAAGTCAAAACAAATTGGCTGATGCTGACAAAATAGATATTGTTGACATGAACAATGAACTTCCGGTTAATATCCAAGCTAAATTTACTCAGAATATGCCTAACTATTTTGATATTAGAGATGCTTGCAGTGATAAGTCAAAGCCGTTCTGTATATGCTGGAAAAAGGCAGGAAAGAATGGAGAGTCAGCTAGAGGGCAAGTTGCTGTAATCCCAATCAGCTTTTTTTATGAGCTACTAGAAATGTGCAAGAATGGAGGAATGGAAGGTATATCCAGAGTTTCCGACGTATGAAGTGTCTAATAATGGACAAGTACGAAATAGGAAAAGAGGAAATATATTAAAGCCTCATGAGGATAAGGATGGATATTTAGGAGTATGCCTATGCTTTGAGGGTAGGAAGTACCATAGAAGAATAAATAGGATAGTTGCTATTACTTTTATTCCTAATCCCGACAATCTGGAGATAGCTGACCATATTGATAAGGATAGAAAGAATAATTGTGTTTCTAATCTTAGATGGGTTGATACTATTGGAAATAATAGAAATAAAATTTCTAACTCCAAAGTTGATATTTGTGACAAAGATGGGAACATATTGAAGTCTTTTGATTCTATATCTGAGGCAGCAGAATATTATAATGTACCAGATGATAAGATGTGCGCAGCGGTAGTAGTTAATAAGAAAATTGGAGGTTATGTTAAATACTCTGAGAAATAAAGTTGCTGTAATACCTATAGAATATTTTTATGAATTGCTTAGAAAATGAAAAAGTTAGTAGTTAAAGGTCCGGTTCCTACGATTAAAAATTGTATAGTTAATGACTTTGATGATGAATATGCTCTTTATTTAAGGACAGCTAAAAAGAATTGGAGAACAATGGAAGCATTCTCTCTTGAGTTTGATTCCACTTTATCTGATTTGAAGAAAAGTCATTTCATCTACGTAGATAGAGAAGACCTAGAGCTATTAATAAAGAAGCGATTGAACGTTATTGAAGTAATCGAGTTATGAACATATATTTATTTCCACGGCATACAGACGAAGTCTGTACTATTAGCAAAGTAGTAGCAAGAAGCTATGAGGATTGCGAAGAGAAGATAAAGAGTATGTATATAAATAAATACGACGATTTAGATGATCTTCTGGATTATGATGATTTCTGTATAGAACTTGCTGAAAAACATGGAATATATTTAGGAGACGTATCTGAGATAAATGAATTTATGTAATCCATTAAGGATAGCGTTAGACTTGGATGACACAATCTTCGATTTCTGGGGAGCATATAAAACACTATTCCCTAGAGAATCAGATTTAGTTGAGCACGTAATTACACGAAACGTAGTAAGTCTTCGCTACAACAAGGAGTTTTGGGAAAATTTACCCTTGCTAGAAAAGCCAAATTTCGAGCCGCATATTTATGCAACCAAAAGAATTAACAGTAAAACTTATACTCGAAATTGTCTAGCTAAATACAATTTACCCATAAGATCTATTTATCAAATGTATTATCAGCACGGAAACAAGGCTGACTTGATAAAAGGCAAATGCGATGTATTAATTGACGACAGTATTAGTAATGTGACTATGGCAATAAACTCTGGACTTCCAGCATTGCTAATAGATAGGCCACATAACCAGAATGGAGATCCTTTATTCCGCATTTATAGTTTAGATATTGACGAAATTAGATTTGCATATGAATTAGAATTAGCAACTTTAGGATGGAATTAAAAGATATCAAGCTTAGGCCGCTGCTAGACACACTAAGATTGGAGAAGATAAGTGATAAGGTATATTTTTCTGAACAGTACAGTGGATATGTTAGTAACTCCCGTTTAGGATTAATTAATCCTCGGCAGGATGGTAATCCAGATAAATTCTTTACTGGGTTTAAAAATACTTTCTCTTCTGCTCTGGAACTTGGAAGTGCTGTACACGAATTAGTGCTACAGCCAGATAGTTTTGAACTGTCAGAAGACATTGGTAAACCTACTGCAAAGTTGGGAGCAATGGCTAATGAACTCTATCCCGTTTTTCTGAAAGGAGAAGTAACATTTGACGATGTAAAGAAAGCATCAGACAAGGTCGAATATTACAAGGGAAAGCTTACCAAGGAACTAGCTAAATCTGTGATTGAAGCTTCTACTAACTATTGGAAGAATAGACAGCTAAAAGAATTTGATTTAACACAAGATAAGGAAATTATATATCTTGACAACAAATCACTAGAAATCGTAAAGTCTTGTGTATCAGCATTAAATAGCAATAAGCAAGTGCAGAAACTTTTACATCCTGAAGGGATAACTAAAACACCTATTTCTGAAAATGAGCAAGCTATTTTATTGGACGTGGAGGCGACCTGCCCTAATGGAAAAAAGTTTATCTTACACCTGAAGTCCAAACTAGATAATTATACAATAGATACAGAAACTAACACTATTGTAGTGAATGATATTAAGACGATTGGAAAAATCGTTAGTGAAATTGATACCAATATCAATAAGTATCACTATAGTAGGGAGTTTGCTATGTATTTATACCTTCTGAAGTTGTGTGCTGAAAAGTTCTATAACTTGGAGAATCCAAAATTGCAAGCTAATTACTTAGTAGTTTCTACCATTCCGAACTTTTATAGTAAGGTTAGGCCAGTTACTTATTTGGAATTGCGACAAGGATTTCATGAGTTCAAGACTCTTTTGAAGTATGTAGCCTATCAGATAGGTTATAGAGACTATTCTCTTGATGAACGACCTTCAAAATATCAGCTTTGAACAATTGTCATCAATTTACTCAAAATACTTTACCTTAAACTACCTAGGGAGCAATATGGGTGATAAACTAGCCTGTATTGCTCTTACTTGTTATATAACTAATGAGTTAAAGAAAAAAGGTCAAAAGGTAACGTGTTATGATGTTTTATTGAAAGTCGGAAAAGATTTTAGGGAAGGAGAAAAAAATACCTTTCTGAAGTCTTTAGGGGCTATCTGTGAGGATTTAATGTACGGGTGTACCACTTTTCTTGACTTTGGTATTAAGCCGAAAGATATGCCCAAACAGCTCCAGATTTTGCTCGACAATTATGTACCATTTTAGAGATTTTTAGTTAAGAGGATTTTAACGTCCTTTAACATAAAATTAACATTTGAAGATTAGGGTTTCTATGTATGATGTAGTATAATTGATTACATCAGTAAGGGAAACAATACTGATTAGATACGGAAAAATAATTTCAGATTATATGTTAATGATTTATGTTTAAAAATTTTATTTATTATGAGTACAACGATTTTGAATTTTAAGAAAGTAGAAGTAGTAGCAGAAAGCAAAGAAGCAGCAATCGCACAAGTTGAAAGCACATTATTCCATGTAAATGGTGATGCAACTCAGGCTTACAAAAATTGGAAAGCTAAACAGACCAAGGGTATTACTGAGCGTGATGTAAAAGAGTTTATGCTTGAATATCTCGCTAAGAAAGGCAAGAACTGCCCCGGTGCTGGTTATCTGATTACTATTGAATCGTCTGTTGCAGACACTCGTGAGCGTCCGTACAAGATTGACGATGTTAAAGGTGATGGAAAGCGTAAGTTTAAGACTTTCTACAAGTGGATTGACAAAGAAACTAAGACTGTTGTTTGCCAAGTTGATACTAACAAAGCTGACGCTAAGAACGCAATCAAAGAATTGTATAAGAGCGATAAGTATAAAGGAAATGCTGAGTTGATGAAAACTAAGGATGTTGTTGAAGGACAGGCAGTAGTAGCAACTGCACAATATACTCCTTCTAAGAATACCAAGAATGGTACTTGGTTAGCTTTCGGTATCGAAGCCTAATTTCTTGAAAGATATACGTTTAAAAGGAAGATTGCCTAAGGGTGGTCTTCCTTTTTTATTTTGAGATAAGCAATATTTAATAGATATTAAACGTAATTTAATTATGGAAGTGTAACAACTAATTAACAATTAAATGGAATTTACTCCTATAACAGGACTTCAGATTAGAATTAATTTCTATACAAACAGAGGTTGTGTGCTTGAAGATGTAATAGAAAATCATTTCTATAACTATTTTAGCTTAGTTAATCCTCTAATAATCGGAAGAAAAGAATCCATCGCGGGAAAACCTACAGATGGAATAGTTAGGTTCTATGACGAAAACCGGAATGTCAAGTTCTGGATTCTTCAAGAAACTAAAAGAGATATAGGTATTAACTCTGTTTTCGTACATAGGTCTTTATTACAGGCTATGATGTATTTAGGAAACGTGTATTATGATACTAGTACTCATTTAGGAGTAGATAATTTCAATGGAGTATTTCTCGGTTCGGCAAGGTATTTTTGCTACATTCCGAGAAGAGAAATAGATACTCTAATGGAAAAATTTGAACCTTTATGGCGCAAATATTTTCGAGTTTCACCTTCCAAAGCATACAAAGAACCAGAATTAGAGAGTTTTGCAGAATTAGCTATGTATTCTCTAAGGCATAGGGTTAAAGCATTGGATGAACACTTTAGATTAGACCTCCTATTAAAGGAGATTTACTATAATAATGTTTAAATATGGAATTGACGATTGAACAATTGATGCAAGGGAAAGCAACTAGAATTAAGGATAAAGAGTATTTTACTACTGAAGCCTATGTAACTCCGTTTATAGACAGAGTATCTAAAATGACTGATAATTTTATCATTAATGCTAAGCCTGCTGACCAAATATCGCTTACTAAAGATGGGGAGATTAATTTTGATGATGTAATATACAATAGAGTTTGGATTCAAGGTGTTTTGCCAGACGAATATGCTTGGGATAATCATAAAAGAGTGATTAGTATGATTTATGCCCTTGACACTCGTAAACCATTAGTTAAGTTCTATGTAGGAGCTTTAAATATGGCTTGTCTAAACTTGTGTGTATTTAATCCAGAAATGTTAAATGTTTCTGAGCTAGAGCCAGAATCTGCTATTAACTATAGCTTCTTAAGAAATGCTATGTCGATGACAGATGAAACCAACTTAATGCTTAAGAAACTTTCAGAGATGGAGTATAAGAAAGATGATATATATGCTGACCTAGGTCACTGGGTTGACAACTGCATCAATTCTAAAATCAACATGGGATTTGGTTCTGTAAAATTAGCTGAATCTGCTCCGATTGATGTTTATAAAGATTTGTTTTATGATGAAAAATCTAAGTATTATACAACAGACAATGTTGTAGATGGATTTACCGTGTATAACGCATTTACTGACTTGATTACCCAGGATAAGAGAGACTTAGTAAATAAATTCGAGAAGACATTGTTAATTAAGGACGTAATGGGTATTTGATATGCAAGTAGTAAAGAGAGACGGAAGTTTACAGGAATTTGACGGTAATAAGATAGTAGAAGCAATATCTAAAGCATTTAATGCTTGCTGTCCTGAAGAAAATAAAGAAGTCATTACAGCTATGGTGGCTGATATGCATTTATGGGACGGCATTACTATAGAAGAGATTCAGGACGTAGTAATAGAAACCTTGAGGGACTATGGTTACGATGATGTAGCCTCAGCATATTCTCAGTATAGAAGTGAACAATCTAGACTTAGAGAAATCATAGCTAAGATTAGTTATCAAGATAACTATATTAATAGTTCCGAAAATGCAGCTACTTCATCTGAAACAGATGGAAATGCTAACGTTGTATCTAAGAACGTTGCTACATTAGAGAGTGAGGATAGAAAGCGCGAGAACAGAGAAATTCAGCGCTATCGTATGAAGAAGAAATTAAAGCTTCTTTATCCCGAACTCTCTTCTCAATATTCTAGAGACCTAGACAGTCATATTATTTATACTCACGATGAGGCTTCTACGTCAGTACTTAAACAGTATTGTATGGCAGTCTCGTTATATCCTCTAATGTTAGAGGGAGTAGGTAATATTGATGGAGTTACTCCTGGCCCTCCTAATGATTTGCAGTCATTTAGTGGACAAGTTACTAACTTAGTATTTCTATTGTCCTCTCAATGTAAAGGAGCAGTTGCTGTAGGTAGCTATTTTATTGCACTTAACTATTATATTATTGCTGAATACGGAGAAAAGTGGTATGAGAAGCTCGATTGTATATGTACTTCGGAACATTCTCTTATTAAGAGAACTATCGAAGACTCCATCCTTAAAGCTTTTAAACAGTTTGTTTGGGGAATTAATCAACCTGCTGGAAACAGAAGTTATCAATCTCCCTTTACTAATGTTTCGTACTACGATAAGACCTATTTTGAATCTCTATTTGGAGAATTTTACTATCCAGACGGAACTAAGCCAGAATGGGTAGCAATTGATACTTTACAGAGATTGTTCATGTCTTGGTTTAATAAACTTCGCTTGAAACAAGTTCTGACATTTCCAGTAGAAACCTTTGCTATGGTGCATGACGGTAAAGACATTATAGATAAGAACTATAAAGACTTATGTGCAGAAATGTATTCTCAAGGTCATAGTTTCTTTACCTATATCTCAGACAGTGCAGATAGTCTTGCATCTTGTTGTCGTCTTCGTAATGAATTAGCTGAAAATACATTTAGTCCTACCTCTGGTATGACTGGTGTAAAGACAGGTTCTTGTAATGTTATTACTCTGAATATTAACAGAATTGTCCAAGATTGGGCTAGACAAGAAACTACTTGGTGGAGTGAAGATGGAGACAAAAATCTCTTGCATTGTAAAGATAATGTTGCCCTACTCAAAGAATATCTAATAGATATTCTAGAGAGAGTATACAAGTATCACATTACCTATAAGACCATGCTCTATGAGTGGGAGGATAAGAAGATGTTTGCTTCTTCAAATGGAGGTTATATAAACATCAAAGACCTATATAGTACTATTGGGCTAAATGGTCTGAATGAAGCTGCTGAGTTCTTAGGAATGAAGGTATCTAATAATCCAGAATATTTTGAGTTTTTACAGCTCATACTTGGAACAATAAAAGAGCAGAATAAACTTCATTCTATCCATGACAAAAAGCGCCCCTTCTTATTTAATTCTGAAGTCGTTCCAGCAGAGGGACTTGGTGGTAAGAATTATAAATGGGATAAAGCAGATGGCTATTGGGTTCCTGAAGATAGGAATCTATACAATAGTTACTTCTATAATGCCCATGATGATACATCAGTGTTGGATAAGTTTATACTTCATGGAAGGCAGACTTATCAGTATACAGATGGAGGTAGTGCAGCTCACATTAACTTGGAGGAACATCTGTCTAAGGAGCAATACTTGAAGCTTATAGACTTTGCTATTCAGCAAGGAACTAATTACTTCACGTTCAATATTCCTAATAGTAAGTGCGAGGATTGTAAACATATTGTGAAAGCTCCCATTAAGGTATGTCCTAAATGTGGAAGTGAACATATTACTCAATATACCAGAATTATTGGCTATCTAAGACCTATCACTGCTTTTGGTAAGGATAGAAGAATAGAAGCTGAAAGAAGAACATATTCAAAAAATGTATAAAATAGAAGAGTTTGTAGGAACAGCTGCTGAGCTGGAGAAGTTCCTTAATGAAATGCAAGTTATTAAACATTTTAATCTATCTCATATAGTATCTAGACAAGCTAAAACTTTTGCAGGACCTGGATGCTCAGTTGATAGAACCGTTTATACCTTAGTATTTTATGGGAATGACGAAGAAAAGAAGAGACAAATATATCTTGAATATGCTAAAGAAAACTTATGTAAAGATTGCTTGACTTGTGCAGACTTCGGGTATTATTGTAGAGGAAATAAAGAAAGATGTAATGCGTGGAAATACGATGAAAAAGCACATTATAGAATTGATAAAGTTGTATGAGTAAAGTTTTAATTATTCCAGATGTTCACGGTAGACCATTCTGGAGAAAAGCAAAAGAGAAGATTAATAGTGTGGATAAGGTAGTCTTTTTAGGGGACTACCTCGACCCATATGGTTATGAAGGTATTACTAGAGAGAATGCGATAGAGGAGTTTAAAGAGATTATCCAATTCAAAGTTGATAATCCCGATAAGGTAATACTACTCCTTGGAAATCACGACTGTGCTTATTGCTATGATTTCGGAAGTGCTTCTAGGTATGATTACGCTAATGCAGAGCTAATTAAGGAAATGTTTGAGAATTTCAAGTCTCTATTCCAACTCAAATACTTCTCGGAAGGTATTCTATATACTCATGCTGGAGTTACTAATGATTGGTTAAAGAGTATGGATTTTACTATTACTGACCTAATTACTAAGCCTGAGGACTCTCTAGTTGGCTTCCTATGGGAAGTATCTCGTATGAGAGGAGGGTGGTCTAATACAGGCAGTATGGTATGGAGCGATGTCAGAGAAGGAGATAGAGAGTCTACATATTATCAAATATTTGGGCATACTCAATTGGAATCAGAACCCATTATTACTGACAAGTTTGCTTGCTTAGACGTAAGAAGACCTTTTATATTAGATACAGAAACTAAAAAGATTGAGGAGTATGCTTAAATATGTTGATGCCAGAGTAGTCTTTCAGGAAATTCCGGATGAGATTACATTAGCTATAAATATATCTAACTGTCCTTGTCATTGTAAAGGATGTCATAGTCAATACCTAGCCGAAGATATAGGTAAACCATTAATTGAATATCCGCAGGGGTTCTCTGATGATTACATTATTCATCTAGACGAACTAATTACAGATGGTATTTCGTGTATAGCATTTATGGGAGGGGATTCTGACCCTCACTTAGTAAATGTGTTAGCTAGTTTTGTTAAAGATTATTATCCGAATTTAAAAGTGGCATGGTACTCAGGTAGACAAGAACTATCAGAGCACGTGAATATGAAGCATTTCGATTATATCAAGCTAGGTCCATATATTGAAGAAAACGGGCCTTTAAATAGTAAGACAACTAATCAAGTTATGCTTCATATAGATAATAGCTGTGGAAAACCCATAGTTAAAGACATAACATCACGTTTTTGGAAATGATTCTTAAGGTTGCATATGATGATAACAGTCAACATCTGGTTGACGAATTAAAAAAGGTTCTTTCTAAATATCCTTTAGTAGAATTACAAACTTACCATGAAGGCTTGTTTAAGGAACGTAAAAACGCCTTCAAGCTTAAGGGAGGTTTTAGCGCTAGACATACTCCATTTGCTGTATTAATTGATAATGATGCAGCTCCAGTAATGGCATTCTACGGTGAAGCTAATACTTGTACCATAGAAGAGATAATGAAAGCATTAAATAATCCTGTAGTGTATGGTAGAATTGAAGGTTAAAGATATTATTGAAAGGAAGAAACTTCTGATAAAAGGACTTGAAGAGAATATCTTCAAGGACTTTACTGAAGAAGAAGAAAATCTCTTGCACTCCAAGCACGGAATGATTAAAGTTAGTCATAGGTCAGGCGCTGGTAAAGTGTACGAAGGGATAACTGGAGCGTTTAAGGTTGGGCTTCCTCTAATTATTGATAGTGAGCCGACTAAGATAATACAGAGAATTACCATGATAGATTGGGGCTCTAGTATGTTCCAGGATGCAGATGGAGAGTGGTTTATATTTGAATTTACTCCAATAAGACTCTACGAATTAAGTGTATGATAAGAAAATTTACTAACATCGTTTGTGTATATTACAACGACAAAAATTATATTCCAGCTAAGTATAATTGTCCAGACTTAGAGATTGATGATGTAATTCTCAACCTGACTACAAACAAGGAACAGAATTATGAAAAGATTTCTGAGATTATTGTTGATTATGCCTTTGCTTTGTTCTGTAACAAATCTGATTTAAAAGATTTTTCACAAGACCGTGAGAAGTATAAGAGGCAGAACTGGAAATTGCTCGACTTTAGGGAAATAATTAAAACAACAGAGATAAAACCAAAAGATCAGAAATGAAATATGGAGTTATTTTAGCTAGGTTTCAGCCCATTCACAATGGGCACCTAGCTTTAATTAAAAAAGCTTGTTCAGAGAACGATAAGGTTCTTTTGTTAGTTGGTAGTGCTGATAAAGTAAACAAGCGTAATCCTATTCCTATAAAGGTTAGGATAAAATTACTAGAAACTGCCTTAGAGGACGAAGGTTTACTTAGTAGATGTATCATTCAGCCTCTTAATGATTTGACTGATGAGTCTGATAACTCTCAGGATTGGGGATTCTATTTATATGCTAACATAGTTAGTATTATAAAAGAGTCCCATTTTAATATCTACTATAGCGATGGATACGAAATTATTACAACATGGTTTCCAAAGTTTATGCTGAAGGGTTATATATCAATGACTCTCATGGCAAGAGAACAGGTAGAAGAAGGTATATCGGCTACTGTTGTAAGAGATGCCCTAAGATCTAATTTAAGCCTAGAAGGACTAGTTCCTAAGTGTGTTATAGATGCAAGATTTTATTTAACTGAATTTATTTTATTACATGAAAGTACTCATAATTAATAAATCAAGACATCAACTTCCTCAGTATGAAACTCCCTTATCAGCAGGTATGGATATTAGAGGAGACTTTAGTAGAATTAAGTTAGTAGACAATAAGCCTGAGAAATTCTTTTTCGATGCTGATGTTGTAGCTATTAGTAAAATTGAAGATCCAAATGGTCCATTTGTGGTAGACAAGGAAGGAAATCTTACTGATAGAAGAGTTCCTAGTATTCCCGTTGCTTCTACTATTGAAATAAAGCCCGGAGGTAGATGTTTGATTCCGACTGGATTGTTTATAGCTTTACCTAAGGGTTACGAGGCGCAAGTTCGACCACGAAGCGGTCTTGCATTAAAATTGGGACTTACTGTCCTTAATTCACCTGGAACCATTGACGCCGACTACAGAGGAGAGATTGGAGTTGTATTAGTGAACACTTCTAATGTCCCAGTTAGAATTACTGATGGAGAAAGAATTGCCCAAATAGTTATTGCTAAGCATGAAACTATAGAATGGGAAGTTGTTGAAGAATTACCTTCCACTGAACGAGGAGAAGGGGGATTTGGACATACCGGAGTATGATATGGATATTAATGGTATTGGGGTTATGTAATTTAGCCCTAATACTTTGTCTCATGCGGAGAGTTGAGGACATTAGTAATCAAATCAAAACTAATTATCACTTTATTGATGATACAAGAGACAAAGTCAAGTATCTAACTTCTCTAATGGATATACGAGTGAATATTCCAGAAGAAATCGAGAAGCAATTTGGTAAGATGAAAAAGGAAATTGTTGTTAAAAATGTATTAAAAGTACCATGACTAAAGAGGAATTGAGGTCTAAAATATTAGAACTCGAAGAAGCTATGAGAGAAGAAGACAGCAAGTCTACCACAGCTAAACTAAGTGATGAATGGGATGAATTAATGAGTAAGTTGGAAGATGTTATCTATGACGAACTCGAAGGTGTTGCAGTTAAGATAGTCACTGAAAGAATTGTTGATAAATACGATGTAGACACTGATATATTAATTGCAGAGTATATGGAAAGTGGAGACCTAGAGGAATCATTTAAGATAGCAGCCGAGGAGTGCGATTGCGGTTGGAAGACAGATATTACAAAAAGAATATTAAAATAATTACTACTATGACTAAAGAAGGATTTGTAAAGCTTATTGAAAATGCCCAGAACTATTCTAAGGAATTGGATAGATGGTCTGATTTTGGAATTGATTTGTTTGAACTTCCTATATCCGAACTCGGTTGGGGATTCTTAAATACAGTACTTCCGGAATTGTTCTCTGATGAAGGAGTGGACTGGGTTAATTGGTGGTTGTTTGAGAAGCCTGGACTATTCAAAAATAGTCTTCCTAATGAAGCTTATGATGAAGACGGAAATATAATTCCTACTGATACTATAGATGATTTGTGGAACTTAGTTAAGGACTATCAGAAATGACACTAGAAGAACTTAAAAAGAAAGTAGTCACTATTACAGTACACAAAAATATTGTATTAGGAGAAGATTTACAGGAAGAATGGCTAAAGAAATATATAGAGGAAGAGTTCGTTAGCGATGAAGAGCTTTTGAAAACCTTAATCGAGAATGAATATGACTACAGTGGACTAGATGATGTATTAGACTATGATGATTATAAGGTAACTATTCATGATTAAATATTTGTTAAGCAAAGCCTCAACTGGCAAATTTAGAGTTGTATATTTATCTACTACAGAACAGTGGGATGAAGAAAAAGCTGGATTTGTAATTAATAGAGTTACAGGACAGCTACATGGAAAGATGACAGAGCAACCAGAAATAGTCATTACTAAAGGAAAAGCTGGTAGAACGCATAGAGAACAACTTGAGTTGCAGTTTAAGTCTGAGCTTAAGAAATATTTAGATAAGGGTTACAAGGAGCTAGAGAACGATCCCGAAACTTATAGCGAAACTCAATTGGAAGAATTTTATGGAGACATTAAAACCGACCAGAATGGATTTGCAAAGCACATGCTTGCAAAATCTGCAGATAAAGTTAAGGAATCCTCAATCAATAAGGTTAAGTATTGGTATGCTAGCAGAAAAATTGATGGAGTTAGGTGTTCCTTCTACTATAAGGACGGTGAGATTCTATCTGCTTCCAGAGGTGGGGGAAATTATGACTATTCAACAAGCCATATCCGAAACAATGAGAGATTGCTTGAGTTCTTCAGGAATCATCCCACTTACATTCTTGATGGAGAGTTGTATAGACATGGTAAAAGTCTCCAACAAATCAGTGGAGCAGCTCGTCTTGAGAAAAACGCAGTTGACTGCGACTGGCTTGAATATTATGTTTACGACATCATGATTCCTGGAATGAAGTTCTCAGATAGATTAGAGATTCTTAAGCAGTTGCAAAAGGAACTTAATCTTGGATTTGACCCAAATAGAGAATGGGAAGAAGGAGAACTTCAAATGCAATTAGTTCCACAGGAGAAGGTTTCTGGATATGAGAATATAATGAAACTCCATGACCAGTATGTATCAGAAGGTTGGGAAGGTGTAGTGTGTAGAAATCCTGATAAGGAGTATGGCTTCGGAAAACGTACTAATGATATGCTTAAATTTAAATTCTATAAAGATGCAGAGTTTGAAATTACTGGCTTATCAGAAGGTCTTCGAGAAGAGGATATGTGTTTTACGTTAATAACTGAAGATGGTATAGAATTTAAGGCTAAGCCGATGGGTTCTAGAGAGCTTAAGCAGCAGTATAGAGAAAGACTTAAAGAGCTTATTGGAAAGATGGCTACTGTTAAGTATTTCTATCTATCTGATGAAGGAACACCATTACAGCCTGTTCTAAAGTGTATTCGTGACTATGAGTAAAAATGAAAAAGATTAACTACAGACAGTACTACTATGGAGGTAACTATGCCGATATGGAATTACAAGTTCCAGATGAGTGTAGTTTATACGAAATAGGAATGATTAATATGTCTCACAAGGTTCAGGATATAGAAGAGGAAACCTGGACAAAGGCATATGCAATGTTATGCCCGACTGAGTTTGAAGATTCTACTCTTCTAGGAAATGTCTATTTTAATTACATAGACGATGTATTTATTACTGATTCTGAAATAGCTGTTCTAGACATAGAATCTGCCCCACGATTTAGTGGGGTATACTCTGTTGTGTATTACAAGGACAGAGAGTCAGAATCCAAATTTTCAGCCTATTTAAGTAAGATTGGAGATATAGGAGAGGCTAGTCCTGATGAATTAACTGAATTAGTAGAGATAGGAAAAGAGTGTAAGAAAATATGCTCTATATGTATGCTCAGGAAACTTACATATACTGGAATAGAAGCTAGTAATGTATGTTTCAAGGATTGGGTTTATGGAGAAGCTATGGCTTCTATGAATATTATCAATATAAAATTCGGAAGAATCTTTATGGAAGAATTTACTACTGACGAAAACATATCAGAGTTGTTCCTAAAGGAGTCTGAGAAAATCTATAAATCTATTATTAACAATGAATGATGTAGAGAAGCGCTATATCTGGCTAGTAAAGCATCTGATATGGAATGGTTCTAAACAGAAAAATGGTGTCTATTGGGTAAAGATTACTAAAGAAGACGCCTCTCTCCTAGAAGAAAAGTATGAAGTGTGTGATACACGAGCTTTAAAAGGAGGAATAAGAGTGAATGTTATAAAAATGTGTGATAATTTTATTGTACTTGATACGCGATGAAATACAAAAAGTTTGATATTTTGAAGAAAGCTAAATACTCCATTATTCCGAATAATAGGGAATTGTATATAGTATATGTGGAGTGCGATGCAAACGATGGGGATTATATGAGAGATACTATTGAATTTGACAAGAGTTCTTTTGAAGAAGATGAACTTCTCTTACTAGTATTATCCTATGTTAGCAAATACTCTGGTAAGTTCTCAGAGGGAAAAAGTTGGAATTGTGGGTATTATGGACATCATGTAGACGATAATAAAGATTTTCCCTGGTTGAGTAACTACTTATCAGAAAATGACATTCTAATCTTTGCTGGAATGTGCGATACGATGTGTCATAGTGTGAGTGGTATAGACATTGTGTACTATGATAATGATGGAATAGCCAACAAGGTAAAGCTTCCAGACGTAGATAACTTATTTGAGAGCAAAGAGGAGTTTGTAAATTATTTAAATAAGCTATATTCAGCTTACTATGACGAAATTGAATAAGGGAGGAAAGCTTCCAGATAAATTTAAAGTAGCTAATCAAGAAATAACTGTAGTCATAGAAGATTCTCTTCCAAACAATAACTATGGTTATTTCTGTGATGCTACTAATACCATTAAGTTAGCTAGAACTATTAATTCTGAACATGATGGAACGGTTTCTCTTAGTGACGAACAGATAAGAAATACCTTCTATCACGAATTATTCCATGTGTTTCAATTTTACTTTAATAATGAGTTTAACGAAACACAGGCTCAGGTATATGCTAACTTTATGTGTGAATTTATAGAAACTACAGAAGAACCATTTTAAATAGAGAATAAATGAAGTTATCTAAGAGTAAAAGAGCCAATGTAAATTATTTGGCGAAGATTGTAGACATTAAAAATTTCAGAGCGCATAGTAATCCAGAAGTTACTAGACTTAAGTGTTGTACCATTGATGGTTTCAATATCATTACTGGGATTGATTCTCAGCCAGGACTATATGTATATTTTCCAACAGCTTGTTGTATAAATCCAGATTTTCTGAGATATTGTAATCTTTATCGTCATAAAGAATTAAACAATGACCCAGAACAAACTGGTATGTTTGAGGATAATGGTAGAGTAAAAGCTATCAGATTAAAGAATGAGCTGTCTGAAGGTTTTATTCTTCCAGTAGTCCAGTTTCAGAACTATATAATGTCTGTGACTAATAAGGAGATTGAAGTTGAAGAAGGTATTGAATTTGATATTGTAGAACATGAAGGCAAAGAATTTTGGATTAACAAAAAGTACATTCCCAAGAGACAACAGGGACAAGGGGGAACTCCACGTAACAACCAAACGAAGAAAGTCAAAGGAATCAGCAAGGTCATTGATGAACAATTTAGATTCCACTACGACACAACTCTTATTAAGAAATGTCCTAATGTAATTCATCCAAATGATTTAATCAGTATTACTGAGAAAATTCACGGAACTTCTGGTATATCAGCTTATGTGCTTTGTAAACAAGATCTGAACTGGAAACAGAAAATCGCTAAATGGCTTACTGGAGAAGAGTTCAATAAGTATGACTATTTGTATGCTTCTAGAACGGTAATAAAGAATCAGTTCTATAATAAGAATGTTACTCCTGGATTCTACGGGTGTGACGTTTGGGCGGAAGCTGATAAAATAGTTAAACCTTGCTTGTCTAAAGGTATGACTGCATATTATGAAATCGTTGGTTTCTTACCTAATGGTGGCTATATCCAAAAGAATTATGACTATGGCTGTATGCCTCCTAAAGAAGGAGAACAGTATACTCACGAAAAGCACTTTAAAGTGCGAATATATCGTGTAACATTAACTAATGTTGACGGTGTAGTTCACGAATTTAGTGCTAGGGAAGTTCAACAATGGTGCGCTAAGGTAGGTCTTATCCCAGTAGAAGAGTGGTATTATGGTACTGCCAATAGCTTATATCCAGAACTTAACGAAGCTGAGCACTGGAACGAAAATTTCATGGAGAAATTAGCTAACGACGCTAGATTCTATATGGAGCAAACTTCGCCATCTTGCGATAACAAAGTACCTCATGAGGGAATAGTTATTAAGATTGAGAATATGAAATCTGAGGCATTTAAGCTTAAATGTTTTAAATTCCTAGATAAGGAAGGAAAGGAACTTGACAAAGGTGAAACTAATATTGAAGACGAAGCATGATAATAAGTTATAATGTAGAGGTAGTTAAGAACTACGATGTGAATATCCCTAAGTTAATCGACCAAGTGGTGAAAACACTTAAGGAAGATGAAGAGGGAGAAGTTGATGGCTGGATGATACTTAATGAAGCGGGAGATAACATAGATTATCATCTGCGGAACTTAGGCTTTCCTGACTCTGATTGTCTAACTGACTATGTCATTGATGATATTTTAGACGAAATGGAGAAAGAGCTAGTAAAACAAGGATATGAATGTTAAAGAGTACTTAACTAGTAAAAAGTATGGCAGTTTGCGTTACAAGCTGTCGTACTTTTTTCATAGTAAAATTCCTTTCCTTTCTCCTGGCTGGAACGAGTATCGTAATCCATGGTATCACTGGTGGAAAGCCAGAAAATACTTTAAACGCCCCAAGGCCCACTTTCTATTTAGAAAGAACTTTTGGACATTTGGACTTCCCATAAGAAGAGACTACTATAGTCCGGTGATAGATATAGGATTTCATGCATTAGGATGGAAGGATAAATGGGACAGTCCCAGACACGAATGGGACCCGATGATTTGTATAACATTTTTCAGAACTTGGCATTTATTATGGATATTTAACTGGGCTACTAAACATAAAAAGGATAGTATTACTGGCAGCATGGCTACTTGGGAAGCTATTCTAGACTATACTAGATATGATAAATCTCTAAGCTATGTAGTAGACAATCATATATGGTCGTGTGATGGTGAAAAGGTTTATATTAGTATAGTACCTAATATGACTAGGGAAGGACTAAATAAATATTCTGATGAATCCAAACACACTGAGAAAGATACAGAGATTGGAGGCTGGTGAATCGTTTATAACAAGCGAGCCGGGAAATTCAATGCTCCCTCTGTATAAGAGCAATGAAAAGCATCTTGTCACTCCTATAAGGTGGCAAGAATGTAATGTTGGAGATGTAGTATTTTGTAAAGTTAGAGGCGCTTGCGTTACTCATAAAGTATACGCGATAGACTCAAACAAAGGATGCCTTATTGGAAATAACAAAGGGCATATGAATGGATGGACTAAAAATGTTTACGGATTAGCTCATAAGATATGAAAATATGTGCAATAAGTGATTTACATGGATTTCTAATTGATTATATAGAGCCATGTGAACTTGTTTTAATATGTGGAGATATTGTTCCTCTTTATATGCAGAGAAACAAGCCACAGTGTGAGAAGTGGTTGAAGACTGTATTTGCAGATTGGATTAAATCATTGCCGTGTAAGAAGGTAGTATTTACAGCTGGAAACCATGATTTTGTTTTTGAAAATAGGGATTTTCTTTGGAATAACTCTGTGATTAAATTTCCTACAGAAGGAAAAGCTGAATTTCTTGATAATTCTCATCTAGACTATCTAAGTGATGAAGGAAAGGTATATAGAATTTATGGAACTCCGGCCTGCCATGAATTTGGTAATTGGGCTTTCATGTATTCTGATGAGAAACTGGAAGAAATCTATTCACATATCCCAGGAAATTGCGATATATTGATTAGTCATGATGCTCCCGCATTAAATGATTGTGGTATGATTCCGCCTGGTAGGTGGAGTTCTACTCCCATAAATGCAGGAAATGAGGTCTTGGCTAAGGCTATTATAGATAAGAAACCGAAGTATGCTTTTTGTGGACATATCCACGAAGGAAATCATTGGCTACTAGATGCAGGCGAGACAAAGACCGCCAATGTATCTATTCTCGATGACTCTTACGATATTAATTATGAACCTTTATATTTGGATATTTAATACTATTCTGGTCTATGTATTTGGAGGATTAGTATTGTCATTAGTAATAGTTGGAATTTATGAGATAATACAGGAAGAAAAGGACTTCCTTGAAACCTACGGGTCTAGATTCATTTGTAAATATTAAAAATTAATCAAATGGAACAAGCTGTATTTCAAAGAATGTTGGGAGAATTTAACGAAGTTAATGAACGTGCTGTTAAGCTCAGAGATTTTATCCTAGGGGATAAGTTCAAGGAGGTTGACAACCTTAATAAAGACTTACTAGTCGCCCAACTAAAAGCAATGGAAGCATATATATCAGTACTATCTATTCGTATTGGTCTTAATGCTCCTAAAGATGAAATTTCAGAAGCCCAGGTTGTAAAAGAAGGTGAGTAAAAAAATCATTTTCACAGACCGTTCTGACTCACTGTTGACGAGTTACCTCAGGGATATATCTAAATATAAGATCTTAGATAGTACTGAGGTAACTCGTCTCATTTGTGAGGCTCAAAAAGGAGATGATGTTGCTAGAGAACGAGTCATAAAATCAAATCTTAGGTTTGTTGTGACTATCGCCAAGCAATTTCAGAATAGAGGTATCCCTTTAATGGATTTAATCTCTAGTGGAAATGAAGGATTAATGAAAGCTATTGATAAGTTTGACCCAGAAAGAGGAGTGACATTCTTGTCATATGCTGTATGGTGGATTAGACAAAGTATCTATAATTCTATATATTGGCAAGCACGAGAAATTCGTCTTCCAATGTCTCAGCAATTATTGGTAATAAGTATACTCGATGCAACTAATAAATTCTTGCAATCGCATGATAGAAATCCAAGTTCCGAAGAAATATCAGAAATGACTGATATTCCTAGGGAGCAAATTGACTATCTAGCACAGTTTTCTAATAAGTTAGTTTCTGTGGACGATTTCATAGGAGGAGATGAAGAAAACAGTCAAGTCTGCGATATTATTCCAGATGGTGAAGACCCCCTTGATGAACAAGTAAATAAAAGCTATGTAACTAAAGAGCTAGAGAATCTACTTTCTAAATTAACAATTAGAGAGCACGATTTAATCTGTATGTTATTTGGTATAGGAATGGCTCCTGTCAATCCTAAAATTATAGCTGATATGTACGGTGTTGGAGGAGAAAGAATAAGACAGATGAAAGAGGGAGCTTTAGCTAAATTAAGACGTAGATTTTCTAATCAACTTAAAAATTTAATATAATGAAATTCGGAGAAATATTGTCTAAGTTACAAGAGGGAAAAGTAGTAAGAAGGAAAGTATTTCAGAGCAATCTGGTAATATTTATGCAGATACCTGCAATGATTTCTGGAGATGGAATACCTGCTATGCGTTCTATCCCTGATGATATGAAAGCTCTTATGTGTAGTTACGGTGTAGGTATTACATACCATGACCAGTTTATCATGTATGACTTTTCTGATAGGACTTGTACTTACTATCCTTTTGATGGTGAAGATATAAACGCAGATGATTGGGAAGTAGTTGATCCTTTAACTTATGACCCATATGACGACTTTAGATAACTATCCAATGGGTGCAGCTAATGACCCTAGAGCACCTTACAATGAACCACTACCTACTAAGGTTAAGGTAGAAGTAGGAGTTGAATTAGGGTTATTCGTAGATGTAGAAGTAATAGATGAAGATGATATTAAAGGTGCAGTTGAAGAAGCTATTTATAATAGGTTCAAATCCAAAGATGTTGAAATAAATAACATCGAAATCTATCAACATGATTTATTTAGTAAGTCGGAATAAAACTTTATTTGTGTCTACAAAATACAAAGAAGTAAGTTTCGAGGAGGCAATGAAAATATTGTTGCCTCTTTCTTTAGTTCAATTTGATACTGAAACTAAGGGATTAGATGCGCATACTAAGGAGTTACTAACTGTGCAACTAGGTTGCAAAGAAAATCAAGTTGTCTTTGACTGGACAACTATGTCAGCAGAAGAGAAAGCTGAGATAAAGAATTATTTTGAGTCTGATAGAGTATTTCTTGGATGGAATTTAATGTTTGACTTAGGGTTTTTATATGTGCAGGATATTTGGCCAAATTATATCTGGGATGGTATGATTGCCGAGAAATTACTTTGGTTAGGCTATCCAGCTAATATAAGAGAAATGAGTTTGAAAGCAGCTGCATGGAATTATCTAAACTATGACTTAGATAAATCTGTTCGAGGTAAGATTATAAATGATGGTCTTACTGAAGATGTAGTAGTCTATGCTGCAGGAGACGTAATGTGGCTAGAAGACATTAAAGAAAAACAAGAAATAGAGCTTGCTAAGCAAGAATTAAATCTTGCTATGAAACTTGAGTGTGAGTTTATCAAGAGTCTTGCTTATTTCAAGCATTGCGGTGTTCATCTAGATGTCGTAAAATGGAGAAATAAGATGGCTAAAGACCTTGTTAAGCTGAAGGATGCTGAGCAAGAACTAAACGATTGGGTAGTTCAATGGGATTCTGAAAAGAGACATGATGGATGGGATATTAAATACCCAGAACTGGAATTTTATAATCTTATGGAAATAGAGGATGAAGTAGCTAGACTGCTAAAAGAGAAATATGTCCGATGCCCTCAGGAAGACCTTGAAACACCAGACGGAAAGGTTAAAGCTTATAGAAAAAGAGTAATAAGTCAATTTACTAAGGTAGATAATCAAGGTGATTTATTTAATGGCTTTGATACCAAGCCTAAGTGCACAATTAACTGGAGTAGCTCTCAACAAGTTATCAAGTTATTTGAATTATTAGGAATTAAAGTCAAGACATTTGATAAGCAAACTAAGAAGGAAAAGAAATCTGTTGAAGCTAAGCTTCTAGCTCCACAGGCTAAAGATTTCCCGATTATTCCTATCTATCTAAAATATCAGGAAGCTGCAAAAGTGGTTTCTACTTATGGGGAAAACTGGTTGAAGGCAATTAACCCTAAGACTGGAAGAATCCATGTAGATTTTCACTCACTAGGAGCTGATACAGCTAGAGTAAGTTCTGGAGGAGGAGTATATAAACTTAATCTACAGAATTTACCTCATGACAAGGAAACTAGAGCATGTTTTACTGCAGAGAAAGGTAATAAGTGGATTTCTGCGGATTATCAGTCTCAAGAAAGTAGAATCATTGCTTCTGTATCTAAGGACGAGGCTATGATTGAACTATTTGAACATGGCTGTGGGGATGTTCATAGTCTAGTAGCTAAAATGTCTTATCCGAATATTATCCCTAGAGACTGCCCTATAGAGGATATAGCTAAATTATATCATGCCCAAAGACAGGATGCTAAAGGTATTGAATTTGCCATCAATTATGGAGGCGATGCAAATACTATAGCTAATAACAAGGGTCTACCGTTGTCAGAAGCTCAAGAAATCTATGATAACTTTATGAAGGGTTTCCCTGGAGTAAAACAGTATCAAGATTATTGTAGAATGGCGGTAATGAGGGATGGTTATATTTTGTTAAATCCTATAACTAAGCATAGAGCACATATATATGATATTGATGACCTCTGGCGGATTTCTAAGAAGTTCAATGACCCAGAGTTCTGGGATTATTACAGAGAAATGAAGAGAGATTCTCCTGGCTGTGATACCGTCCAAGACGTTAAGAGATATTTTCAGAGAAAAGCAGCATCTGAAAAGCAGTCTATCAATTATCGTATTCAGAACAGGGGAGCAATGTGTTTTAAACTTTCCTCTATTAAACTATTTAATTGGATTAAGGAGCATAAGCTTCTTAACATTGTTAAGATGTGTGTTCCAGTCCATGACGAGTTTAATCTAGAATGCCCAGAATCTATTGCCGATGAAGTATCTAAGGTATTAGTTAAATGTATGATAGATGGAGGGAAACCATTCTGTCCTGATGTATTTTTAGGTGCAGATGTTACTGTATCAGATCATTGGATTCATTAACGAATAAGGGGCTATAGTAGTGATGCCAAACCTGAGCCCCCCCCTTGGCCTACTAACAGTGCCTACAGTCCAAGGCGTAATGCTGAGAGCGCAGTTAGGGCATCATTTTTAATTAAATATAGTAGTGTATGAAAAAATTATTTGGTTTATTGTTAATAGCAATTATTGCTTTAAGTTCTTGTGCAGACAGCAAGACTTTTGAGAGAGCTGATGGAACTAAGTTTGTAGCTGAACCTTATGGTTGGGCAAACTATCAAACTAAGAAGATTGAGGGAGTAACCTATGAAGCGTGTATTGGTAACATTGTTTGGGATGTTATTGCTGTAGAAACTATAGTCATTCCAATATGGCTAACTGGGTGGGAATTATATGAGCCAGTATCTTTTGTTGAACCAAACGTCAAGTAATTATGAATGTAGAATTTACAACAACAGAATTAATTACAGATGAAGAGATTCTAAGCGCATTTGGAGAATCCATCCGATTTGACGAAGGGAAGTTTAAGATAGATTCTTTTATTGATTGCTTAGAAGACAGAGCAATGGGTCTTTGTATTACTGAGAAATCTAAGAAAGAATTGTTACAACACCTTAAAGAATTAGTAATTAAATTAGTAAGCGAGTTGTAAGTATTGTTTTAATTAGACATAGTATGCTGAATGAGAATTTGATGGATTCCAAAGATATTATAATTGCTAAGTTAAAATTAGCTATAAAAGAGTTTCAAGAGTATGATATTGAGCGTAAGAAATACTATAGTAATGCTCTAGTGGAGCTTGGAAAATTAAAGGATGAAATTGAAGAGCTTAGAGGAATAAATAAATATTCTAAGAGCTATATAGCTATGAAAGATGAAAATAGGAGACTTAAAGCATCTTTAGCTCGGAAAGGCATTAAAGAATTAACGGATTTTTATGATGTTAAGAATGTTGAATTAATCATTCAAAATCAGACTTTAAAAGGAGAAAATAGAAAACTTCGCGCTCGTAATAGCGAGTTGATTAAAAATAATAAAATGTTAATTAATAAATTGAATAAATATGAGTAGTTACTTAACTATATATGGTGTTCCTAAAAATGAAGGTAAGCCTATAGATATTGTTAGCTTTAGTCGGTCCCACTGTATATATAGTGCAATTTGCGATGAAGTTAATGTGGCATGGGCTGGAGAAAGTGAGGTATATACCAACTTGAATACTTCAGACTTAGATGGAGTTATTCATAGTATTGAAGAGGATATAAAATCTTCTGCTGAGAGATTAACTCTATATGAAAAATATGCTGCCAATAATCCAGATTATATTGAGGAGATTATACTCTTAAAGGAGTATCTAGAGGAGCTTACTACTAGTAAAAATTATTGTGAGTTTCTACGGTATATCATATCGTGGACATCTTTAGGCTTTTCTGACTTTAGTCAAATTTGTTGTAACGTAGGTTGACATGAAATTTAAATTAGAATTTACATTTGATATCTCCGATAGCTCGTTATTGATAGACGCTAACGATGGCAGATCTGAAGAATATACTAGTTTAGAAGATGTACCAGAAGATACTCTAATGGACGTGGTATATAATTATCTAGATGGAGTTATAGAAGGTATAACTTACGACCAAATAACTGTTAAGAAATTATGAAAAGGTTTTTAATTCATGTTTCTACACATTGGTGTGGGGAAGAGGATACATTTAGAGCAGTTGCTGAATCTGAGTCGGACTTGTGGGATTTAGCGGAGCAATTAGCTTATGACAACTTCTATTCTTATGGTCATGACCAGGACATAGCTGAGGAAGAAGGCTATGACCCAGACGAAATGGAAGAAGGCGACTGGGATGAATTATGGAGTAGAGTAGATGAAAATGCTTACTATAGTTCTTCTATAGAAGAATGTGAGGACGATGAAGAATGGAATGAATATAGCGGAGAAATCTATGGAGAAGACCAAATTTTACAATAGGGAGGATTTGAAGGCTAAAGATGTAGTACGCCTTATTGGAATATGGGAGGGAGAGGCTGGAGAGTCTTTTACTGACTATTGTGACTTCTCACGAGAGGCTGATAAAAACTTCTTACTATTCTTAGCAGAGAAGTATCCAATACTTTACGATTATCATTGTAAGGTTGCAGGCAATGACTGGCTAGACCATTGTATTCAGTATGTAGTTGACCACTGTGGAGAGTACCTTACCCAGTGGGTTCCTGCTGAAGAGTATCATCTTTCCTGGCAGTTAGAAGAGATGGCAATATATCCTCTTGCTGATTTTATCCTAAAGGACGATGGAGCATGGGAGGACTTTGTAGACTTCTTCACAAGTGAAAAAGAAACTGCAAGTGGAACTCCCTATATTGACTGCTACGATATTAGAGAATTATTTGAAAATGGAGATGTTTAAGTTTTACGAAGTAGGAGGTAAGGTACGGGATGAACTTCTCGGCCTTACTAACAAAGATGTTGATTATGTGGCAGTTCCATGTGAGGAAGCTTTAAAGGAAAACTTGACTACCTGTGATATGTTTCAGTTATTATGGGAACATTTAATAGCAGAAAAGTTTGAAATCTTCTTAGTAACTCCAGACTGCTATACAATTCGAGCTAGGTTTCCGGAGGGCTATAAGTATCAAGGAGTGGCTGATTTTGTAATGGCTCGTAAGGAGGTAGGGTACATTCCAGGTACTAGAACTCCAATAGTTGAGCCAGGAAATCTCTATGATGATTTATTACGTAGGGATTTTACTGTTAATGCTTTAGCTAAAGACCCTGATACTGGAGAAATCATTGATTATTTTGGAGGTCTTAAAGATATTAAGGAGAAACTTCTTAGGACTCCATTACCTCCCATTGTAACCTTTGATGATGACCCTTTAAGGATTCTCAGAGGCATAAGATTTTCTATTACCAAGGGACTACGGGTATCTGAAGATATGTGGCAGGCTATGAAGGCTTATGACTATTTAGACAAAATGCCAGTAGTATCTGAGGAGAGAATAAGGGAAGAACTGACAAAGTGCTTTAAGTGTAACTCATCTTTAACTCTAGGGTGGTTATCTGAACTCACTGATTTAAGAGATTACATTTTTAAGAATACTAATTTATGGCTTAAGCCAACTAGTGAAAAATAAATGTACAATATTATAACAGAACGTAATCTAAGAGAGGCTTTAGAATCAATTCCAGCACAATATACTGTAGATATGGAAAAGATAAAGCAGGTTAGATATAGTACAGGTAGAGGAATGTATATCTGTAAGATGTTGGCCGAGAGGAAAGAAAGTGTGGAAGAGGCAGTTAAATTGTATCACGATATAATGAAAGTAATTGTTAATGGTTGATTCAGAAAATTTATGTAGAAGAGCTATGGAAATCTATGGGTTTCCGGCTCAAGCCGCTATGGTAGTAGAAGAATGTAGCGAGTTAACTAATGCTATATGTAAGTTTAGAAGAGGTAGAGTTGGAGAGGATGATATTATAACTGAAATTGCTGATGTTATGATTATGTGCGAGCAGCTTTCTAATTATTTTGGAAAGGAAAAAGTTGAACTGGAAAAAGAAAGAAAGCTAGAAAGATTAAAAGAACGTTTATCAAAATATACTGATTAAATGAAAGAGAGAAAACTTATTATTTGTAGGGGTATTCAAGGAAGTGGTAAATCAACTTGGGCCAAACAATGGTGTCATGAAAGCCCAGAACATCGTGTGAGATTCAATAATGATGACATTCGCAATATGTTAGGCGATTATTGGGTTCCAAGTAGAGAAAAGTTAGTAACAGAGGCTAAAGCTAATATGATTACATTTGCTCTTATTAAGGGTTACGATGTAGTAGTTGATAATATGAACCTAAATCCTAAGGAGGATGCATGGATTCGTACTTTATGTGAGAATATAGAGAAGGATACTGGAATTCATGTGAATATAGAGTATAAAGACTTCTGGACTCCAGTTGAAGAATGTATTCTAAGAGATGCTGCTCGTCCTAATCCTATTGGAGAGAAGATTATCAAAGAAACTTGGAGACGTTACAGAAACTTTATCATTAGTTCCGATATTAAGGAAATGCTTAAGAATAAGGCTGAACACGTTGATGGAGGAAGACCAGTGATATTAGTAGATATGGATGCCACTCTTTGCCTAAATACTTCTGGAAGACCGTTCTATGGAGAAAATAGTGCCAATGGTATGCTAGAGGATACTCCAGTAGAAGAGATTTGTCGTCTAGTAAGACAAATGGGAGAACATTGCTTAGTTTTCATAGTTACTGGTAGAGAAGGAACTGCTGAGGTTGTAGATGCTACAAAGGAATGGTTAAAGAAGAATGAGATTCCGTCTGATGCTATGTTCTTTAGACCAGTAGGAGACTATAGTCCAGGTCCAGACTGTAAGAGAAGAATCTACGAGGAAAATATCAAGGGAAAGTATAACGTACAATTTGTCCTTGATGATAGTTCTAAGTGTGTAAAGATGTGGAGAGAACAGGGACTTATATGTCTACAACCTAACGAAGGAAATTTCTAATATGAAACTTCTACAAAGGTTAAAGAATCTATTTCTTCCAGAAGGCAAGATCTCCGATGGATTTCATAGCTTTGACGAACTTTATCATTATAGAATGCTGTATAATGCAGCATTCTTTAACAGTTTAGAAGGTAAATATGAAGTCCACAAATCTTATAGACACTCAGATGGAGAGCTATGCTTTGGAGGAGGATGGTTCATAGTTATGGCTTATCTTCCTACTGGTCAAGTAAGTAATCATTACAGAATAGAGGATTGGAATCTGTTTAATATTCCTGAAAGATGGAAAGCAGATGAATGGGATGGTCATACTCCAGTTGAAGCAGCTAATAGATTATATAGGTTTTGTTTACACTATAATGAATATTATCCTATATGGGAATGTTAGTAGGACAATTAATTAAAATATTGGAGCAATTTGACCAAGACAGAGAGGTTATGATACACACCTTAAGCGGAGAGACTGTAGAGGTTAGAGGCTACTTTGTGCAAAAGGATATAGATGATAATTCGTTTTATATAACTGATTTGGACGTAGTTCCTAGGTGATATGAATATAAAAGAAGCTATTGAACATTGTTGGGACAGAAAAGACTACCCAGAAGTATTTAGAGATGATGCAGGATTGGATATTTCTATTCCTGGATTCATCACTAGAGGTTCTTGGATTAGAAATAATTCTCCAAGAACTGTTACACTAGATGTAACTACTTATCGTGGAGTAAGTTGGAATGCAGTTCATTATTATGGTAATATTATCATTGATGGAGTAAGTTTCAGTCCAGAGGACAGCCCAAATACTTACACTATGTGTACGGAAACATATGAGGCTGAAGAGAAAAATCCTCTAGCTGCTGGATTCTATAGAATAGAATTAGTAAGGCCTGTTACTTCCGAGGAAATTGAAAAAGATAGTTCACGATGGAACGGATATAAGGTTGGTGATAAGACTAACGCTTTCTATTCTCCTGAAGATGTAATAGCCATAGCTAAGGAAGTATGTAAAGCCAGATTCCTCGGCAACTGGAAACTTAAGATTGTTGACTATAGTGGAAAAGACCTGGATTCTGAAATTTTAATCAGTGAGCTATGACAAAATTTAAACTATATGAGGATATATTGTCCCGCTCTTGGAACAGGTACTTCTATGATGTAGAAGCTAATACTATAGAGGAGGCGGTTGAGAAAGTTAGGTATGAAGAGGTTGATTGTTATGATTCCGAACAAATCTATGAAGTTATTGATGAGTTAGATCCAGTAGATAATAATGGAAGTCCTACTAGAGAGATTTATAATGATAAGGATGAACTTATGTGGCATAATGCCGAACTAGTTAATAGGGGAGAAATTATTACTCAGGGTATAAGAAGTATTTCCGAGAATTTATCACTAATTATGGAAGGTGAACCAGAATCGTTTAGAGGTGGAGATATAGCATTTTCTACAGCAAGAAGAGTGATGGAAATGCTAGGTTGGAAATGTTCTTATGCTGGAAAAGCGACTCTAGGACAAGATGCATACTATTGTATAATTTGTATAAAACCAGATAAAGATTTTAAATATAAGATTTTTGGAAATGCCTACGAAGGAAGTATATCTAAAGAAAAGCTATGAAAGATGAATTAGGAGATAGAATGAAATCTTATTATGAGAATCGTTCTAAAACATTTTTAGCTAGACGCACACCAGTTATTATAAGACTGGATGGAAAAGCATTTCACACATTCACAAGAGGTTTTAATAAACCCTTTGATGAGGCTATGTGTAATGCTATGCAGGAAACAATGAAGTACTTATGTGAGAATATTCAGGGATGTGTTTTAGGATACACACAGTCTGATGAAATTACTTTAGTACTTATCGACTATCAGAAACTTACTACTGACGCCTGGTTTGATTATAATGTTCAGAAGATATGTAGTGTGGCAGCATCTATGGCAACTCTTATTTTTAACAGAAGATTTCAAGAGCAAATCGTAGAGCTTTCTTATAATGGAAAGTTAGACGATGATGAGTTAACTAGCTCATATAAGCGTTCTCTTAAGACTGGAGCAATGTTTGATGCCAGATGCTTTAACATTCCAAAAGAGGAAGTAACTAATTGTATCCTATGGAGACAGCAGGATGCTACGAGGAACAGCATTTCTTCAGCTGGGCAGGCACATTTCTCTCACAAACAGTTGGAAGGTCTAAACTCTAATCAAATTCAAGAGTTACTATTTCAGGAGAAAGGAATTAACTGGAATGATTATCCTACTAAGTTTAAAAGAGGAAGCTGCTGTATAAAGAAATATCATCAGACTATGAATCAAACTTTAAGAAGTTATTGGTTTATTGATAATGAGATTCCAATCTTTAAAGGAGAGGATAGAGAATATATTGAAAAACTTATAGCATGAGTAGAACTTACAAGGAGCATCATCCTACCGCACACAATCCGAAGAATAGAATCCCTACTCCATACCTTGATAAAGAGGGAAAGGTAGAACGTAGAAGAAAAAGAAGAGCTTATGGTTCTCAAGGATGGAAAGGATGGGGAGGTGAAATCTATTTCAAAAAATACGGAGAAATAATGATGGATGTGGTAGATAAGAAAAAAGCAAGGCGTGAGGCTAAAAAACATATAGAAAATGAATTACAGGATCAATTATAATGTAGTCTTGTATAGTGAGACACTCTATGATAAAGAGATTATAGTTAAAAATAAAAGCAATGAGTTGATAGCTAAATGCTCACTTGAAGATTACCTTAAAAGGAAGCATGGAGATTCATTCAGACAGCTTATTATAACTAGATGTGTTCCTGACTACTTCGGAGGTGCTAATATATTTAACAACTTATTTTATGGTAGACAATTTTGAATATTTAGCTAATCTATTTGATGGATTAGTAGATAAAGATGATTTTTATTTCGTTCAAATAATTCAAAGAAAGAAGGATGGGGTAGAACTCCCATCCTATACATCTGGTGCTAGAACTATTAGAAGTTTCTACTTTTTTACAAAGGAGGAATTTCTGAGACAAGAGCCATACATAAAGGACTTGTGTAATAGTAATAATGCTAGAGCTTATTTTTGGATTAATCCTCGAAATACTCTTGATATAGCTTGCGAGTCTATTAAACAATTTGCGGACTTGATTAAGAATGGAAATACTAGGCAGGGCATAGCTGTATATGACAGGGCTACTGGTGCCAGTAGAAGTTCTAATTATAAAAAGTTGTGGATTGTTGATATAGACTCTAAAGACGACGAATATAGGAATAGGATAATATCTCTAATTAATGAATGTAGAGGAGCAGAGGGAGATAGGATTAAGCATATAATTCCCACTGTTAATGGTTATCACCTTATATCTAATGGATTTGATAGACAACAATTTTCTCAGAAGTTGGCATTATATCAACTAGACCAGATTGATATACACGATAATAATCCTACCCTATTATATTATAAAACTTTATGTTAGAATTTATCGTAATTCTCATACTAATTATAACTAGCCCAATCTGGATAGCTATTATAGCCGCAGGATTGTGTTTCTTTACATTGACGCTATATCACCGCTATGATATGTATGGCGCTTATAATTATATTAAGTAAAATTTTTAATAAACTAAGAAGATGAAAACCTATACGTATTATATAGAATTTAAGAAAAGATGTGCAGAAACAGTTACTATAGAAGCTCCAAGTGAGGAGGAAGCTAGAAAGTCTCTAAATGAGACCTTTAGAAATCTCACTCTGGTAGAGCTTATTTCGGAGGAATAAAATGAAAAGATTTATATATCATATAGAACATACTTATGGGGATGATCAAAATGTTTGGACTACTGCTGAAGATGAATATGAAGCAGAACAAAATATAAGACATGATTATCATTCAATAAAAAGTTTAACATTAAGAAAGGTAGAGGATATGTATTTAGAAAATGGTGACGAAGTAATAGAGGCTGATAACGGAAAGTTAATTCTAGCTAATAGTGGAGCTTATTGCGACGAAAATGGAAATCCGACTGGTGGTTGTATTGACTATGAAGATACTGATGTATATGTAACAAAGACTGGCAGTGTTTATCATACTAGTAAGGATTGTCCTTCTTTGAAGGCCCGCAATCCTGAAGTTAAGAAAATATCTTTATCAGATGCTCGTAAACAAGGATATAAAGCTTGCAAGAGATGTCGAAAGAACTAGAGGTCTCTTTAGTAAACTACCTATGCCCAGTTTGTGGGAATATAGCAGAGGAGGGAATCATAATGAATTCCCTTCTTTCTGAAGAAGCTGCAAAAGAGGTAAAGAGTCTACATGGAAAAACTGTAGGTTATTCTGATCATGCTTGCAAGGAATGTGCAAAGTATAAGGATGAAGCCTTATTCATAATAGGCATCGACGCAGAAAAATCTGAGAAAGAACCTTGGAGAACTGGAGATATTACAGGAATTAATAAAGATTGTCCTTTAGCATTACACATAAAGCCGAATACCAGGACATTAAAGGACGGAACAACGTATTGCTTCATGGATAAAGCATTAGGTATAGAACTAGGACTATGGAAATGAAGTTAATTAGAAAAGACGAGTTAGCAGAGTTATTAAGGGATAGATGGAAGTTGCGTTGTCTAGAAATGGCAGGTGTTGATAATTGGACATGGTATGACCAGGCAATGAGTGACTATGAAGCAGATGAATACACTAATGATGAACTAACAAAGGATTACAATGAAGCTAATTAAACCATATTTTGAAATCTTAGAACAGAAACCTAGAAACATAATCATTCCATCTGATATGGAAATAGGACCTAAAATGGCTAGGCAAGAGCTTATTGACACTGTATATAGACAGATTGAAATAGCTGGAAGAACCTGTTACAAATCAGAGGACAAGATTACTCTAGATTCTGCTGCAAAATTTGTTGAGAGAATGGTAAAGTCTGGACATGGAGCTATGTTAGAGCATGGTACCGTATATCTATTTCTAACGATGTCTTCTAGACAACAGTATTTTAAGTATTGCAGCAATCCTTATTCTGTAGCTAATAGTACTGGAGAAGCCGAAAAGGGAACTTGGAACGGATTTGTTACTACTAATTATAGAGTATTAGTAGAAAATGGTTGGCTTGAGGATTTGGAATATATCTGTAATCCTGGTAAGGAACATGAGAAAAGAATTACGGTTCGATTTGTATGTGATAGAGGAGTAAGCCACGAATTTGTAAGGCATAGAGTGTTTAGTTTTGCTCAGGAGAGTACCCGTTATTGCAATTATTCCAAGGACAAATTTGGTAATGAGCTTACCTTTATTATTCCATGTTGGGCAGACAGCCTAGCTCTCCAAGAAGTTAAAGGAACTATCATTAATCATGATGAGTATGGAAATTTAATTGGAGAATACTACTATCATTTAACTGGAAAAGGGAACCCCTGGTTTAAACCTTGGGAGATTACTCCAGAAAGGAATTTTATAGCTAATTTACAAATATCCGAACAATTATATTTGGAATTACTAAATCAGGGTTGGAAACCTCAGCAAGCAAGAGCTGTACTACCTAATAGTCTTAAGACTGAATTAATTATGACTGGTACTCTTACACAGTGGGACGGATTCTTTAAATTGCGTGATGCAGAAAGTGCACATCCACAGGCTAGAGAATTGGCAGAACCTCTACATGCAGAATTTAGAAAAAAGGGATGGTGTGAATGAAAGCTAGTGAATATTTTGGAGATTGGATGGGAGTAATTGATACACAGGAACTATATAGGGTAGTCTCATGGATAGGAAAGCTGGACAAGACTACCCTGTGTCCTGCTTCTCAAAACATATTTAGAGCGTTTCAAGCGTGTCCTCTTAAAGATTGTAAAGTTGTATTTTTAGGACAAGACCCGTACCCACAACAAGGTGTGGCTACTGGAATATTGTTTGGCAACTCAAAGGACACCCCAGAAGATAAACTATCGCCTTCATTACAGATAGTTAAAGAAGCTGCAATAAATTACGAAATTCCACACAATAGGATAGAATTTGATAATACTCTAGAATCATGGGCAACGCAAGGTATTTTAATGATTAACACTGCTTTCACTTGTGAAATTGGTAGAGTTGGCTCACACTTTGATATGTGGAGATCCTTTACTGCCAAATTAATTCACAATCTAAGTTCTAGAGATGGAGGTATAATATATGTCTTATTTGGTAATCAAGCATCATCATTTAAGAAATATATTGTAAATAGTCCCAAAATTATAGAAGTGTATCATCCTGCCTATTTTGCTAGACAGAATAAAAAGATGCCTTATAGTGTGTTTACTGAAATAAATCAGGAATTACAGAAACTATATGGGCAAAAGATTGAGTTTTATAAAGAAACAGAATATGGAACTTGTTAATTATGAAGTATAATATTGGATTTACGCTTGGAGACCCAGTATGGGGCGGTCATGCCTGTACAACGGACTATCATATAGTTGCTAATCATTCGGCAGATGAAATATCCAAAGCATACAAAGAAACTACTAAACTCCTAGGTTTTGATTTTATCAAGGAAGTTGGAGTAGATTTTCAGTCAGACTATTGGATACCAGAAAAATTTACTAAAGAGTTATTAAAACTAGGAATAATAGACGAGAAGTATGTTAGGGAATCAGATGCTGAATGGGGTGCACCAGCTGGGTGTTATGAATTTGACTATGCTGAGGAGGAATTTGTAGACTTGTATTTTGCTATAGTAAAATATTCTCTTCCAGATTTAGAGTGGAGTTCTAGAGACTTGGAGGAAGAAACTTTGTGGGATTTATATGGAGCAGCTTATGGCTTCATGTATCATGGAGAATAAAAGGATACCCAGAAAAATAAAGAAGGCTCTTAAGTATACCTTCCTATATCCAAGAGTATGTGGAAGATATCTTAGGTATGGAGCGGTATATACTGTAGGAAGAAATTCTAAATGGACTCGTAAAGCTGCCAAAATAAGAAGACAAATGGACTATGCTGAAATGATAAATATGATGACTAAACAGTTAAAAGGCATTTACGCGAATAGTCCAAGAAAAAGTTATGAGAATTTAGACTCTAGCTTTTTCGAATGGGAAGTAGAAACCAATTTTATAAATAAGTAAAAATTAATATTATGAACATTTCAAGTATTTTCGGTAACAAAAAACAAATAAAATCATTTGCTGAACAGTTAGCAGAAGTAAAGAATATTTTCAAGACCTCTTATGACCAGGCTATGGCTCTAAATGCAGCTATAGCTGAAGACATTAAAGTTAAACAAAATGAGATTGTTTCTATCCAAACTCAAATTGAGTTTAACCAGCAAGTAGCTGAGGATAATAGTAAGTATATCTCTAAACTTAAAGATTTAATTTCTTAATATGTACCTTAATATAAAAATGCTTGAGGATTTCCGAACCCTCAAGCAAGGTGATGAATTTAATTTCGATTTTAGTAAACATCCAGAGATTCTGATTGCTGGAGATAACGGGTGTGGAAAATCAACTCTTGTTAATGTTATAAGAGATTATCAATGTGATAACAGCAAAGATGACCCAAACGCTGTGTATCAGACTAAGCTTGGATATTGTGATATTAGAGGATTCAAAAATAAGGTTGAAATAAGTACTGACTTTACTAGGTTTTATTTCATTAGTGCCGAATTTGATGACCCAACGAGTCTTAATAATAGTGCTTCAGCAGAAGCCTTACTTGAGAACGGAGGATTCCAAACCAAACGTATGTCTACAGGTCAGAGAGGTCTAGCGATGTTAAGTAAATGGTTAGAAGAAAACAAGGAACATTGGGATGAGAAAACTCTATTAGTGTTTGATGAAGTTGACAAGGGATTCGATCTATCTCGCCAAGTAGGAATGTCTAATATGTACAGGAACTTGCATAAGAAATTTAATGTTTCAATCTTGGCAGTAACGCATACCCTATTTCCTATATTAGCTAGAGAAGAGATGTTTTACTTTGAATTTAGAAAAATGGTTTCATCTAAGTTTTATTGTTGGATGAAAACTGGGTATAATATAACTGCTGAAAAACTAGAAGAGAATGAGCGAAAAGAAGATTAAGTATAGTCCAGACCATACATTTTTTACCTCAGATACTCATTTCGGACACGCCAATATAATTAGGTTTTGTAATAGACCTTTTCAAAATGTAGAAGAAATGAACGAAGTTCTGATAGAAAATTGGAATAAGGTGGTTTCTAAGGACGATACGGTCTTCCATCTGGGAGATTTTGCCTTTGGTGGAAGTAGTGTATGGAATAGCATCATCCCTCGTCTAAATGGTCATATAAACCTCATTATAGGCAATCATGACAGAAAGAATCTTAGACAGGGATATATGTTATATTTTGATATGGTAGTACCTCAGCTGCAGATAGAAATTGAGGATAATTCTATCTACTTAAACCATTATCCATTTCTGTGTTATGGAGGGTCATATAGAGGAGTATGGCAACTGTTTGGCCATGTTCACTCCGGACCACAAGCTGATGGTTTGGATATTTCTAGACTTAGGGTACTATTACCGACTCAGTATGATGTCGGAGTTGATAATAATAATTTTACCCCAATATCATATAGGGAAGTTAAAGAAAAAATAGAATCTCAGAAGAATGAAAGTTTGGATAGGACTGTCTCCAGATGATGTTCAAGGGATGGAATTTGATTTGACTCCATTAGAACTTAGAGATTTAATAGGAAAACCTAACTGGGTTCCTACTAAATTTCTAGGTTGGAGAACCTGGAAGACTTCTGTATATTTTAAAATAATTATTTGATATGGAAATTCATGAAAGAAAAGCTGTAAGCGACGAATTAAAAAAGTATGACCATCTGGCGAAGGATTCAGACTTTATAGAAGTAACAGAATGGGCAAATGGAGAAGGTTGGGATATTTGTTTAAATGACAAACTGATATCCTTAACATATGGACAGTTAGAAGCAATCAAGTATTTGGTTAAGACTTTGGATTATAATAGGTAATAAATTAATTATGAAAATAGAATATACTGACGGATGTATTTGCACATCCCTTACCGTTGATGGAAAAGAGACTGCATACATGACTCCGGAAGAGATAAAAGTATCTATACGAGCCATGCTAGATAGGGAAACCGATATAGCTACTCTTCAGGATGTATGGATGTCTCTTATTGAGCATCTAGGAGAATATAAAGACTTAGGACATTGTGAATGTTGTGGAGATTGGATTTCTAATTATACTCTAGAAATATGAGTTGTGTTGAATTACATACAGGAACTTTAACTAAAATTAATACAAAAGGACTTACAGTAGAAGAATATTGTGAGTATCTTTGTAAGAAATATGGTTATGAGATTGCTTATGAAGGAGATACATATGCTGAAACCTTAATGGATGTGGATGATACTTATAAAGTGTTAAACGGAGAACTGTATAAATGTGATGATACTCAATATCCAGAAGACACTTCCTATTTGGTTGACGTTAGAAGTAATGGAGATGGAACTTACAAGTACATTGTCCAATTTTACAATGGAGGCACTTGGTTAAATGAAGTTTTAGAAGAAGGATTAAATAATTTAAAATGATAAATATAAACGAATGTATAGCTAAAGCAATGAAGTCTAAAAATCAAGTAGAACTTCGTGCATATAAGAATCTGAAGGCAGAAATTCAGATTCTACAAACTGCTAAAAATGCTAAACCTTATGATGAAGCAGCTGAGATACAGCTTATTTCTAAAATGTGTAAGAAATTAGAGGACAGTATTTCTAGCTTTATAGAGGCTGGTAGAGAGGACTTGGCAACTGAATATAGGGATGAATTGGAAGTACTAAAAAAGTTGCTTCCTGAGCCTGTAAATGAGCCAGACATACATTCTGCATTACAAATATGGTGTGAGGGAAAAGGCTTTATTGAAGATTTCTATAATGAAGAAAATTCAATAGATATGGTTAGTTTCCAAATTCCAAAGAAAGAAATGGGAAATGCGATTAAATATTTGAAATCAGAATTTCCTCAAGCAGACGGTAAGATGATTTCAGAAATTGTTAAAAAATATATAGTATGAGCCATTTTGTAGGACTAGTATTCGGAAGTAATGTTGAAACATTGTTAGAACCCTATGATGAAAACATGGAGGTAGAACAATATGTTAGATATACAAAGGATGAAGCCATTGATGAGGTTAAAACCAGACACGCTGATAACTATGAGTATGCCATTAAGCTAGCAGATAAGTATAAGAATCCTACCACCGAATGGGAAAAGGAACAGCTTGAAAGAGCTAATAAAATCATAGAGAAAGGGTTGTTTATCTCATATGAAGATGCCTGGGAAGAAGCTAAGAACTGGGGATATGAAATTGATGACGAAGAGAACTTGATGTCTACATATAATCCTGACTCTAAGTGGGATTGGTATTGTGAAGGAGGTAGATGGGGAGCATGGTTACTTCTTAAGGAAAAAGGAGAAGACGGAGAACCCCTCAATGCCATCTTTGCTACCAAAGAAGAAGTAGACTGGGATGCTATGTTGGAAAAAGATAGAATTCCATTCTGTTTTGTAACAGAGGACGGAGATTGGCATGAGTCTGCTAGTATGGGTTGGTGGGCTATGACTACCAATGACAAAGATGAAGATGTTTGGAGAAAAGAGTTTTTAGATTATCTGGAATCAGTAGAAGATGATGTAGAAATTTCTGTAATTGATTTTCATATTTAATAAGAATGGTAACAAGAATTGAAAAATTTGGAGCATCATGGTGTGGACCATGCAAGGTATTAGACAGAACTCTTGAACAAATCTCTGGGATAGAGATAGTAAAGCATGATGTAGATGAAGAGGAAGAATTAGCAAACTCTAAAGGCATAAGAAATGTGCCTGTGTTGATTTACTACAATGACAGAGATGAAGAAGTTAAGAGAACTGTTGGTGCTGTATCTCTCGGAACTATTATGCAAATCTTAAACGATAATTAATATGTATAGAGTATTACTAAGTAGAACTGGAGTAGCCTATGCTAAGGAATGTGATGACGAACTCGATGAGTTTGATTTTATAGAGGTCTTAAGAGACTTTGTGGATTCTGGAGACGTAATTATGTTCGTAGATGATTTAGACACTTTAAGAGATTCTATGGAACTTGAATATAAAATCGAAATAGTTGATGGAGACGAATGAAGACATTAGAAGCTATAATGTAGGAAATTCTAATTACAGCAAGCATAAAATACAACCTTGGGATATTTGGAGAGAATATAATTTGAATCCATGGGATGCGGATATTGTAAAGAGGATACTGAGAACTAAGGAAGAACCTGGTAAGTCTAAAGAGGATGCTAGAATAATGGATTACGAGAAGATTATCCATATTTGCAAAGAAAGGATTCGGCAGATTAACGAGGACAAAAAGGAAGAAGGAACTTCCTCTGGATTTGTTATTAGTACTGATGGTACTGCTTGTATATCTAATATATTTAAACCTAGTGCTATCTCTTATAGTTTGAATGAGGCAAATGCATATGCCGAATTTCAAAAACAACATTATGAACTACATAAGGGAATAAAGGCGTGTGGATGTTCAGTAACATTTACACATAGTGGAATAGGTATAGGTAAATCTGTTAAATGTAATGTATGTAAGGAGAGTAAGAACATAACTGATTACAATACTTGGTAAATAATAAAGGGAGAAGCGTAGACAATAAAGTCTATGTTTCTCCCTATTTTTTTATTCCTACTCCCTTTCAGGAAGTAAAGTATTCCAAAATATCTTAGTATTATTTGTTAATGAAGACATTCTAATAAGAGCATCAGTAAAAGAAGTATCCCCAAATGCTATATTATATATATCTTCGGCTCTTCTAGAAAAATAACTAAATGACATTGGTTGCCAATAAACTAGTGGTCCTCCAATAGATTCAATAAAGTTAAGGTCTAAAAAAGACGAACTTACCATCTTGCATGCCATATGAGCAGCAGCTGCTATAGCTGCATCGTCTATATCTCTAGAATCCTTAGCTTTCTTCATGTTTTCATCATCCCAATCGGCTAATGTTCCAGTGACAAGAGAACCAACAATAAAGAACATTAGTAAATCATACTAGATTTGTCGTAAATTGGCTCTATAGAGATTTCTAAGCTTCTCATCCTCATTATACCACATATCTTCGAAAGTATGCTTTAATCCATCTCCTTGAAAGGTTCCAGATATTAACTATGATAAGGTTAGCATAATTCCTTCCTACCATTCTCCCTCCCACTTTACTACTGGAACTCCAGTATTTTCTGTAGTTGGTATCATTCTGCCATTTTCTTCGGTGAGGTATAACAAATTACCATTAGCATCCTTCTACTGAGCATAGCGTCCTTTTAATTTGATACCCTATCCTCCCAAATACTGGTTTTTCTTACCAGACCAGAAAGTTCTCATTTGCATCCACAAGGCTCCGAGAGTATAGGAATGAACCATTGCCTTTTTTTCGTGGGCATAGTAACCATAAATATCATCAGCTAACGATTTGAAACTCTCAATCTGCTGGTTTGTATGAGATTTAGGTAAAGGTTGTCCGATCTAGAATAAACTACCATCAGCATTTTTAGCATGTTCTATTTCTAACTACTCAGCTATAGCGTAATATAACCCTTTTTGTTCGTTATATTTGGGGTCATCAGTCCTTCCATTAGCATATGCTTCAAAGCGTTTATCCTTTTTCCAATCATATACTAGTTTGTTTCCAACTTTTTCATAGGCATCATAACTGCCATCCTATTTTAACTAAGTGACAAATATAGACATTCTACTGTAATAATCTGGTCTGCTGGTGCAGTGAAAAGCAATATTAGACATATTGAATATTCCATACCTATCTGATTTAGTCTGTTCTGCATAAGTATTCATATCTCTATCGTTAATAGCAAACATATCATTTAATAGGCTACATTTAGTAGGCTTTCCTCCAAGAGTAAATAGTTCTCTATAAACTTCTTTAAAAGCAAATGCAAAATTCTCAAAGGTGAAAGGAGTGTTTTCATCTCCTCTTCCCTAATACATTAGCCTTATATCGGTCCAAAGAGCCTATATCATCTAGTAGCCATACTAAATAGGAGAAAATCCCAGCACCAAGAATGATGCCGCATTTTTAATTCTGCTAACAATAGCATTAAAATTCTACTAATTTTCAGGAATTAAAGATTCGTTTTTAATATGAGATTTTATATAATCTGTGATATAATTGGCAGTATTAGTAAACTTTTTATTAGTTAACTATCCCTAAGTGATTACATGGATCATTGATGCTTTAGCCATTGGCATAATTAAATCAACGTTTTTCTTAGTAGAGTAAGCAAATATATGCTTTAATAACAAAGTTTCTAGATTATTCTCAAAATAATCATATCCCTTCTCTGCAATCTTCTCTAGTCTCTACTCTGTATTCTTTCCAGCATCAAACATATTATTCATCTGAAATAATTCTCCTTCAGAAGAGGGATTCTAGACATCTGAGAATACTCCTAGAAACTATTTCTGTGTTTCTTCCCACCATCTTTTTGGACTCAATCTACTAACTAATCTCTTCTTGAATGCTTCAGCAATACTTCCTAACTAAGAAGCTTGTGAGGATAAACTTCCTACAGCCAATGGAACTCTAAAGAATCTAACATCTTCTGTAGTTATCATTTCATCCAATTCATCAGTTCCAAACCTATCCTAATTTATCTTAGTAAGAGCATATTTAAGAAATTTCTTTTCCTGTTCAGTACCAGAGAATTTGTTGCTCCAGGGATTCTTAAATAGAATATCGCCATCTTTATACTCTATCATATTTCTATACAAGCTTGCCTAATTGCCAACAGTCATTTCTGATAGCTTTCCAAACCCTTTGCTTTTCTTTAGTTCCTCTACTAGCTCTCTAATAATTGGAGTCTCCCTCATCATATCCTCACGAGTGTTCTAATAAGCTTCAGTAATAAGAGAGGTTAATTTATTTAGAGTAGCATTATCTAGATTTCCTGGATTATCTAACATCAGAGATTTAACCCCGTTATTAAATATATTCATGCTCTCAAGATACTTCTCGTTGTCTTTAGTCTGCTGTCTAAACTGCACTCCCTATATTTCAGCAATAGCTAACATTATATGATTATATAAAGTTCTCTACTCATTTCCCTCCTCACTATAAGTGTCTAACGATGTTATCTACTCAGTTCTTAAACCTCCATTAGGCTCTTCTAATTTTTTCCTAATTGCCTCCAATTTTCTAAGAATATCTCTTCTGTCATTAGTAGAGACTGCTTCATCCAACTATGTATATAAATCCTTATACTTTCCTACAAACTTATACTTATCCTCTTCCCAGTGTGTGCTAGCACCAAGTTCTAATACTTCTCTAAGCTTATTTTTAGCCAATTCTACTTTATTCGCAAATTTAATGTTCTTAATATTATTCTAGAATCCATCAATGTGGGATACTAACTCTCCGAAATTGTAGACTAATTCCTCGTTTGATGCCGCTGTACCCTGTAGAGAATGGGGATTAGCTACAAGTATATTTCCAATAATTCCTTCTTTAGAGGTTATTTCAGGCAAACAGTTTAGGATTGCCATTGTCTCCATCAAGTGTATGTTTCCATTGGTAGCTTTCATAGCCAATGAACCAGGTTTCCTAGCCTATACACTATCTACTTCAAATGCCCCAGTTAATAACTATCTTCTACTAGATTTATTAAACTTATGAGAATAATCTAGATTGTCAGTAGTAATTTTCAATATATCAATCTACCCGTTGAGCTTGTTTCTTAGTAGAATAACCCCATAAGCCTTTATTGCTTCATTTTCGATAATTTCATAATAGTTCCTACAGTACTTACCCATTAGATTCTAGAACCATTCTGCGGAAGCTCCTTGTTTAACATTAATACTTCCCTATTTTGGTAAAGGAACTAGACTAGTATTTTCTTTTATGCCTTTCTTCAAGGCCATTTCCACAGAGGCTACCATATCTCTGCGTTTTTTTGGGAGAGTTTCCTAATAGAACTTTTTAACTTTTTCAAAAAGTTCTTCCTAAGTGTTAGCAGTATATGGAATCTTAGAGTTTTCAGTTTTAAATACCCATTTCTTAGACTCTGGGTCCTACTCAATATTTCCTTCCATCATAGATTTTATTTCTTCGTCTCCCCAAGTCTTACTCATATTTATACTAGGAAACGAATACTCCATTACCTACGAAACATTAGTTACAATTTCCTTGGGAGTTAAATCAATAACTGGGGTAGGAGGAATAAACTCATCAATATTAGCAGCAACCTCATTTAATGTTGCTCTAGTAGTTATATCTTCCAAAGTAGACTCTCCTAACCTAGCTGAAATAGTATCAAATACCCAAGTGTCTCCCTCCTACCTGAAATTATGCATTTTTATAGGAGCAACAATAACTTTAGGTGATGGACTGTTAACTCTAATTCCGGCATTCTCAATCATTCTATGATATAATCCCATCTGATACCAAAAAGCTCTCTGTTTCGCAGAATCAAAAGAATCTTTAGGGGAAGTCTTATAGTCAATAACATGAGCATACCCATCCCCATCAACTACCAATAGGTCTATCTTTCCTAAGATGGTATCTCCTTTCCCTTCGATCTCATATCCCAACTTGGTAACTACTTTAAACTCAGGAAAGAAAGTTAGATTCTGTCCATATGTATTAATTAAATCTTCGTGTAACTTTTTTCCATACTTAATTATACTATTTATAGTATCCTGCTTTAATTTTTTGTCTTTATACTGTAAATTTATATAGCTCTTAATGGCTTTGTCACTCTGGGTGATAAGTAATCCAGCCTTTGTAGTTCTGAAAAGCATTTCTAAGATACTATGGATCTCTGTACCTAATTCGCCCTGTGCTTTCCACTTATCCTTCATTTGTTTGATTAATCCTAAAGTCTAACTGGTAGTTTCTGAATTATTATCAAAGTTATCTAAATACTCCTTCAGCTAGTCTTCGCTAACATTATCGGTAACGGTTACATTCTTCCCGAATAGTTCTATTTCGTCATTATTAAATCCTTTAGTGGGATCTTTCCAGTCCTTAATACGTCTTCTCCAATATTCAAATTCTCTAAAAGAAGGCATTAAAAGCTAGTCTTTAGAATTAGTAAGATCCGCGAGAAATTCCGTTACACCAATATAAGGGCGTTTAAATTCTAGATTATCTTCTCCATCCTAGTATAATTTCTTAGCCTCAGCATAAGCTTTAACATGCTTTTGAGCCTCTGCTTTAACTTTCTTTAAAGCTTCCTAAGTTATTACGTTATCTAAAGCATTAAATACCAAATCCCCGTAGATTTCGTATAGTTCGTCTCCTTTTTGTAGTAGAAAGTTTTCATACTCCTTTTTACTACTAAATTCGTGGTCTTTAAATTTATATATACATTCAGACATGACAGTATTCAGTTACCTTCCCTTCTTCCATTAACTATTTGTGCTTTTCTTCCAAATCCAGACTTAGTATATTAGAATTAGAAACATCGATTTTAGAGTTAACTATTCTAGCAAGTGACCTCAAAGTACTGTTGAATAATATATCGTCATTAATATCTCTAATACTAGATTCCCCCATTAGAATAGAGTCTAATACACGCTTCATATTATACATTAACTCATACTATACGTTGGTTGGAAGAAACTATAATTTTTCGCTTTTATCTATTATTCTATTTCTTAATTCTTTAGAAAATTCTTTTTCGTTATCTTTAATTAGCTTATCGTAAAGTTCTGTACCGTGGAGTGAAGTAATTAACAGAGGAATTAGCTCTATTACTGGGGTATCTAGGGTAACAGCATCTGCATTTACATAAGTTATCCCACCTTCCGAAAAAATTGGAGATTCTTTATATTCATTTAAATCCTCTGTTATAACAGATTCTACTGGTAGTCCATATACGTCCCGCAATTTACTTACAATCTCCTCTACAACTAGCGTATCGCTTATTTTAGAATGACTTACAGGAGTAGAGATTTCTTGAGTAATAGGTCTATGAGTAATATATACCTTAATATCGCCAAAGAATGGAGAAAACTCCACTTCTAGGTCTCTAAAGTTATCATTTATCCATACCTATGAAGATTGTAAATCATTTTTCCCAGTAAGCCTATAAATCTACTATTCCTTCGTAATCCCACGTTTAATATTTAGCTCTTCTGTCAAATAATTTGAAGAATCTACTCCCTTAATTTCATCAAGGTGGGGAAATCTGCCAAGTCTTTCCTAGAAGTCTGCACATATAGCCGCTAAATAGGATTCTGGAAGCCCAGAACGCTACTCTAGCGCCCTGAACTCTACAGAATTTTTGTTTATACATATACTCATTTACAGTTTATTTGATTGTCTATATATTTGTTTAATATATCTATATTTATTTTATAGTTTCTAATATTAGGATCGTAGTCTATATACAAGTTAGAGTGAGATGCTAAAAACTTTTTTACTTTCGTTAGCTATTCTCCCTATAACTTATCTGTTTTTATATCCATAATGGTTCTAGTAACAGTATTAACTATTATAGATCCATCATTAAATGGTAATTCTATTAAGTCTCCCTAAGTCGGAATACTTAATATAACATTATAGTCAATATTATCCTAATTATTATATATCTATTCTCCAGTAAATACCCCGTCCTCGTCTCTCAGAATCTAAATCAAGTCAGTTCTTAGCTCCTCCTTATTTCTTCTTCTTCTAAATCTTCCTCTTCTACTACTAGTTATAGGAGTTAGCCAGGTAGCTAACTCTTCGTTAGATAACTAGAAACTATCTCCACTAGTATCTAGTTTAGAAGTCTCTTCTCTAAACTTAGAAGGTTCAGCAGAATTTACATAGTTATCAAAAATACTAGTTAGAGTACTCTATCCAGACTTACCTCCGTAAGAAATAAGGTTGTACCAGTATAGAATATCTTTGATAGGTATTCCATTGTAACTAGAATTGATAGAGTCAAAGCTCTATCTAAGCCTTCCTAATGTCAGCCTATCCTCTTCAGAAATTGGAGACATATTAATAGTAGTAGTATATGATACTGAATTATTTCTACTAGCATTTTTAGAATATATATTTGGTCTTAATGAGTTTATGAACTCATTATTTTTAAGGGCTATATTAATACGATCTCTGCTACTAGAATTATATCCAGCTTTCAAGTCTGGTATTACCTACTTTTCTACCCAATTTTTGAAGGTAGCATTGCCTCCAATAGTTCCTAATCTGATAGGCAAATCCTTAGAGGTCTAAGTTTTTATTAGCGTATCTTTATCCTGCAAGTATATTAAAGTAGACCCAGCTGGCAATACAAACTCTAAAGAACTTAAGTAGTTATTAACTAATTTATCATTACATAAATTGGAAATTCCTTGAATAGTACCCTTAGTATCAGTGCCATACTAATATCCAACGTTTATATAATCATGAATAGTCCTGTATTTAATAGAACTTTTCATATACGCTTCATGCTTCTCAAATGCTGCTAAAGAATATCCCCAATAGTGTGGAACTGTATTTATGATAGCTAAAGGATTGAAACTAACTTTAATCTTTTCATACTCATCAATTTTAGCCTACCTATATTCTTGGTTAGTCATAAACTGAATGAAGTCTAGTTTGCTAGGAACAATATTTTCTATATTCCTTACATAATTTAGATAATCTTCTTCTTTATTTTTTACTCCCTAATTAACTCCTAGTAACTAACCTATTTTGTTAAACTCCGCTGCTCCCTTATGTAAGGTAACAAGGTTTTCAAACAATTGAGGTCCGTTCTTCCATACCTTGTCATAAACTATAAGACCGTCAATAATCTAGTCTATAACTTTATTTGCTAACTACTTGTTTTGGACAAGGTCTGTCCTTACAGTATTACTATAATTAGTTATAACTCTATTCCTAAAACTGTTTAATTCGTTAATAACTTCATTGATAGTTTTCTTCTAAGTATAGTTGCCAAAATCGTCTAATTCTCCATACAAGGACTTCATTAGGTCGTTCAACCATTTTTCTACTCCCTTGGTACTTTTTCTAATAGCTGTAGAAATATTTACTCCAGTCTTTTTTCCGGTGTTATCTACTAGATATTCGGTACTGAAAGAGCCAAGTATTGAGCTAATAGGATTACCCATAAATTTGATAACATCATCAATAGAGTTTAGCTAAAGCTTATCACTAATAATACTTCCCTTCAACATGGATGCTACAGCATCTCCTACCGGGGACATAAGCACTCTACCTAATTCTTCGTAGGGAATACCCATAGCTAGACCGTAAATATACATATCTGCCATCTTAGAGTTAGCATTTAATTTGGCCAAGCATAGTTCCTTAGCGTTGTCTGTAGCTAATGATAACAATGCAGATATCTCAAGGGCTGCATCATCTGCATTTGCTATTCTCTACAATAATTCTAAATTCTCTAAAGTCTACGGAGCTAAATCAGGATTAGCATTAGCTATAGTGTAATACTCCTTTCCGTTAAATACAATAGATTTGTTGAATAGAGGTTTAAGATTCCCTTGTTTTAAGAGAGTGTTGGCGTACTACGTAATAGCAAAGAAGGATTTTAATCCAACTGCAGAAATACCAATAACCTCTTTACCAGTATAGTTATCTTCTATTGCCTACATTATATTAGCAACGTTTCCTGGAGTCGCATACTTCAAAGCTTTACCAGCCTCCGATTTCTCTGCCATCTTTTTGGGTCTATCGGTAGTCTAGTCTACAGACATAGTAGCCTACATCTAATTCACTGGATTGGCAATAATATCAATCATTTGCTATACTACATAGTTCTTAGTATACTCTTCCTAATTGTCGGAATATAAATTATGGTCATTAACCATGACAGCAAGCTCTTCAAATAAAAACTCTAACTGCTCTGGAGTAAACTTCTGACTAAATTCCTTATTGAATATATCTGCAGCCTTCTATTTGCCTAAATCGGACAAGTCCGAAAACTTCAATAACCCATCTTTAGATAGCCGATTAATTAATTCTACCCTATTCTATAAGGTATCATCTCTTTCAAATAGAGTTGGCATATTATTAACCATCTTAAAATCATATGAAGAAAATAAGTTAACGATATAAGATGCAAATTTATCTCCGTCTCCTACTCCTTCCTCATGTTCAACTGCTTCTCTGATATTTATTCTCTTAATCTTTTCTCCAGTTGGGTAGTTTAGCCCAGTTGATATTCTTAAAGACTCTTCAGAAGAAAGGTCAAAGTAAGGTGACCATCCTGCAAATTTTCCATTTTTTAATAGTTCAAAAGTTAATAGAGACACCGTATCAATATCGTAGTCAGAACCCTATAACCATATTTGGTGAGTAGATACATATGCTGTATTTATATCAAAATCTTCGTATCCTACGACTTTCATAGGCATAAACGACTACATTGATTGCGCCGGAATACGTGCAGCTATTATATCTAAAGACTTTTTGAAAGAAGTATATAATTCATTTCCTAAGTAGTTTATAATGTTTAAAGTCTAGGCTTCTACTAATTGCCCATTACTTTCGAAATTTCCTTCTTGATTTATCTCTATATTGCTTAGCTACTGATTTCTATGCCTAGCTATAGTAATATCCTTACCAACAGTATTAATCCAACTTCTAAAAGATTTATTTTTAGATTTGTGTCGAAGTATCTTACCTAACTATACTGAATCAACTTTACTAGATACCTAAGGAATGTTATAGTTAAAGGCATCTAAATAGAAGCCTACGTTATCGGTTACAATAACCTACTATCCATCAATAGTATATGTATCATCCTCTAATGAGGATAATTCGTATTGTCTTTCTCCATTAATATCGGTCTAGTATATCTTTCCTGAAATTGCATCCACTTCTGGTGGATAAGTCTAAATCTTCTTTAATTCTGGATGGAGTTTATTAAACTACTACTTACTTAATATATAAAAGTGTTGTCCGTTTAACCTCTTTAGAGCTACAGTATAGGCTCTCTCATCTGTAATTCCAATAGCTAGATTTTTAATCAATTTCTTTTTGAATATGTTCTGGTCTCTTAGTAGAGAATCTACAGAATCTTCTGGAGTAAGTCCTAACTGTGAAGCCATTGTTTTGGGCATTATAACTTCATAAGGCTATACTTGCAAATTGTTAATGACTACATCTTTATATTCATTTCCAGTAAATACTTTTACTATCCCTCCCTCTTTTACATTTTTCAGAGCTTCCTGAAGTGTTTTTCTAGAGGCTCCTTCCTACTGTATATATATATTATAAGAATCTGCCAAATCATACATATTATACTTTATTCCATCACTTCCAATGAAAGTAAAGAAATATGACCCCAGATTTCTTCCATCAATTATATCTTCTATAAATAAATTATTAGGATATAAACTCTTTAAATCGTAATATCCAATATACTTTAAAGAGGGATCTCCATATACATCCTTACCAGTAACTGGGCCTTGTACATGAACCTTGTCTATAGTATTTCCTTCAGCATCAACTACAAAATAGGTTCTATTCATCTAAACATCCTAAATTCCAATAACTGGCTACTAAGCCTATAACTCTTTTATTTCTTCCTCAAAATTTACGAATTCTGATTTTAGCTTTCCTCCGTATAGTTTTATAGTCTCGTGAGACGGTACTAGCACAGACAAAATTCCCTTAAACTTTAATTTAATAGCAGATTTAGTAAGTATTGAAGAGAGCATAGATCCTATTTTATTATACAATACAGGATCGCTTACCGGGATAGGGTTTTTCCTAATATCATCATCAGTTATTTCTTCTCCTCTTTTATACTTATCTATAAGGTTTGCTACTACATCCATAATAATTCCGTCTTTTGCTTTATTACCGTTAGCAAGCTACTTAACTAAAAGATTAGCTAAAGTCTTTGAAAATTCGGTATTACTTCCAGAAGGGTCTAACTCCTTTCTAAGAGAGTCTACTAAGGGTTCTATCCCCTATTTAGTTAAAGAATATAGAGCTTGATACATTTTGTTTGATTCATCCCAAGTATATCCTAATGCTGCGCAGGCACTTACCACCTGTGTCATCATTGATATTTCAGAGTCATCAGCATGATGTTCTTTGTCTAACTGGATTCCTGCCTATGCTAGCTATATAGAATAGCTATTAAATGGAATACTGTCATAGTATATACTTTTGGTATTATAGTTGGCAGCCCCCTATTTAATAGCCCCCTCAGTCACAAGATAGTGAATATCAGAGTGCTTCATGGGCTAATAAAAATTATTCTAATCTAGGGGCTTATTCCCTTTTAACAAAAATCCACAACTATTAATAGCTTTAACAGTATTATATATAGACTATTCTCCGAAGTTTTTGTATCCAGCAAGCTATCCATTTTCATTCAGACTTACGCTGTTTATTCCTTGGAAAATATACTTCCATACTTTGTAATTAGTATCTATGCCATCTACTCTTCTTAGCTAGGGGACTCCTAACAGTTTTCCGTTCTTTGCAGCAATTGTTTCATATAAATTATATGAACCATTGCCTAAGTATTCTATTTTAGTTATACAATTATACTAACGTTCCCATTTTCCAGTATTTGGATTCTTGATAGGTGAAGTATAATAAATATTTCCATAGTCAATATCAGGTTCTCCCTACTAGCCCTAATATCTCCTTGTTATGTCTATGTAAATAGGTTCTCCATTCTAATCAGACCAAACAATATCTGTCATTTTCTTCATCATTCTTTCATTAAATGGAGAGTTCTTAAGCCAACTATTAGTTAATCCGAAGCCTGCCGTTTTGATAATTCCACCAGTTCCAGTAGTTTCATCATAAAAATGTATAAAAGGCTTTTTGTGTATTCCAGAACGCTCCCCATTTAAAGAGTTATTCTCCAATACTACCATAAATGGATTTACAAAGGTAGAACCATCAAAAGGTTTTACTGCTGTATTATCACCTTGAATATTACAAACATAATCGTTAATATCCTATGTAACTGCTATTCTAGCATTAGTAGGGACACCAGTGAGCTGCCCTAGTAAATATTCATGCATAGCTGCAGTCATGGATACGTTACGTTTATGCTATGCCTAATATCTATTGGCTTCGTCGTTCATAATAGCTTCAAAGTTGTTGAAGTCTATTTGATTCGCTTTCTTATTAGGATGATTAACATGACTTCCTACAGTAGATAACAGAAATTCCTAACTATATAGATAATTGAGTGCATTATATTTAGATAGCAAAGGATTTAGTACTACAGTTTCAACTAAAGAGTGCGGGTCAAACTTATTAATTCCTAGCTAAATAAAATCTGCCTCACTAATAATATCATGAATATTTCCCTATTCGTCTTTATACTTGGCAAATATTAGAGTTCCGGAATCACTAATCCACTGCCCCAATTCGTTCTTTTTGAACCAATTCTAAGTTTTAGTATCTAAATCTATAACTACTTTACTATTTATTAAAGAAGTTAATAATTCAGTATTCTTATATTGGAGGAAGAATCCAAGTCTGTTTGTATTTTTATAGCGCCTAGCGAGAGCAATAATAGAGTTATTAAAAAATAACTCTCCTCCCTTAGCAAACACAAAGTGTAATTCCTCGTTTATTTTAACTCCAGATTCTCTACTTATGGTATCAATTAATTTTCTATAACTTGTAAATGTCTCCTCACTTCTAGCCTTATCTTTAAACTACTACAAGGATTCAGGGGTATATTCTAACACGAAATCTCCAAATACTCTATTATATGTAGGACTGTTAGTAAACAATTTAAAGTCATTATTTAACTTAGTTATCAGTTTACTATAATAGTCTCCAAGTTCTTTATTTATATACTATAGTAAAGGTTCATTGTTAGTAGACGAAATAAATTCTTCTATACTCGAATATCCCATCTTTTTAACCTCATGGTCTAAGTTAACTAATAATTTACTTACTGTGGATTTATCGGAATTTACTGAAGGAATTATAGGTAGGATTCCTTTACTAGAAAGATTATTTTTCCCTGTTTCTAATCCTATTAAGGGCTAAATTAGGTCATATGTAATAGCTGATTCCAAAAATTCCCTAGAACTTAGCTAGTTGAACAATTTATATTCTCCATCCTACGTTTTTAGTTCTCTAACAGTATAGATATTGACGAAAGTATATGGGTCCTGTACAATAGAGAAATTATGCGCTGGACAACTGGGGTTATCTCTGATACTTTCCATCTACATTTCATAGGTAGATAAAAGTCTACTGGGAGAATTAGTTGCCAATGTTCTTCCAGTAGAATCCTTCACTGAAGTAGCTGAAGTAGCACCATCTGTTACTGCTCTAGCCTCAGCAAGCTATTCCAGAGTAGTTAACTGTTTGCTGGGAACAATATCGATAGTAGAGTAGGCTTGACTCACCTTAGGCTCTCCATAGTAGTCAACTGGATAATATTTCTTCGCAATTTGCTAAATTCTTTCTAATTTAGTCAACTTTTCTTCATCAACTCTCCTAGGTTGAGATAATGCATCATTTATTTTCTTCAACACAAATTGACCATGTAATAATTCTGCCCCAAATCTAAATAACTAGGCTATTGCCTACTATCTAGACAGACCAGTAATAAACACAAAATTATCTAGATACTTTGGATTATTAGTAAAATTCTAGAATAATACTGAGTCTAAAAACTCTACTGGCTATTCTATGGTTGCATTTTCTATTGGAATCTTATCTATAGTTACTCTACCTACATTATCAATATTTACATTCTTACCTTTCCATGTGAAATTAAATCCTGACTTATCATAGGAAGGACTATACGGCACTTCTCCTTCCGGAGTATTCATAGTATTTAAGGTATCGTTAAGTCTTCTCTATATCTAATTAATATTAGAGCTTAATAAAGATTTTAATACCATCTTACCACTTACAGCATCTATAGAGTATTGACTATTTTTAACAATACATGTAGTATCAGATGTCTATAATAAGGTAGAGAAATAATCACAATCGAAATATCCTTCTAAGTCCTACACTCTTCTTAAAGAATTTCCCTAATTATTGAATAGTTCTTTTCCCAAAGACATAAGTACGTTTCTTTCTTCTAAAGTAAATTGATTAGCTATTGGCTTAAAAATATTTTTCAAGTCCTAACTAGTTAGCAATTCGAATATAGCAGTAAAAGCTTCTCTGGGATATAACCTCGTTTTATTAATTAATGTAGCTAAAGTAGCACTTGTTCCTAGGGATTTAATAAAATCAGCAGATTCGCTACTAATAGAGTCTAAAGGAATAGTTCTTTTTCTAGCTTTGACCTCATTAAGAAGAATTCCCCTAGTTAAGGGCCTGTTAGAAGATAAATCCTTTAATTTACTAACTAATACAGTAAACTATCCAAAATTCAAATAAGTATCTGGAATAAGAGTGCCGGAATTATAGTCATAAAGCCTAGTAGAATTAACTAGTATTCTAGACAAATTGTTGATTGACTTTGATAAATCTATATCGTCTTCCTCATTATTAGCCCAGAACATAGCTGTAGCTTTAGAAGATAAGGTATATTTGTCAGAATCTGCGAATTTAGTATCTCTATCTTTAATCTTTATTGTATCTCCAAAAATATGTAGTAAAAACTCGTCAAAGTGTGCTAGAGTCTAATATGCGTTAAAAGCTTTGAGAGAGTCTGTCTAATAGCTAAACTCAGTTATTAACCTCTTTCTATCAAATTTATTGAATACATCCTCTGCGAGAGGGGCTAAGTACTCAAAGGCTCTAGTATACTTTCCATCTTCGTACATAGGAGTCCTTCCAGGAAGAGTTCTTCCCTTCTTCTAAAGGAAATTATATACTATATCGAACAATGTCTACTAGTATTCTCTAAGATTTTTATTTAACTCTCTATCTCCTCTAATTATAGTCCCATTGTCTCGATTAAATATCATAGAGTTACATAGGTTAAAGTTAATCTACCTTAGTGCACTATTTTTAACTTCGTCAGCTCCATTATATATCTAATTCAGAAAGTCACTATTTACCTAGTTTTTAGAGTAATCTATATCAATACTAGCTGTAGTAACTACCTATTCTGAAATGTCTTCATTTTCACCTAAGAGTATTTTCTGGATAGTAGTAGAACCTATTGGTTCTATTCCTGATTTAGCCAATCTCCAATCTACGAACTTTGCCCAGTCGGATAGGAAATCATTAATACTGGAATACCCAGCATCTTGTGCATTTTGTTTCGCTGCTTTTAGATAATCTAGAGCTGCAGAGCGTATCTGCTCTGCACTCTAATTCTCTAGACTTTTAATAAGTTTACCAAAATCAGTTTTAAACTTTTGTTTATAGTCACAAATCATATGTTTCTAAATATATTTGTACAATATTCATTATCTTGAGCTAAATAATTCAATAACTATTTTAATTCTTCTTTATTTGTATCATTATCTGGCATAGCCTTGAATATGTTAGTTAGTTCGTCAACTACCTCTGAACCCTACATTTCTGAAACTGTATTCCAGCCATATGCTCCCTAGTAGTCTAGAAATTCTGACATATAACCAATGTTACTAAACAGGTTATATATCGGAGAACCATCCTCTAAGAACATCTCGTCATACATAGAAGAATCTTGTCCCTACGACGCTTCTTTTATTAATTCGGCTGTCTGATTCTCCCTATTAATTCTTAGAGTTAAACTATTTCCTAGATTGTATTCATCTGTTCTAATGGATGTATCTAATATAAATTTCTCTAGTCCTGCCTTATCAATCTAATCCTCAGAAAACTCTACCTTAAATACTCTATCACTAGCAGTATTGAAGAAATACTTAGACTTACTATCTCTGGCGTTAAACTCATTCATTGTACGATTTACATCTCCCTATATCATGTTATAAATGTTATAACCGTCAGGGAGTACAGCATCTCCAGATAAATAAGCTATAATATTATTATACATTAAATCAGCATTTGTTCGATTTATCTAGTCAAAATGGTAAGGTCGATATAATTCAAAAATTTCTTTTGAGGTAGGTATCTTACCATTAATTAGTAATGCGGATTTTAGTTTATCAACATACTCAGGAGTAAAATTTTTAATTCTACCATCTACGGAGATGCCTTCTCCAGAAATAGTTATTTGATTTATATTATACCAATTAGGTTCTATACTAAACGTATCTCTCTTCGGTTGAGAACTATTGGGATTTATAAACCCGAAGGTATCACTTGAATAGTCTCTAGGAATTTTATCGTTCGCGGGAATTATTTTATTTACAAAAGATTCTATTATAGTATTGAAATCCTTATTCTAGCTAAATAAGCTAGAATCAAGTTTAGCATTTATAGTAAATGGAAGACCGTTAATAGTATAATTGTCAGATTCTAACTAAACCATTACCTAATCTTTTGGAGGTATCTTTTCCTTAAACTTAGTAGAGTAATAAAACTCTCCCATTCCTCTTTCTCGCAAAATATTAGCAAGTTCATTTACTTTATCTAGTAGGACATTACTAATATGAGCATCAATATAGCATTTCAACAATGCATAATTCAGATGCTACTGAATACTCTATGTAGGTTTACCTGTCCCTTTCCAGGTTTCTTCTGTAGATACCTCATTAACTAATAGCTCTGGAGAGGATTTTTCTAGCTACTAAAGTCTTTCAACTGTTTCTATTATTTTTGTTTTTAGTTCGTCTTCTAAGTTATTAAATAATGGGTTGTTACTTTTTAGCTCTGGGAGAAGCTTATCCCAAATCTAATAAGAAGTTAAACGACTTCCAAGTTTTTTAATAGTTTTTCTTTTATCTGAATCAGTTTCCTTTATTAGGTTTCTTAAGTTTATTAGGTAATCCTCAACAGGTACTTTAGGAGGAACCACGTAAACAAGAGTGACCTCTTTATTCTCATTAGGATTTATTAACTATCGTTCATACTGCTCCCGCATTAACTAATCACTACTTAAAAGCGGATTCTAGGTGACTAGTATAAATGCATGGCCTTTATTTGCAAATTTAATAGGATTTCCATTAGCATCACTTAAATCCTACATGGAAGTATATACTCCCTTAGAGAATATAAATCCAGAATAGTCCTAAGCTTCAGATATAGTGGAAGTAATTCCATTAAATTCAAACTTAGTTCCAGATATAGCATTCTGATTTACCTAAATACCCCAATTTTTTAATCCTTTGGAAGGAATCCACGATTCGTTATCTATCTTAAAATATCCACCATTTGTAAATAAAAAGAGGGTAGCTAAATTGGCTACTTCTGGTATTTTGGAAAGCTCTTCATCCTATAGAATAGCTTTATGAAAGTTATATGGATCTGGATTCTATTCAAATAATGCTTTTAGCTTGATTCCTATTTCTGAAGTAGGATTTCTAGTATAGGTTTCTAAATTGCCCAAAGTAAACAACGGAATCGCAACTCGTTTACCGTTTGCTAGTGTAATAATAGCATTAATAGCTTTCCTATTTATGTGTTGTGATTCTTCAGATGGGTTAGCATTGCCTATAGTTCTCTCATCATTGCTTTTGTCAAAAATGCCAAATTGTTTTGCATCCTATCCGTAGCCCCATTTCTAGTCAGAATTTCTAGCACTAATATTTGGGGCCGACATTAACCCAAATTCAACATTAGTTACTTCCAAGTTAGGATTACTCTCATCTGGATTAAAAACAGAGCTTAGTGCTAATATTAGGTCTGGCTTACTAGTACTAGTAAATAAATAACCTCTAACTTCTTTTATAATATTTTTGTAGAACTCTGCGTCCTTTACCGGATTTTTCCAGTCTAGTTCAAATATTTTAGCTAGTCCTATAGCACTATCAATTCTGTATCTATATCTAGAAATTTCATCTTCAAATACTAATTTTCCGTCCTTTTCCTTCATTCCTAACTCAAATGTATTGTGGGAATGTAGTAGATATACAAAATCTTCTCCTAGTTCTGGAATAGGCTATTCTGACTACTTTTCGTTTAACGCTTCTACAGTTTTTTCTCCATAATTAGTAGGAAGAGTTAACTCATCCTGAGTAGCTATTAGTGGAGGTACTTTAGTAGGAGGAGGAGTTGTTATTACAGTCTTAATGCCCTATCTATCAATTTTAACTAGATTAACACTTTCAGGATAATTTTGTTCCAGGAATTTTTTTCTATTTTCAGAAAATCTTGCAATACCAGCTTTCGAAAATGAAGACATAGTAACAACGTTTTCTCTGTTAGATTTGATTTTAGTAAGTTCAGAACCATAAACTAAGGCTCCCTACTCTGCCCTACTTATAGCTGTATATAAATCTTTCTTTCTGCTAAGCTCATCACTTCCAGTAAAATCAGCTATATAAAACCTGCCTTCTAACCCCTATGCTGCTGTACCTCTAAATGCTTCGAATCTTCCATTATACTTTTCATTCATATACTGATATAAAGGAGACTCCATATCATAATAAATAAGTCCTACCTTATCTTTATCAGATACCTAGGACATAATATTGTCAATAGTAGTCTTAGCCTCATCTTTATCAAAAACTACTTTAGCTCCTGTAAAATTTCCGGGCTACTCGTAGTAGTATGTCTGTACAACATCGTTTTCATCTGTAGTTCTAAAGGATGCTAAAGTTTTGTCTAATTGAGAATTAGAGGTTCTCATACTAACTCCCAGCTTTGGCGCGTGTTTGAAGAAAGACCTTTTTGGACTCAGTTGTAATTCAGTATTTTCATACCTCTCTACCATAGCCTTGCTTGAACTTTGGTCAAAATCTCCAGCAGTTAAAACAGTTATTCCATATTTTTTAGCAAAGTCGTTTATCAGAGATAAATCAGCTTCATCGTAGTGGGATATTTCATCAATAATAATCAAAGATGGAACATTTTCTGGAGCAATGTCATCTGATTGATGTTTATATACAATCTTACCAGTAGAGTCCTTAATCCAATCTTCCTTATCATATAATCTATATCCGTATTTATTAGTATCCCTACTAGTATTATAGTTAGAGTAAATTGTAGTCATAAAGGGATTTTTCGAGAATGCTTTCTTAAGTCCAAGTTTTTTGACCTATTCATCGGCAGCCTTCTAACTATTATGAACAAACCAGCTATTTTCCAATAGTTCTTTTGGAAGCATTTTAGTTATATAATAGTTAACTGCCTAACTTTTACCTGCTCCTGGGATGCCCTCTATTAGATATATATTCTCGAATTTGGGAATAATGTCTTCATTTACTATCTAGTTATCATTGATAAATTTTCTTATCTCTTCAGCAGTATTTACCCCAAGTTTATTTCTCAGAATGTCCTCCTTAATAGTATCACTACTTTCCTAGAAGTTTTCTATAGCAGCCTATTTAAACGCTTCCATAAACTAGGTAGTCATATCGCCATTTAGAACCTCTGCTAGTCCCTAAAATATAGATTCTTCTTGGGTAGGAAGAGGAGCTACTTCTCCATCTATTACAGTTTTAAACTTTTTAAGAAAATCTGATTGCTTTAAAGCAGCTCTACTAGCCAACCAATATACAAAATTCTAATCCTCTAATGCTTCTGTATTCTAACTAATTATCTGATTAGTCGAACTATATAAGTCAAACCCTTTTCTAAATAAGTCTTTTAGTTTTCCTTGCTTAATTAGATCTTCATTAGCTTGGAAAAAGTCATGAACAGCATCAGATATAGCGACTCTTTCTAATTCAATTGAATCTCTCTACTAGGCACTTATTCCCTTTTGATTTCTGGTTGGAGCAAACTCTTTCAGAGTTAATGCATTGTTAATAGCATCCTACAGCCTGTCTCTTTCTTTCCAATCATCGCCTATATTAACTATAAAGTCTGATAATCTGTTATACTCGATAAAGTTCTTATTAATTGCTGTATTGTTAACTAAGTTTAGCTTTTTCCCCTAATTTATAGCATATATAGCTTTCGCCTAAATTAGCTTATTTTTTATCAAATCTAAATCCTAACTAATGATGGCTGCATCCTCCATAGTTATTTCTGGAAGTGCTTCCCAATCAGTGACTCTGTTCTTTTTAGCTATCTCATTAAGAGTTTTGTTATATCCTAAAAGATTTCCAATGTCTGCCCCATCAGTAGATGTTTGTGCTCCCAAAACTAACCCTTTGGCAAAATTAATAGAAGTTACTGCATCGTCTATCTGACCTATTACCTCATCAAAATTAACACCACTTATATCACCTCTATTTTCATCTAGGATAAAGTTAATTTTCTCTATAAGCTCAGATATGTTTAAATTTCCCTTTTGGGAATTGGCCTAAATATGATTCTATACAAACTAAATAGCATCTGTATAAGTAGAATTGTTTATTTCCCTTGTATATAAGTCTATATTGCTATCTATTACTCCAAACTATTTCTAGATATTTTCTATATCTTGTAGAGTTGGATTCTATAGTCCCTAGTTCTCCGCATATGCAATAAGTGTATCAGCGTTTCCTAGTATACCTAATAAGTCCATAGCCTAAACCTTTGCTTTTAATTCAGAGATTTTAGTATTAGAGTTTATTCCGTTATATCCATAGTTATCAAACTCCTCTAAGATATTCGATATATTTATATCACGGACGGGCAGTTGTTGCTTCCCTGACCACTCCTTTAGAGCCTATAATGAATTTAGTATCTCGTGCTTTATTTCTGGATTAATAGAGGAGGTCTTAAACTGTTGGAAGTATTTATCTAGATTAAATGATAATTCTCGGTTAATTAGGTCCGAAATCTTCTAACTGTTTCCTTTTTTATTCTAAGATAATTCTAATAGCTATTGTTTCAAGGTCTCATTATTTCCAGAAAAAATTAAAGTAGCCCCAGCTTTACTAGTCTGATATTCTGACTATACTGCATCCATAAAAGCATCTAAGTCAGCAGCCTAATCTATTTTATTTTCCTCTGTGTAAGCACCTGCATTTAATTGATCCTATCTCTTCAGAGTACTCTTAATTAAATCGTAAATAGACCTGTTTCTCCTAATAGAGTCATAATTTTTAGCATACTCTTGTATAAATAATCCAGAATTTCGTGCCCAGTTTAAGTATATAGGGGTAATATCAGATATTCTATTCTTATAGTCTGTCTGCTTCCAATTATCAAACTTAGCCCTAGCCTCTTTCAAATCTTCGCTAGATAAATCATTTATATTTTTCTTATACTACTGCTTAACATAATCCTTGAACAAGGAATTACTATAGTACTCACTAAATCCCGGAGTTAAGTCAAACATTGCCTTAGAAATGTAGTCCATAGCTAAAGAACCATCTAGATACTTATCTTTTTTTAGCCTAAGATCGTTTAATTCCTTAGTTAGTGTAACAATTTCTTTATTATCTTCGTCTGTTAGTTTTTTATCAGAATCTTTGTATTTATTATTAATGTTTTGGATAGATTCCTAAGTTTTTAATATGTTAGATACTATACTATTAAAGTCCTGTAAAAATAAAGAAGAAACTGTCGAATTCTAAAGCCCCTGCAGAGCTACATCTTTAAATATCTAAGTATCTAGTAGAGACTGGTCAGATACTTTTAATCCCTCAGCTTTTATAATATTATCATAAATGTCTAATTGCTAAACAAACGCTCTCTTGACATCCTAATCCATACTTCTGACGCTTTTAGAAGATGGTTTAAAGGATTTTCCATCGCTTTCAAAGGAGAGATATGGATTAGCTATCTCCATCTTTTCTAAAGTCTTTATATAATCCTATTTCTTGTTATTTCTTAAGTCATATACAAGTTGCTAACGGGCAGCTTCAGGAGTAATATCCTATCTATTCAGTTTAAAGTCTGTACCTAGTGCAGTTAGACCTCCACCTACGGCTCCTCCTAAGAAAGATATAGCATATCGGTCAAACATATTATCCCAAGCGCTCATGCGACCTTCGTCCCCTTGCAAGTACTACACAGCATTATAGCAAGATTTAGAGAAGTCGGCCAACAGTTCCTCGGTAGTTTCTTCTATAGCTTCTCCTAGTCCACCAGATACTGCTGACCCAAGGGTGCCCTTTCCAAGAGACATTACGTCAGTAGCTATTTCTTTTCCTTTTTTAAACCAATACTTAGCTAACTATTTCTTATTAGCTCTATCAGGGACGCTATTCTTAATTTCTTTAGGAGCATTCGCAAATGCCTCTATAATTTTTCTTCTCTTTAATCCTTCTCCTTTTAACTCAGGCAATATCCACTCTCCTATTCCAGTGTTTAATAGTGCCGCTTCTGTTGCCGCGTAACCTAAAGTTAGCATAGTAGCTTCAAAGTCAGTGGCTTTACCCTCTGACTTAGCTTCTCCATAAGTATCAGCTACTGTAACCGCAGTCATATATCCTTTGGACAGCACTGACCCTATTTTCTAGTAAGCCTACACAAATTTGTCATAGTCTGCTTCTGCTCTAAATTTATTTAGGCTAGCTGCAGTGTTAAAAGCACTAAGCTACTATGGAGTAGCCCCTCCCTCTATTAGCTAGGCTAGTTTTAGATTATTTATATCTTTGTATTTATCTATTTGTTCTGCTATAAACTTCTCTCTACCAGCTTGTGACAATCCCTCTGCTGTGACAGCAGAGCTTTTCTTAAATAAGGCTGGAGCGAACTCAAATAGGAATCTCTGTTCCTTCAACTAACCTGCTACATCTCCAATTAAAGAGATAAAATTTTCCCAACACCAAGTATTTTCTTGTGCAAACTAAGATTTGGCAGTCTGCCTATTAACTGATTTTGACCAGCCTTCCATGGCTGAAAATGTGGGAGAATCACTTCCAGTTAGCATTTTACCTAAAGTTCCAGCAAGTCCTACCAGCTAAGTAGCAACGCTAGCTCCCGCTATCCAAGGTCCTACATATGGAATAAACATACTTCCTACCAGAGCTAGATTCTTCATTATAGTTCCTCCAACACTTTTTTCGTTTAAATCATCAGAGTCAAAGAAATCATAATTATTTATCCAAGAACCATCCTTAGTTAGAGTATTCATCTTATTAAGAACTTGCTTACCATAAATGTCTCGGCCATCCAGATTTTCATAGTAGTATGTTCCATTCTCATTCAATTTATAGTCACCCTTTTTGTGCTATACTTTTTCCCCAGTCACTAAATCAATATGTTCTCCATCATTATCATAAGTAGCCAGTACTCTAGTATCGAAAAAATCAGTAGTCCAAGAATCATTAGGGGCTTCGTGCCAGATAATTTTTGAGTAGTCATCTCCTGCTTCTACTGGATTGGCAGCTACTTTTTCCCTCTGTGCTAATTCACTTATAGACCATCTAGGATTATCAGTAACTCCTAATCTTACGAGGCTAGTATTAGTTCTATTAGGGTTAGGAGTTTTTGTGTATGTAACCATATCTGTTGCTTTCTACCTCTAGTCTATAGGAACTAACCAATCATCAAAACTAAAGGTAGTCTAATCTTTTAGCATTTTATCTAAGTAGGTATCATTAGATAATATATTGTATGTCAACTATGCTCGTTCATAAAAGTCGTGAAATTTGGTCTTATCAAATTCCCCGTTTTCGTTCTTAAATATAGGATTGTCAGTAATTTTGGGACTTTTTAAATACTCACTCTCATTTAGTAGAGAAGTATTATCTGCTGAAAATCCTGCTGCCTTTAAATCAGCTGTAGACAACTATGGATTTCCTAATATTCCAACAATCCAATCATTTTCTTTCTATTCTGGAATCATAACTATCCTCTAACAATTGTTGTGCTCTTTAATCTCTGTTCCTATTGATATTTCATTTGATTTTCTATGGCTTCCTTCTCTGTAATGTCATTACCTGCAACCATTTTTCCGTAATTCCTATCAGTAGTCTTCAATGGTAAGAATATTAACCCTTTAAATATACTCTGATGGTTAGGTTTTCCCCATATATGCATATCGAATGCACCTCTATGATCGTACTTTTCCTTAGAGTTAGGTCCTTTAATTAAATCGAATATACCTTGGGCTATATTCTCTTCTTCCACGTTGTGCAGCATTGGTGAGTCCCCAAGAATTACTGCATCTGGGTCAGAGAAAGCATTACTAAATGCATCACCTTGTAAAATACCAAACTGTCTATAATATTGAGTAAATTTGCCATCCTCTAATTTTACAGGAGGTAATTTAAGCTCTGCATATACTTGATTAACAGCCTCGATTTCTTGAGGAGTTTTAACATTCTCTACTGACTCTATACCTAACTCTTTTAATTTTTCCTTAGCAGTTTCTAATCTAGCTACACTTTTTAAGTCGGGTGTTATAATACCTTTGCTAGCCTAATCTTGGTCAATAGGTAAATAAGCATGGTAAATAGTTGGGTCTTCGACGAGAATATCCTTAATTCCTGAAGTTGGAATTATTTGGTCTCCAAAAGTAACCTAAGTAAGATCATATAATCCGGTAATCTAACTATCTTCTGTAAATTTCTATAATGTAACGTTACCTCCTATTGATTCCCCATTTTTCTTAGTAACTGGATACATCCGCGCATCAGTAATCATTGTATCCATAGTTCCGTACTTAAACGGCATAGCTACAGGAGTACCTCCTCCACGTTGAATGTTTTCCGCAAGACTCATTTCTGGGGTTGTATCCTTAGTACCTGAAGAATCCTTTGAGCTAGTAGATGATTTTTGCAAATCTAGATTAAAGTCAAATTTGCTAGAAGTACTAGAAGTAACTAACTAAGTTAAAAGAGCTTTAACTCCTTCATCGGTTCCACCTGATTTTAATTTTAGTAAAGTTCTTGCGTTTTCTGGAAGAGTATGATAAATATAACTCAGAGCATTCTCTGCCTGCGCAGCTTGACTAGAAGTAATTATCTTACTCTTATATAGGCCATCCACTGACAAGTTAGTTAGGCCACTGTCTAAGGCTCCCTACTAAATTGCTGAATTAAGTATTTCTATTCCTCCTAACACCTAACTAGCCTATTTAGTCGTATATCCTTCAGTTCCAAACTCCGACTTTCCTAGTTTAGATATAACGTCTTGTATCTACTTATTAATGGCTTCCATCCCAATACCATTAGACACCACTTTAAGTATGTCGTTTCTAAATGCCTAAGATGGAGAATATGCACGCTATTGTAATAATTCGGAATTTGTAAGAGGTTGATAATCAGACCCCTCTAGTTCGTCTATACTCATTAGTTTGAAGTCTCCTTCGGAATTTATGCAGAATAATTGTCCTCTATCATTAATAGCAAATTCATTCAGACCCCCGTTTTTGGTTACTATTTCTAGAGCTTTATCGAACTATTCTTTATTAAAATTGGCAACTTTTAGCTAACTCAGTATCTGCATGTATTTAGATGCTATATTAGAAGTATTAGGAAAGGGGCTAAACTACTAATCAATATAGAAATTCTATAAGGAATTAGTTAACAATTCTATATCACTAGGTAATCCATTTAATTTTTCCATCATATCTAACAAGTCTTTATCTGTTAAATCTGAAACCTCTCCATTAGACTCAGCAGTAGGTTCAGCAGTTGCCCTACCAGTAACAGTCACTGGTTGATAAGAAACAAGAGGGGGAAGGGCATTCCCCCCTTGCTATAGTTTCAGTATCATTTTATCATTGAAGCTTTTATAAGTCCATATAAACTTTTGGATAATCTATCTAGAGTTTTCTCATTTCTATCGATGCAATCCTTAATTTGTCTCTAAAATCTTTCTGCATCTGCAGTTTTGGCCTCTATTCCAGCGATAGCTATTTTGGAGCCATTCTTTGCTAACTTTGCTCCTTTTCTCGCTGCTCTGGTAATAATTATTTCCTAGGGTTTTTGAGCAGATCTAACTCCGGCCCATTTAGAAGGATTAATATTATAATACTAACTTAACTGAGCTTGCTACGCCTGACTTAGTTTCTATCTAATAGAGGAAAGTAGAGTAACATTATTATTATTTTCAGAAATCAACTATGAGGGTGCTATTCCTGCCTATAACCTTTTATGTAAGGCTAACTCTTCTTCCGTAAGTCCAGCTCCGTATCTATTAGGATCTGAGTTAACCGCATTTTGAATATCTGAATAAGCAAAACGATCAGCTATAGCCTTGGACTCCTACTGTCTACTTCTAGCTTCAAACTCTAACTATTGTCCAAAGGTATCCCAAATGTTAAACTTTTTGGATAAGTAAGCCTATTCAAATTTACTCTTATCTTGGTCAGCTCCCCACTACTATGCTCTATTAAACATAGCCGTTTCATGTCGGTTAGCAGCATTTTCTTTTTCTTGTTGCCAAGCTAATTCATCATATTGTCGCTAAGTCTGATTACTCTTTTCTTTTCCGGCTGTTCTAGCTTCTTGTCCCTAAACTTCCGCTTGTAATTGTGTAGCAGTCTACAGACTTCCATCAGAAGTAATAGGTCTACTAGCCAACCTTCTAAGATCTGCGTAATTTCTCTCTCCCTACATTTCTGCATCTAAGTCACTCCTAGTATAACGATGTACCTAGAATGGGTCTTTTAGTAGTGGAGTTACTGATTCTTTAGCCAAGTCTGTCATTCTTCTATTCATTCTGTCGGCATATACTGCCCTAGGAAGTCCATATGTAATAGTAGGATTGCCTAAGATAGTTCGTAGAATATTATTGTTGGCTTTAGAATTTTCTACTATGGGTTCTTCTTCTGCTACTGGTTCGTTTTTAACTGGCTCACTCACCTATCGTGGTGGAGAAACCTACCCTTCATCCTTTCTGGGCTTCTCTTTTAGCATCCAGTATCTAGTCTCTGGATCTAAATAATACTCAAATCCAGCCTATTCTGCAAGTTTAATATCTGCATCTCTAGATGCCTAGTCCTTATAATCAGAATCTCTAGCCATAACTCTTCTATCATCTGTAATCTAGTCGTAGATTCCATCAATAGTCCAATTTCCAACTATAGAGTCTCCACTAGTAGGATTGGTAGACTGGATATCATAGTTATTAGTAAATCCAGGAGCTATAATTTCATCATTCCATCCCTAATTATTATAATCAGTCTAATATAAGCTTACAGACTATCCTTGCATTGGCTACTAAGTCCATTGAGAGTACATAGTATAATGTCTTCTTTGGAACTCGTTAGCGTCATCAACCGTAATTTCGCCTTTTTTGATTTTATTAAGAACGGACTATAGTCTATTAGTTGTATTAAACGTATAGGTGTCTTTTTTTCTTACTCCTGCTCTACCAGTTGGGGTAAGAACATTGCCATCCTAGTACTTAAGAATACCTCCCTACTTATCAAATTCTATTCCTAAGCTTATTTCCCTACTGTTTCTTGTGTCTCCTACTCCAAAATCCCTTCCGTATCCTTGTGCTCTAGCATACCCTGGTGTCCTATCCCACATCCTTAACTATCTTATGTTAGGCCCAGAACCGGGGCGAATGGAAGATTTAATCTAAGGAGTACTTACTGTAGGTGCAGAACTCTACGGAACTACTAATTTATTATATAGCGGGTTTTTTCTCGTAAACCAATTAATGGTTGGATCCCCAAACGTCCATCTACCAGTTTTTTGTAATAACCATTCATTAGATAGTCTTCTAGGAGTTAGTTGGCCGTTATTTACCTTAAATTGCCAAGGGATTCTTTCCATTGTAGAAATATCTAGGCTTCTGTCAATATAATCAACTCCTCCTCCAGTTTTAGGTTCCGCAGTAAATGGATGTCTTACTCTCTCCCACCTAGAAGTTTTAAACTTACTTCCTAACCGTTCAGACGAATTTCTAGAGCCTATAGCTTCTCTAAAGGCTTTATTTTGTGCCTCTAAAGTGGTAGCAGACGTAATTTGTTTAAATTGTTCTGGAGTTACTTTATAGGTTTTGCCAGATTCGGCAGTAATTGTTTTATAAGGAGCTTTTTCCTTAGTATTCTTTAATTGTCTATTTACTGACTTATTTCCTTTGACTGCTCTAGTTCCTCCTGCAATAGTCTACAGTCCAAACGATAAGGCTTTCCAATCATCTACGGTTAGGTCCTGCCCGTTCATTAATTTATTAGCGGCTTTTATAGCATCTCCTCCATTCTCAGATACACCCCATATAGTTAAAGCTGTAGGTAGTACATATTTAAGAGTCTTTGCTATCTTTCCAGCTTTCCCCACAGCTCCTAATCCAGGAATTAATCCAGCTACATCCATTAATAAGCCAAATCCTGCATTTCCAGCAGCCTACCATCCAGACACGCTATCATCGGATATATCTGCATAAAGATTAGCTCCAGTACTACCTAATCCAGCTATAGCAGAAGCAGCAGTCCCATATCCAGGAACAAATGCTGCTAAAATAGACCCTATGTCTGCAATAGCACTACCTATTCTCACTTTATCAATGGTGCTTAACTCTCCAGACTTTGGTACTCTTTCTCCTGCTTTTCTTTGCTCTGGGGTTCTAGTATCTTCATCTTTGGATTTTGTACTCTACTATGTCTGTTCCTACTTCTACTATTCCTCTCTTTGTTTTCGTACCTCTCTCTATCTCTACATAAAGCCACCTTGCTATAAATAATAAAGGGCTCCTCCATTTTTATTACTTGGAACAGATGTATTCTTTTTATACCAATCATAGGCCATAGCTTCTCGTAGTTTTTCATTAAGTATAACAGATTGGTCTTTATATTCCCCAGTAACAGGGTTATATGTTATTAAAGAATAATTACTATAATCCTCGGAGCCTGGAATAATATATTCATCTCCATAGGCTTTCATATATCCTTCTTGTGCTGCAAATTTAAGCTTCTGAGCTAGATTAGCTCTTAATTTCCTCATTGCAGCTTTAGAACCTTCTATTGTAGATACTGGTTGTCCATTAATGATAGCATCTGCTTCAATCATAGGTTCTCTTATATCTTTAAGAAGTTGTTCAAAGTTTAACCAAGCTTTTACTTTATTGTCATCCCCCTCTATATCAGCATAGTCTTTCTCTAACATGCTTAATATAGCATCAGGATCGTAATCACCCCCTTCTAATACTCCTGAGTATTTAGGTTGAAACTAATTATCTTTAGCCCACTAATCTAGCTCTGACATAGCCTTCATTCTAGCAGCCTAGTCTATAATTTCCTAATCCTATTGTCTTTTCTATTCTGCTGCAATATATTCAGCTGCCTATTCTACTTCAGATTTCTACTACTGTTCTCCAGTACCAAAGAAGTTGTTTAAGAAACTACTACTTAGACCAGCCTAATTAAGCGCTATAGCATCCTCATGGTTATATCCATTGTCAAGATTTTCCATAGCTGCTCTTAATTTTGCTAAATAAGTATCTTTGTCCTTAAATGTAGTAGAAGAAAAGTCATAGTCACCTAAGTTTTTAATATAATTCTCTAGCTATTCTTTTAGATATGCTGCTCTGTTAGATGTTCCTCGTACCCCACCCTCTCCTATCTAATCCTTTTCCACATATGGAGCAAAATCAAAATCTCCTCCAGATGGATTATTCTAATCCATCCAGTATTTTTCGAAGCCATGCTTAGATAAGTTGAAAGCATTAGAAGAATTGTTAGACGGATTTTGTTTAGAGTAGTCTCTTAGTGCTATACCTACCTTATTAAGATAGGTAGCTACCTACCTATTAGCAGAAAAAGTATTAAAGTTCTTCTATTTTCTTTTTCTAAGTAAATTATAATCGTCTGTTGTAATTCTCTACCCCTTATTATTATAATAATACTCAGAACCAACTGGGTCTATATTATCATCATCAGTGTTACTGAACTCACCTTTGTTATCAAATATAGCTCCAGAATAATCTGTATAAAATCTTCCAGTGTTATTAGACAACTAATCTTTCAATCCCGTTAGATATTTATCAAAAGCGTTTTTAAACTCCTGTTGCTACCCTTCATTCCAATTCTTACTTGCAACATAGGATTGATAATTAGTTTCTAAATTATGGATATAGTCCTTTAAGTCGAACTCATCGTCTCCAAATTTATATTTAACTCGTGTTGCCATAATTTATCCTGTAAAATAAAATAGGGATATACCTAGTTTAGATATACCCC